GGGGATATAATCCTCCGTGTCGCCAATCTTCACCCTAAAGCCGCCAGCTGGATCCTTTTTGACACGCTTGATCTTCCCGCTCGAGGTGGCGAGGGTCGCTGATCCCTTGACCTTCTTCTTGAGATAGAGGAGTTCGGTGGCTCGATTGAGACCACCAGATGTCAACGACTTTTCGCCCTTACCCTCATAGACACCGCCAGAGTGGAATGCCTTCATAGCCAACTGAGTGCCGCGTTCTCCCAAGGCCTGAGCCGCCAGAACACCCACATTGGTCCCCTTGTCGGGAAGCTGCCCAGTCTCATCGAGCCCCATGCACTTCGCGCACACACCCTTCGGGTGACTGCAACGCATCGGGGAGCGGACTACGACCTTGGCCGTCGTCTTACTGTTCTTGATCTTCGTGAGCATGTCGGGGGTCATCATGGTGCCAGAGGGGATCTTCTTCCCACGCCCCAAGTTGACATCAGCTGTCGTAAATCTTCCGACCACGTCTGGCTCGTCCACGGAGAGATTGATACCACGCTCGGTACCGCAATCGTTCCTATCGACCACAGTGTCGATAACGCTGTTGGTCATCATCTTGGTGAGGTAGCCCGGCTCACTAACCGATTGAACTTTCTGGACAATACCCTTACGGCCGCCGCTGGTGGACGACCAATAACTCGTAGTGTCTAACCCCTCAGAGTAAGACTTACCCACAGGGTTGGGGATGACGTCGCCTTTACCGTCGACGAACAGGACAGGGGCGGCGGTGAGCTGACGATAACCGTTACCCTTGACTCCCGCTGCGACCTGGAGCACATCCAAATTCGTATTCAGCTTCTTGGCCTTGTTCTTGACGCCTACTTCCATCTTGTCCATAGCGTCGCCATAGACATCCACAATCTTTTGGGCATCGGCCGGCTTGTTAGCATCCAGCTTCGCAACTTTGGACGCAGCCGCCCGTAGAATAGGATCTCGCACATCCTTGTGTGTCTTGAAATCCTCGAGACCGAAGCTGAAACCCTCAGTAGATGCTGTCTCGTTGCCGAGCTCTTTCATGGCGTTGGCCATGTCGGGGTACGCCTTCGGATCAGCCCTGGCGACCTGTTGGAATAATTTGCCCTGCTCCTTCTTGGTGAGCTGGAACTTGAGATCCTTCAGGATAGGACCACCCTGCAAAGACTTCGGCAGTGTCTTGTCCACTCGAGCTCGACCGAGCGTAGTCTTGACACCCCCCACCTTCACGACGTCGGTGAGCTTCACGTCACTGGCATTGAATGCCTTCTCGAGAGCGGCCTGGTCCTTGAAATTCTTGCTCGTAGCCTTGCCCGTCTGTGCCGCCATGAACAGGCCAACCTGCTGCTCGTGGCTGGGTGTGTACATGACACCGTGGCTAGCCGGACTGAATAGGTTCTTCGAGGGGTACATCCCCTCGGCCTCCTTGATGGCGTCCTGACTTATTGGAACGAAGGCGCTCATGGTGTCGCCGTCGAAGTCAGCGTTGTACCCAGAACACACCAACGGATGGATCTTGATGGCCTTGCCCTCAGTGAGCTTTGGCTTGAAGGCCTGAATGCCATACTTATGCAACACAGGGTCGCGCTTGAGGATGAGCGGACGTTCGGCAACCACTCGATCAAGTGCCTTACGCGCCAACGGATCATCCTCCTCAATCATCTGCTTGGCTTGGAGCGGGGTGGCACCCGCAATACCACGAAGCTCTTTGACGATGAAGGGTTTGTACATTTCTTTGGCGGCCTTGCGCGGGATGGCCGCCTCATCGAGAGACATGCCAGGATCCGGAACGATAGTAGAACGGGCCGTCATGTCTTGCTTCCGCTTGATCAGTACGCTCTGAGCAAACCCATCCTTCGGTCCGTTCTTACCTGCGATGGTGTCGAGGATACCGGGGTGCTTCTTGTTCAGCGTTCCGCCAATGCCAGTCAGCGCCTTGAGGTGGTCATAGGTACTGGCGGCGATGGGGGCCTTCATAGAGTCGGGCGTGCCCTTGGGAAACTCACCCATCTTCTTGTTGACGATCCCGAGTCCCTTGTAGAGCTCGTTGAGGTCATCAGTCTGGAGGGAGCCATCCTCCATCACTGAGATAGGTCTCATCGAAGGGGGTAGTACGGGCACGTTCTGCGTCATGTACGCGTCACGTGGACTCATCTTGAGCTTCTTCAGGTTTCGGAGATACTTGATCTTCCGACGAGACTCACTCTGCGCTTGACCCTTCAGCCCCTTGATTCGCTTCTCCTCCTTTGCCAAATCCTTACCGACGTCAATCTTATCCAGCATCACACCAACGGCCTTCGGACCGTAAGTTACTCCCTTGACCCCAGAGCCGGTAACGATCTGACCATCCTTATCAACGCCGTCCTCCCCATCGATCAACCTACCGAACTGAGGCCCGCGAATGCCGGACAGATTCATCACAGCCTTCTCAAACAACGGGTTCGGCATAGGCTCACTGAGCTTGATGTGGCTCCACTTCTTGCCATCCATCCCGCCAGTGATCTTCTCGTCGAACAGGCCGCCCTTCTCCGGCTTGAGCGTCCGCATCTTCAAAATGCGCCCAGCATCCTTGAGCTCACCCTCGCTCATGTCCTTGACCTGAGAGTCGAGAAGCGGCACCAAATTGAGACTGTTGCCATCCTTCTTCACGTCAACGCCCATGGCGTTGAGGTAACCGTTGAACTTCTGGTAGGCGAAGGTGGTCTTCGGAGGCGGCAAGACCTCACCGGCCTGGAGAGCCCCCCAAAGCTCATCCTTCTCCCCGCCTTGAGCCTTGTCTGACTTCGTGACCTGCATCTCCCGCAGGTTCGCCTTCGCACCATGGGCGAGCATGGCATAGACACCGAGAGACCCAAGAGCCTGCGCTCCGTGTTTCCCGCCCCCTCGGGGGACCAGGTTGTGGTCGTAAGCATCCCGATCTCTGGAGGCCATCTTCTTGCCGACTTGGTGCTCCATCTTGAGGATGTACTGGTGACCCGTCTGAATATTGGGGATGATCTTGCCAGTACTCGGATCGACCAAGTCCTCCTTGTCCTTGATACCGGCTTTCTTGAGAGCAGCCCCCACGTGCTCGAGGTTATTGTCGTGGGCAAAGTTTTCGATGACGAAGGGTTTGCCTTCTTTTCGGGCCACCTTAGATGCTGCGGTCTCCAAGACCTGACCCACGTTCATACGACCGGGCGTGCCGATGGGATTCAGTAGAATCTCCATGGGCTTACCCTTCTTGGTGTGCGGCATCTCGTGGTCAGGCAAGATACCAGTCACGATACCCTTGTTCCCGTGACGGCCGACGAGCTTGTCACCCACCTCCATGGGCTCGAGCGTTTTGACGTGGACCTCTACCTTCTTACCCTGTCGGTTGATCTCGACAACTTCCCCCTCGAAATCCTCCTCCCAGGTGACGGCCTTGTCCTTCTTTGGCTTGACCAAACTCTTGTGGAGCAAACGAAGCTTCTGTTGTTCCGTAGTAAGCTGCTGATCGGCTAGTGCTGCAACAAGGGTGTCGCCAGGCTTGACCTTCTGCCCCACCTGGACGATCCCACCGTCATCGAGCTTGTCGAACTGCTCCTTGTTCATCCGATCGGGGTAGTAGGCCTGGTACTTCTTCTTACCGTCGAGCGTTGCCTCCCTAGTGGAGAGCCCCTTCTTGTGCATGTGCTCACTGGTGAGCTTACCGGCGGCCGTCTCACTGATGACCACACCGTCTTCAAAGTTGAGACCCTTCCACGGGGTGTACCCAACTCGGAGGTTCTTACCGGGAGCGTAGACGCCGCCCTTGGTGAAGTTCGTATCCGCAATCAGCTGACCCTTCTTGACCACGTCACCCTTCTTGACGGTTGGCTTACTGTGGATGAACCCTTTCTTGTCGTTGAGCGGGTAGTTGTTGTAGAGAGGGACGTCGGTCTTTTTCCTGCCCTCTTGAATCGTCATCGAGTCCGCGCCAACCCGAGTCACTTTGCCTGCGACGGGGGTGTGGTGGGATGAGAACCCACCAACACGCTCATCGAATGTCTTCTCCCCGAGTGTAGACTGCACCAGTGGGGGCTCACCATCCTTGAGCGGAATGGCTTGCTCCATGTGACGACCAGCCATGGTCGCCCGGTTCGGAGAATCGGAATTGAGGAATGGCACCATGTTGGTGGCCAAGGAGAACATCTGACTCGACTTCGGCACGACGTACTGGACATCGCTCATCTTGACCGGGCGCATCTCGTTACCCGGAGTGCTGGCCAGAACCTTACTTCCCTTTTTGGGAACATACTTCCCCGCCACGCGCTGCACCGCGTCAGGCAAGGCCACCGTCGAGTCATGAACCTTGGCGGTGTCCACCATCTCACGCTTGCCGGTCTTCACGTTGATGAGGGGTATGCGGATCTTCTTCCCCTTCTTTTGCGCCCCCAACGACATCTGGAGAGAGATGCCGGTACCGGAACCCTCCGGAGTGTGGAGCGGGTCAAGGACTGCGAAGTGTGATGGGTCGACGAGCTTCGCCTCCTCAGTGATGCGGTTAGCGTCTGCCACACCGCCCTCACCCGCAATGGTGGTACGCATTTGACCACTGATCATCTTCAGGGGATTGGTCTGCGTTGGTGTGTTCGCCAACGACACCTTGCCGAAGAACTCTTTGATCGGACGGTTGAAGGTATCAGGAGAGACGATCTCCTTGATTGTGTCCCGGCGGTCGAGGTTGTTGCCGATACGCCGTTGGATGGTCTGCTGGTGACCCGTAATGCGCTCGCTGACGAAGTCTTCTACGCCGTGGAACTCCTTGAACATGAGCGAGTCCCGGACGTCCTGCTTCTCAGTACCCCGAGCTACACCGAGCAACCTACTCGAGCTCCGAAGAAGGGCGTCCTGACTGATGTGATCGATAGGCTTACCGAGCGTCCGCTCAGTAACATCCGGACTGAGCTTGGAGTCTTTGAAGTTCTGCTGAATGAGAGCGGCGGCCTGCTCATAGTCTTCGACCTCAGCCCGCGGGTCCAGGCGCTTGGCAAAGTCGATGGCGACCTTCTCGTGCTTGACAGGACGACCGCGACTGTCTGTTTTGTTGGCCTCGAGGATGTCCTTGCCCCAGGTCCGCTCGAGTGTGTCGTCGCTGATGCCCATCGCCTTCATGATTGGGTACATCGGAGGCTTGGATCCGCCGTGGGCGGCTTTGAACTTCCGCGTTTTGGGGTCAAACCCCACGTGCAACGGGCGCCCTTTGATGTTGAAGAACGAGTCAAGCTCCCCGTTCGCCTTGACCTTGGTGTAAACACCGGGCTTGAGGCGCCACTGGTTGTCCACCTGGAACTCTGATCCATCGACGATGTAGGAGTAGCGGTTGGTCACCTTAGGAAGGGTGGCCACCTTCTGCCGCTTCTTCTCGATGACCTTCCCAGTCTTCGTATCCTTCAAGACCATCGTGGCGTGGATAGGCACACCCCAGGTACGCCCACCCAGCTTGGCCTTCTTCTGTGACGTGTAATCGGCCGAACTCTGCTTATCGGCAATCTCCACATCCTCGATCTCGAGGGTGTGCTTATCGCCGACTTGGGGGAAGCTATCCTTGATCGACTCTTGTACGTTTTCTTTGAGCGCTGAGAAGCTTTCCTTGGGGTCCAGTCTCGACACATGCCCTCCATCATTGAGGAATCTAAGTTCCTCTCGGAGCCAGGATCACTGTACCAGGACCGTGCAAGAGGGACAACTAGACTGGGTATAAGACCCTTGAAGGTCGGACAATTTAGCCCCCGGCCACGGAGACCCGATGGAGCCCAAGTTTAGAAATGTGGACCCAAGCAAGTGCACAATCCGAGCGGGAGGCGGCGACGACGACGACGATCCCTGTGATGACCTAGATACGGGGATTGACGAGGATCTTTACCGGAGTCCTCGCTGAAGATTCTCCTGCTGGCGGCACTGATCAGCTTTGCTGTGAACGTGACTCGCCAGCCAGGAGACTGGCTGTTTGAGGGTGAGGAACCTCGACGGCCACAAAGACCGGCGTGGTACTGATCACGCCGGTCGACGGGTGAGGCGACTTGGGATTCTCCCAGGTCGTCTCGCCCACTCTTTCTTAGCTGGGTATCAGATGAGGGCGGCGTCGCGACGAGGAGGCTTCTGTTCGGGGAGCGGCTTGCCCGCGGACCCTTGCTGGGCTTGCGGCTGCGGGTTGAGCTGCTGCTGGATCTGCTGTGCAAGCTGGCCATTCTGTGCCGCGATACGTTGAATCACCTGCTGCTGGGCACCAGGCTCAAGAGCACGAATACGCTGGACCATCTGCTGGAACTGACCGCCCGGTTCCGGGACTGGCCCAGGAGACACGCCCTGTTCCCCGGCACCCTCACCGGGTTCGCCTGGGGCAGTGCCGTGCTTACCTTGCTGGGCCTGCTGCTGTTCACGAGCCATGACCATCTGCGCCTTAGCCTGCCACTTCGCTTGCTCGACCTGAGCCTTGCCGCCGATACGGGCCTCGGCCATCTGCTGCTCCTCGACACCCTCGAGACGGCGCTTGACCTCCTTACGGAGAAGATCATCCTCCTCTTCGGGATTGAAGTCCGAATCCTGGAGCAGCGTGGTGTCGCTGATGAGCTTGGCCTGGTTCATCTGGAACAGGTACGCCTTGCGCTGGAGGTCATCTGCCATCTTGAAGGGCTTGAACCTGACATCGATCTCAGGCCAGTCCAAATGAGCTGCCGTGCGCCGAATGATGAAGTACCGGATCATCCGCTGCAAACCCGAGACGTAGCGAAGGAAGGTGTTCTCCAGCATCCGAAGGCTGACGTTGGAACCGGACCAGGATAGGCCGCCGAAGATGAGCTCAGGCGGACAACCCATCCCAGCGATGATGGTATCGGCCACTTGACGCATCTCAGCATTGAGAAGCAGAGCTCGCCCGTCACCACCAATGGTCTGGTGCTGAACCGGGATGGGCATAACCGGCATGTAGAGCGGGTCTCGCCGCCACTTCATGATCTCGCCCATGGTGTGGTTACGCCAGTCCGCCAGGTTGACGAGCTCGTAGGGGTTGGCCCCAGGAGCCGACATCCCAGGTGAGAGAATGTTCATCGGGAGCATTCGCTCGAGCAGAACAGCCTCTTGGCTCTTTTTCATGAGCTGGAGGTAGAAGGTGTCCTTGAGCACCGGCATGATCATTGGAGTGCCCCAGCCGCGGTTCAGTTTCCCCGTAAGGATAGAAGGGCGGCGGAGGTGATAGACGTTGTCCGGATCGAGGACCACGGCCTTCTGCTTCTTGACCGCATCGATGAACACCTGCGGAGAACGATCGACGACCTCCCGCTTGCCGACCATGATGGCATTCTTGACGTGCCCAGGCAGTGAGTAGAAGTAGGTAGTCTCGGCGGTGAGCTCGTTGTAGCGGATGTCGATGTCCTCTGGGTTCCAGAGAATAAGTCGGGTGTTGTGCGGGGTCTTGAGGAACTGATCACGGACCTCGGCGTCCCCATCATGACCGCAGTGCGAGCACTTCAGGTAAAACTTGCAGCTCCGGAAGGTGTACTTTGCCTTCGTAGCCTGGACCTCACCCTTGCACTTCTCACACTTCAGCCACTTGATGAACGGGTGGGACAACGAAATGATCGCGTTCCCGTAGCACATATAGAAGAGCCCAATGTCGACGAGCGCCGAACGAAGATAGAGGTCGCGCTCGAAATAGTTCTCCCACTTACTCTTCAGCCCCGCGCTATCCGTATCGAGCACGATGTCGGTGATCGGATACTCGGCCATCTTGTTGACGACCGTCGCGATCAGTGCGTTGGTGAGGTAGTAAAACCTGCACCACTGGAACATCTGCTTGACGGTGCCGGGAAGATAGGTATGGGCCAGGTCAAAGAACGGATTGGGGTAGGAAATACCCTCCGCACTAGCTGTCCCGCCAATTCTTCCACGAAGCCTAGAGCTTCGGACATTGCTTGTTGGGGCTCCGCCATAGTTGAACATTTAGCCCACCACCTGCCCAACTTGCCCAGCCTGTTGAGTCGCCTGCCTAGCTAGCACACCAACTGGCTGACCGTACTGTTGGGTCACCTGCCGGTACCTTGAAGCGGTAGACGGGGGCTGCTGAGGTTGCTGGGGCTGCTGCCCAGAACCGCCGCCAATTACCTTGCCAGCCAAAGCCGAAATTCCAGTTCCAACGCCCATGGCCGCCGCTATGGGAAGACCACCAGCAAGTGAGTACCCAGCCGAGTCAACAACACCCCGAACCGCAGGTCGCCAATCCTTTTGCTGAACACCCTCTACCACACCGGGCGCAGCAAATGCCAACGGCAAACCCACACCCATCGCCAACCCGGGAGCAGTCAAGTTTGTCTTGGCGATATTGACTCGACCAAGCTGCTTCCCCGACGCACCTCGCCCAGTGGCGTAACCCTTGGCCACACCAGGGACCGAGGTCATGCCTTCTTCAGCAAGTAGTCTCTGTGAACGCTGGGCGGCAATTCGCCTGTTGAGCAGGGCACCGCGTAGATCAGACCTCTCCCACTTCTTACCGACACCTGTCTCAGAAAATCGCTGCGAAAGGCTGTCTCCCCCAAAGAACCCCTCTTCACCCTTCCGCTTCTTAGCGATAGTGTCCCTGATATTATCTAGCGCCTTCTTTTTGTCGGTAACGTGTGCGTCTGGAATTTTCCAACCAATTCCCTTGAGCGCCTTGACTCGCGCTTCTTGGCTAGTGCCCCCGGGAGCGGCCTTGAGATTCTGCCCGCGCCACCCCTGTCCCGGTAGGTAACCAGTAGCTCCGTGCAGCTGCCGCTGACCGAACTGCTTGATCTGGATACGGCCGGCCTTAGTCGCAGCCTGCCCACCGGCAAGACCAGCAAGACCGCCAACAATGCCACCTTTTACGGCGCCCTCAAATTTTTTATCTGGTGCTGCTCGAGAGTACCCAGTAGCCCCGCCGACAGCGGTACCAAGACCGGCGCCGACCCATCGACCCATACTGGCCGATACAGGTGCAATAGCTATCTTTTCCATCTCGTCGAGTTGAGCGTCGATAAATGCGAGATCAGCGCTGTAGTTTCCTGCCATTCTGTACCACCCTCAGCTGCTCGGAGAGCTGTCGCTGACGGTACAGAACGTAGTCCCGGGCCACCAGCAGTTTCGCTACCTGGACGTCGACTACTGTCTCTTGGAGCTCATCCCGGTCGTCCCCCAGCGATACACACTTGCGATACCGGGCCTCGACTGGGCGGTGGTCCCGCTCGAGCTCTTTCGTAAGCTCGGAATCAGGCGCACCACAAGAATCGCAGACATCATTGTCGTCATCCCGGTCGATCCTACCACACTTGCGGCACCGATAACGGGGACGGGATGCCCAGTCCTGGGCAACGTTCACTGGGGGCGGGAGGTAGTAGACGCCCTCATCCAAGAAAGCGGCAGCGATAAACATCTCCACCTCCTCGGACAGCGTCTGCGTATCAATCTTCCCCATGACGTCGAGAGCCATCATGATTTGGGCGACCGTCGGCTTCTGCATCGTGTGGAAGCTGGGGATGTTGTTGTTCAGCGCCTGGAGTACCACACAGAAGACCTCCCACGCCTTCCATGGGGATGGTGTGACGTGGCAGGTCTTCACTGCCTGAATCTGCTGCCAGTTGATTGCGCTGATCGAGGGCTGCCGGAAATCATCCTTCAGCTCAGAGGCCAGTGTCTCAGCCTCCCAGTCCAACCACTCCGTGCCGTACCTGTCGAGAATGACCAGGTCCAGCAGGAGCGGATGGGTGTCGTGGTGCGACAGGAAGTTTGTAGCGGTGAAGGGGTGGGGAGTGAACTCCGTGTCTGCGGAGTCCTCCCCCTCCTCTTCCGGGACGTCTTCGACGGGAGGCTTCTCGTCTTCAGCGCCCCGAAGCTGGCGGTAGAACCGCTCTTCAGAGGTTTGACTCACCAGCTACCTCGACTACGCCAGCGTTAGGGTGAGGCTAGACTTCGAAACGATGCCATCACTTTCGATGGTCACGTCGACGATGTCCGTCGCAGCCTTCGCCGGGGAGTCACCGGTGAGATCGGGCACGGCGACAGTGGCTGTACCATCATCGATGGCGGCAGCACCTGTGGTGCCTGTGGTGTTGGCCGGCAAGCACACCGTACCGCCACAACGAGCCACAAAGCCCTCACCAACGCCACCGACCATCGGTGCAGCCGCCGCGATGGCGTTCGTGACACCGGCACCGCCAGAGGTTGCACGCAGGTAGCCGTCAGAGGCGGCAGCGCCGAGGTTGATGGCCGTAGCGATGTCGTCGGCATCCGAGACGCCAACCTGGATTTGGATGCCCCAGGCGCCGCCGGATTCCGACACGACCTCGGCACCAGCAGTCGCACCATCAGTGATCTCGATGGTGTAGCCCGTGTCACCAGGCGAGAGCGCCGTGATCACGACCTCGGAAGTGGTGAGCCACAGGGTCAGCTCATCGAAGGTCTGGTTCTGGAGGAGGTTGCGCCCCTCGAGAATGATGTCGGCGCCCGTTGCGGCAACACCGGTGCCGTCGAGCCAGTCGACCTCGGGTGGTGCACCGACCGACGGAACGACCGTGGCCGAGAACTGGTTCGACCGCACACCGTCAGAGGAGATCTCCACGAGGGTGGGGGTTCCGCTTGCGACGGTTGAGATGTCGGGAACGGTGACGGTACAGACTGCTTCTGCCAGAGCCGCAGCACCAGCAACGCCAGCCGTGTTGGCCGGAAGCGCCTCTTGGCCGTTGACGAGACAGGTGAAGCCCGCTCCGAGCCCACCAGTCAGAGCAGTGGCGGCCGCGATAGCGTTGACCGCAGCCGCACCACCGGCTGCCCGCAGGTAACCATCGGAGTCAGCACCAGCAAGGTTGATCGCCGTAGCAATCTGTTCCCCCGTGGAGACAGCGGCTTCGATACCGATCACGAACGCGTTGCCGGTCTTCACGACAGTCTCGGCACCAGCAGACGCGGTGTCAGCGATCTGAACGGTGAGATCGTTGCCGTCAGTGCCCGGCTTCAGCGCCGTGATGACTACCTGCGACGTGGCGAGCCACAATGTCAGCGCCGCGAAGGACTGACCTTGGACGAGATCCGCCCCGGCGATGACGAGGTCCCCGCCGTACTTCGGCAAGTCGCTTCCCAGCGAATTGATTTTGGGGAACGAGGTCCGGTCCTCGAGCTCCGAGATGGCGTCTTCGACATCTTGCCGAAGGTCACCGACCTCACCAGCAATCCCACCCTTGGCTTGGTGAACGAGGTGGCTCTTCTTGGCGCGCTGAGTCCCAAAAGTCTTACTCGGCATCCGACTCTCCTTTTCTGGCGACCCTACTGGGCCATGCTGGCGATGATACGTTGTGTATCCATTGGAAGGGAATCGAAGATCACGACAGGGTTGTCCGCCAACCCACTCGCCATGTCCGCCCCAAACTTCTCTTTCAAAAGATCCTGCTTGTCGGTGGCCAGCTTCTTCAGCTGACCTTCGGTGAGGCTCTCATCGCCCTTCGCCCAAGACCACTCGGCAGACGCACGCTTCTCACCGAACGTCGTAAGCCAGGGGTCACAAACGCCCTGGTCCCAGCGATGATCGATCTGAGTAGCCGCGTCAATCTCCGCCAATGCTTCAGCGAAACGCTCCGGATGGAGGCTGGCCCTCTTCTCCATGAGAAGGTCGAGCAGCCCTGGACCTTCTTCGTTGTTCGTCTCGGCCCACACCTGGCGCCGGGTGGAGAGGGTGGCCTGCATCTCACCGGGGTTGGCGTACTCAGTCGAACCGTACTTTCGGATGACGGAGGAGACCGGAACACCTAGAGTGTCCGCGCGACTCGCTAACTTGGTACACATCTCGTGACGAACACGGGGGTGCATCTCGCCGACCGTCTCTTGGAAGAAGGTGACTGCGTCCCCCACCTCGTCGTAGGTGTTGAGCGGGAACCGCCCATCGCCGAACGCTGCTGTCTTCGTCATGCCCCCAGAACTCTCCGGTACCCACTCGTCTACCAGGCGGACGTAGGGACTGTCCATCACAGCAGCCGACTTCTTCATGCTGCCCTGTCCGGGGCGTGCGGATCTCGGCATGATACCCGTACCAGATAGATCCGACTCTTTCTCCAGACGACCCACCGGTACGGTGATGTCGGCGCCGTCAGTCTTGATCAACCTTTTTCGATTGGCAGCGGTCTTCACAAGCGCCAACGGGGGTTGGACGCTGAAGTGCTGGCACATCTTGGAAAGGTTGGACGCAATCTTGACCCGAGCAGTGGGCGGAATCTCGTCTTGGTGCTCAAGGAAGTAGAGCACGTTCACCGCAGTGTGCGCCTTATCCGTACAGGCGTACTTCCGCATCTGCTCATGCTCGCCCACAAAAACAACAGCAAAAGCGTGGTCTGGGAGTGCGTCGCGCTGCTCCACGTCCATGATCGCTGCCGTCTTGATGAAGTCTGGTACGGCACGTTTTCGGAAGAAGGTCCCGAGAGACGCAAAGCCATCGTCATAAGGATCGAGCACTGCGCCCGCCGAAATTTTCATGTGTTTCCTCGTTTGGTGCCCACGGATACTACCTTCGGAGGTCGATGTCCTCAAGTCTACCACCCCGAACCCCCACGGCAAAGACACTGCCTTGGTGGGTATAAGGGCTTCCCCACGGCAACCAAGTTAGGTGTACGCAAAAGGAGGGCTAGATGGCCAGTTCGTACTCCATAGACTGCGATTATGGAGGACTAGGAAATTTCCAAGAAGACGACACGGCGTGCATGCTATGTCCACACGAGCTCGACTGCTCACACGAATCCGAACTCGCCGAACTGGAGGCGGCCAGGACCCGCCGCACAGGGAACAGCTGGCGCTACCCCGGCAAATCGTCAGTCGAAAGACGCGGAACAACGGGCGGGACTGCGGCACGGTTCGGCAATGGGGCATTCCAGTCGTCTGAGCGGCGGAAGTCTCGTAGACCGATGCCAGTACCCGGAGAAAATGCACTCGCAAGGGGCGGAAAGAACGTCTTCATGTCCGCGCTATCGGCTGGATTCCGTGAGGCCGCAGACTTCTGCGATGACCACAATCTCGCTCCCGTAGTCGGCGGTGTCGTGGTCCCCGCGGCACTCCCAGCACCCAAGAAAAAGGAGTAAGCTCCAGGCATGATCGAGCTACCAATCCGAAAACCAGATGTCGCGTATCGGGACACCTGGCTCTGGGTACCCAAGAGCCGGGTCAACACTCGAATGTTACGGCACAGCCTCACCCTACTCATCAACGGTGGACGAGATGAGCTCACCATGTATCGAGAGTCTGAGCATCATCTCGGTATCCCAAGAGCCCGACTCGACCCAGACGAGCTCAAGTACGAGGTGGTGGATCTCGCACCGACAAAGTTCGAGTCGGTCGACATCGTAAGCAAGGTTGTGCTCGATGCGCAGGACATGACCGACACCATACAACGAGACTCTTTCGCCGACCTTATGGCGTCGGAGAACGGCATCCTCAACATCAGGTGCGGAGCAGGCAAGACCGTCATCATGCTCCACCTCATCGCAGAGCTTGGTGTGCCCGCCCTGATCATCAACGACCGGGGACACATACTCGAGCAGTGGGTAGGTGAAATCGAGAAGCACCTCGAGATCAAAGGTGGGGTAGGTTGGATACAGGGCAACCCCAAGAAGTGGAAGTGGAAGAACCACCCCATCGTCTTGGCGAGTCTCAAAACACTCACGCTCTACGCTGACCAGATCCCCACTGACCTGTGCCAACGTTTCGGCATCGTGGTCTGGGACGAGATACACCACCTGGCTGCCCCGGGGTACGCCCTGACGGCAGACATCTTCCCCGGCCGGCGCTATGGGGTGACCGCTACGGTCAACCGACCTGACGGTCTGGAGATGCAGTATCTGTGGCACGTCGGCCCAGTCGTCTACCGCAACCTCGAGCATGACCTCGTCCCAGAGGTGGTCTTCAAGGAGTCACCGACCGTAGTGGATTGGAGCTGCGAAGAGGACAAACCCGAGTACTGCGACAAGTTCGGCGAGATCCACATCCAGAAGTTGTGCGCCTACGTAGGGCAGTGCCCCTCTGATATCGCACTGGCCAGGGAGGTCATCGACAAAGAGGTTGCCGCCGGTGGGGACATTTTGGCCCTGTCGGTATCGAAAAACCACAGTCGGGCGCTCCACGCACTCTATCCGGACTCTGGGGTCATTGACGCCAACGTCCCATTCAAGAAGCGGCTGGCCGTACTAGCGGACAATAAGCTCACGTTCGCCACGGTCCAGATCGCCAGGGAGGCCATCAACAAGAAGGCACTGGACGTACTGATTTTGCTGACCGAGTTCAGCTCTGACAACAACCTTCAGCAGGCTATTGGCCGGATACTCAGGAAGTGCGAGGGCAAGGTCCCGAAGGTGGTAGTCATCTCACACAAGAACATCGGACCTATGCAGGGCATGGGAATGAATCTGCGGAGACACTTCCGCGGATGGGGAATGGAAGTCAAAGATGAGCAGTGAAGAGGAACGAGAGATACAGAAACAGGCCAATGAGCTAGTCGGGGTTACCTCCGGCAAGCACAGCTTTATTGGGAAATTTACTGGTCCCTGGGACGGGGGTGCCATCATACTAAGGGACGCGATAACCCACGAACTGCTGCAAAAAATAGTAAAGATCGGCGGCGAGCCCCAGGCGGTCCTACTCCCAACACCCGGACTACTACCCTGGTTTATCAACGCGACCGTGTCCGAACTCGAAGTCGTACCTGATCACCTCTACCGGGTGGGCAAGCAGGACAACGACACCAAGACGGCCATCACAGGAGTGTATCTCGACTTCACGGAGTTTCTACGCAACGAACGCGCAGGCGGCAACCTCGTGCAGGGGGCCAAGCCCGATGACATGGCCAAGATCAACGCAGCTGCCAAACAATCGGGGAGCATTCTCCCCTTCGGTCGTTGATTATCGAACCACACCCGTTCGCAGCAGAAGAGTACGCGAACTGCACCCGCTGCTCTTTGTGTGAAACACGGGAGAGGCTCGTCCTCGGAGTGGGTAACCACTACGCTGACGTCATGTTCTTCGGACCAGGTCCTGGGCCATCGGAGGACGACGAGGGGTTACCCTTTGTCGGCCCATCGGGCGCCCTCCTCAATAGAGTGCTCAAGCTCATGGAGTGGTCACGCGACGAAGTCTTCCTCGACAACGTCGTGGCCTGCTGGCCCTGTCAGGAAACCGAAGAACGTTGGATAACCCGGGCACCAACCAAAGAAGAGATCATGCAGTGCAGGCTTAGGGTCACGGAGACCATTCGCCTGATTGACCCCTTGGTCATTGTCGCACTGGGACCCCGAGCACTCTACGGACTTACGGGGGATCCTACCAATATCGCCAAGGCTCGGGGCAGGCTGTACTACGCCAACATCCCAGGTGTCGTCAAGAACATCTGCTACCCAGTCTTTCCGACGTTCCACCCATCGCACATCCTGAGCATGAACAAACGGGAAAACGCTGGAGAGATTGACGGGGACGCGGCCCCAGTACGCGGTCCCGAAAGCCCCATGCGCCTGTTCAAGAAAGACCTGATCTACGTACGCAACTATCTCAGAAGCGTCACAGCACTCTACAGGAGGTAAGAATGGCACCTAGAGGGAGAGCCGCTGCCGGTAAGGCAGCACAAAGGGTTCGAGATGCAGAGGCGAACTTCGCGGCAGCGCACGAGGATTTGATCGTGTGGGAGGAAAACAATGAGGAGGTAATGGACGAGTTCCGCGCACTCGTCGACACTCGAGAAACGGCACGAGAGGTCCTCGAGCTGGCCGTCTCCGACACCGGCCTACCCGGTGGTGGCATGCAGGTCGTGCCCACCAGCAAGCGAACCTTCGACGGCGAGAGGCTCCACTACCTCATCGAGGATGACGAGCTCCGCGATGAGGTCGTCGAGATCGTGTACAAGGTCAAGACCAAGGGCTTCGACAAGGCGCTGAAGAGCCGCCGACTGGACAAGGACATCGCCAAACAGTGCATTGTCGCCACAGAGGCCGGCATGCAGATCCGAAAGAGGCCAACCAAATTCGTGCTGGGGTAGCCCATGGAGAACGAAGTACAGATCCGCCGGGTACGGATTACTCGACGGAAAGGAGAACCAGAAGTGGCAGAGCGGAAGACGGCCTACAAGAAGACTGACGTGTTGGTTGGCGACGCACTAGCCCGTGTCGAGCGTACCCGCTACGCCAAACACGGCATCGGCTACGGAGACTTCGCAATCAGCGGGTCCTGCACCGTCAGCCTTCACTGCAACCAAGATGACGTAACCATTGTCGGGGCCTGTCGGAAGGCTGGACAAATCGCTAACGCAGTGATGAAACAGGATGACGAGGAAATGGCTAAGGTCGTCGAACTGGTAGCCAGGGAGCTAGCGGAGAATGCGTGAGTCGGATGGCGCCTGCCGCATTGATGCGGTAGCTGCCACAAAGATTGTCATCGAGGGTGGGGGTTCCTCCATCGGGGTCCAGGCAGCGCTTCTGGGCAAGATGGGCAAGGACACAATGACATTCGGAAACACTGTGGTGAGGACCGGTTGGCCTGAGGAGGTCACCGAGCTCACTTCGCAACTGTGCGAGGCCATCGAAGAGCACATCGCACAGGTGCTGTTTGAGGAGGATTACAATGACGGAGATCACTCTTCCAATCGAGGAAACTCAATCCCTGCGGGGCTCGTCCAATCTGGACTGGTCACCTCAGACGATGGCACTGAACAGCTATGAGGAGCTGCTTGAGCAAATCCAGTCTGATGAGGATCTGCGTATTACGCCCAAGCGACTCGACCTGAGAAGCCGCGGTATCACGAAGGATGACGATCCCGGCTACGAGTGCTCCCACATGGGGAGCTGGCGCTGGTGGAAGAACGGATCCATCTACATCCCAGGCATAGGGAACCTACTCCCGACACGACACGCCAAGCGCCAGATCGGGAGCCAATTCGGCATCAAGTACGATCAGTTCCTCGGACCGATGGACAATGACCCAGAGCTCATCCAGCGGGCACTTCAACCCCACGTCAATGCCAGACGCGACGATCCCAAGCTCATTACCAAAGTCGTAGCCCGCACGCTCCCCAAAGGTGAGGAGGTGCTAGGTGTCGATGGCATCCTTCGTGGAGTTGTTGGCCCGCGCTATGCGGAGATCAGAGACGTTCAAGTATTCGATACGTTGCGCAAGGTCGCCGGTTCCGCGCTCGATGAGATGCAGACATCGCTCACCAAACGTACCGATGAGGCAACCTTTGTCAGCATCGTCTACCCGGAGGCCAAAGATCTCGCCGCGGTTGGTGATGAGTGTCTCGGCGGCTTCAAGGTCTGGAACAGCGAAGTAGGCGGACGCTCCCTCGGCGCATCCGAGTTCGTCCAGCGGATGGTCTGCGCCAACGGGCTGGTCATCAACGTCCCAGGTGACCAACTGCTCTACCGCCGACACAGCGGTATCACGCAGATCGAACTCGAGCAGCTCCTTCGTGACATGTGGGAGAGGCTCCCAGGCCGGTTCGAGCGTATCGCTGTCTCAGCGCACACACTCGGCACCATCCCCATCCATGACGCTGACGCAGAGATTGATCGCTTCGTCGGCTCACAAGGGCAACCGAAGTACATCCGTGACGCGGTCAAAGAAGCGTTCAAACTGGAGCCAATCAACACCGCCTACGGCGTACTCCAGGCTATCACCAGGATGGCGACAGCCGCGCACATCGACCCAAGCCGCCAACTCGACCTTGAGAATCTGGGCGGTAAGTACATGCTCCAAATGGCCCCCCCTACAACAATCGCTTGACCCAAGATGTAGGCCCAACGAGTACGTTGGGCACAACATCTGGTAGTTGAGATGTACTGTAAATACAGTATGATGGGAGTCTTTCCTTGGAGGCATGTGTGTCAGACGGAAAGGGTTCCGAAGGTGGTCGTCTCACCCTCGGACAGCGTGTACATCAACTCGAACACGAGCAATCCAAGACCAGGAAGGAGGTCAAACGAGTACGAGCAGCCACCGGACTCGGCCCAGACGATGAGGACGTAATCGCCTGGGTAGGGAAGAGGGTTGTCTTGGTACCGGCAGTCGCGGGCATGGGTGAGGAGACCGGCGTCTTGAAGCGCGTACACCGGTTCACCTACCTACTCGAAACCGCAGCGGGTCTCGAATCTTTCAACAAGGGGCAAGTCCTGAAGATGCGGCTCTCGGGGTGACCGATAGCAACGCCAACAGGAACGAACTCCGCCTCATTAGTAAAATAATCGGGACACAGGACGTCAACACTGCAATCCGATCTGGTATCACCCCCAATGTTCTGCTCAGTCCCATCGCACGGACAATGTTTCAGGACATCCTGAACTACTTCCATAACCGTGAGCACTATGGGCGCGTCCCCCCGCATCACTGGATGAAGTCGCGCTTCCCCGGCAGCTATCACAAGAGAACCATCAAGGAGACTACTGGGGAGCTGTGCGCGGCCATACGTGAAGTGGCGATGGCAACCGAGATCGATGCGGTTATCGAAGATATCGGCGCGCTCAAGAAGACAAACCCAACCCTCGCTCTCGAGAAAATGCGAGCCGCCGTTCTCCAAATTGGAAGAATGGCACCGAAGTCAACAGACCGAACGCTCGCAAATGATGCTGACGATATCATCGCTCGAGCTCGTGCCCGACGCGACACGGATACCATTCTGGGTATCCCATTCCCGTGGGATGAGCTCAACGACCTGACCCAAGGAATGCAGAGCGAGGACTTCATCGTCCTGTTCGGCAGACCAAAGAGCATGAAATCGTGGGTTGCGGGTAAGATGTGCTCCCACGCCTATCTACACGGTAATTGTCGTGTACTGGTCTATTCCTGTGAGATGAGCACGGCCCTGTTCGAGGACCGTGTTTCCTGCACCATCCACGACTTGAACTACGAGTGGTTGAAGCAGGGCACCCTGAGTAATCTCGACTGGGACATGTACCAGGAAGCCCTTTACGCACTCAAAGAGGACGAACTCAGCGATGCTGTCAATGGACGACACCGCTCGATCAAATTCTGCTCGGCCTTCGATGACCCCACTGGTGGTGGGGTAGCGCATCTGCTGGCCAAGGCAGAAGAGTTCGACCCAGACCTCATCATTGTCGACTCCTTCTACAAAATGAAGGACGACAGATCCGGCAAACGATCCGTGAAGTGGGATGTTCAGTACAACATTGTGCAGGATCTGAAGGGGATAACTCAGCTTCTACACATTCCAGTCATAGGGGTGACGCAACGGCATAGGCAGAATAAAGAGGAGGAGGCCAACGGAGACGACGAAGATCTAGGTGATATCGCCTACGCCGATGCTGTGGGGCAGGAAGCGGACGCAATCTACCGCATCCGAAAAGACGGCATGCTGGCAGACGGTCGGACCGTCCAACTCAGGATCAGTATGGCAGGCTCGAGAGAGACTAGAGTGGGCGGGTTCCTACTCCACGTAACTCCCTCAACAAGCTGGCGACTCGACAGTTGGTTGGACGAGAACGGCAAAGAGGTAGATGACCCACTCAAGGAGAGGGGCGTCAAGGATCCGAGCAAACGAGGAGGCTCACTCAACGCATCCAGAAGAGGGAACAAGAAGAAGGCACCGGAAGAGGGGGCGAAGGACGTAAAAGCAGGAAAAGTGCCGGCAGATAGTGCGGATAGTCTGGGCATAGAGTACGAGGGTTTATGAACGAGAGAGGACCCATCGTCGACATACTGGAGCCCTACTTACGCAAGACAAAGCCCAGCGGCCGAGACAACATCATGGCTCTGTGCCCCCTCCCGGGACACGACGAACAGAAGCCTAGCTTCGCCGTCAACATCGAGAACGGGCTGTGGATGTGCCATGGGTGTGGCCGAAGTGGTGGGCTCGTAACGCTGCTACAGCTACTCGGTATCTCCGGACAAGTCATCGACACGGTGGTTGCCCCGATCCGGCAGGATCTAAAGAAGCACCAGGAAAGGGAGAAGAGCAGACGAGAAACAAGGTTCCAAACAAGCAACCCACTCGAGGGGGGCAGGCTGCTCCCAGAAGAACTACTGGGCATCTATCGCTGGAAACCACTCGACCTAGTCGAGCAGGGATTTGACCCCCAACTACTCAAGGAACTCGGCGTTGGTTACGACCGCGCCAAAGACCGGATTATCTACCCCATCAGGGACACCTACGGCAATCTGTTGGGTGTCTCTGGGCGAGCTACCACCGAAGGCGTGCAGCCCCGGTACAAGGTGTACACCGGAGGTCGGCGAGGTGACGGGGGCGTTTGGATAACCGGAGACTTCGGTGAGGAATTCGACGAACAGTTCGGGGGGTATAGCCTCGACAGCCACAATCACCTGTGGAACGGGCACAGTGCCTACGCCCGCATGCTGCTTGATGACGAACCCACCCCGCTGTACATCGTGGAGGGTTTCAAAGCGTGCATCTGGCTCATTCAGCACGGCTACCCAAACTCGGTAGCACTGATGGGCTCGTTCCTCACACAAGCGCAGCATGACCTGCTGCACCTGATCGTCAGTGGGCCCATCGTCCTGCTTCTCGACAACGACCCAGCAGGATGGAAGGCAACGAGAAGAATCGGGAAGTGGCTTTCCCGATCACTACAAGTGGAGATCTGTTCCTACTACCCCTCGTGGGCAGAGGAACCCGATGCTCTCAACATGGCCGGCCTCAACGAAACCATCGAGGCCAAAGAAAGGTATGTGTCATGGAAAATTCGGCAAGACGAGCAGCTCGCGCTGGACGAGCTCTGAAGAAGAGTGGCAGAAACAAGCAGCGCAAAGGTGGCGCTGGTTATGGTGCGCGGTACAAGCCCCCGAAGGCGGGTGAGCCGCTGTCCCCCATCCTCCTGTTCCGTGGGCTCTACAAGGTCAACCTGACCCTACCCGATGGGTCCACTCGAACAGACGAGCTCGACTACGACATCCGGTGCGAGCACTTCTCAAAGGCAGCCAACACCGGACTGACCTGTACCGCGGGCCTCACCGAAGACGACGAGGGTTACATCGGTGCTGGTGAGGGCCCTTGCGTACCCTGCGCCATCACAAAGGATGTGGGCAAAGGACCGGTGGGTTTCGCTCGGAAAATCCACGTGCTCAACGGCGTCCTTCTCGCTGACTTCCACATGGTCAACAGCGACCGGAAGAAACTGAAGGACGGCAAGCCGACCGGAGAGTTCTACCAGGATCCAGTCCCCTGCCTTGGCCGTCGCTGCACACACTGCAAACAGGACGTCGAGACAACCTTCGGCCGCGCGGTCTTCATGCCGCTGAGTAACAACTTCATCCAGCAGCTGGCCGACTTCGATCTCATCACTCTCGCCAGCGAGTGCCTGTGTGGGGGTTCCCTCGAGCCTGTTGGGTTCGTGTGCGCTCACTGTGACATGGAGTTCGCCGACCTCGAGAAGGACAACGTCACTGACGACGAGCTGCGACAACTTCGCGAGAACGAGTTCCGCTGCAAGCACTGCAACGAGACCGACTATCTGCTGGAGGTCCCAATCTGTGGTGACTGTGATGACCCGAGACCCCTCACCATGTGGAACACCGTCATGGAGCTCTACCGCTCCGGTGAGGGAGTCAACACCTCCCTCCAGGTCAAGAAGTACCGACCCGTGACAGAAGACGAGCTCGCGAGAATCAAGGAGCTCATGGTGCCGGCCGACACCGACAAGCTCTACAGGCACCTGACGCCTGCGGAGCAGGCCACCAAGTTCCAGGTTCCGCTTCCCGAGGGCATGGGCTCTGGCGAAACCAAGGGTCGGGGTTCGAGCCGCTGGGATGACTAGCTGATCCGCTACAACCCGGGGCCCCGCTTCGGCGGGGCCCCATTTTTGGAGGAAGAATGCACGCTGGATGGAGTCTGGATAGGCCCGAACCCGTCCACATAAAAACCGACAACGACGTTCAGTGGCTCCGCGACAAGTTGAGCGAGCACGACCTGATAGCAATCGATACGGAGACTACGGGTCTCGACATTGCTCGAGACGTTGTCGTCTTCTGGTCCCTCTCTACGGGAGACGACCGTTACTTCCTAGAGCGTGACAGGCTCGAGGACTTCCGCGACATCTTCGCTGACCCATCCAAGACCTGGATTGGTTCGCAGATCAAGTACGACGCCAACATGCTCGCCAACTCTGGCTACGAGCTCGCTGGTGGGCTGCTGTGCACGCTCACCATGGACCGCCTGGTCGACGCCGGTCGGCTGCACGGTCTGAAAGATGCCTACGAACGAGAGTTCAATGAACGGATGATGTCTTTCGGTGAGACCTTCTATCCGAGGACACCCGGCACGAACAAGCCGCGCAAGCCCCCGAAGAGGGCCATGCACGACATCCTCCTCGAGGCGTTCGAGCGTGACCCCAACAGGGTGATCGACTACGCCAGCCTTGACGCCTGGACCGTCTACCGACTCTACGAACGACTGCGGGAGCAACTCGAGCAGATTGAGACGTGGTACGGCTACACACTGTTCGACATATTCACACGCTACGAGATGCCGTTCACCCGAGTTCTACTTGAGATGGAGCGTCGTGGAGTTCTGCTTGACGTTGGGTACCTCAAGGACATCGAGCCGATAGTCGTAGCCAAGCAGCAGGAAGTCGGTACTGAGCTCAACCAGATCGCCGGCTTCCCGGTCAATCCCAACTCACCAAAGCAGCTCCAAAAGCTGCTCTTCGATATTCTGGAGCTAGAACCTCTCGAGAAGACCAAGAGCGGTGCCCTGTCTACGGCAGCGCCTGTTCTCAAGCAATATGCGGCGGACGGTGTCAAGGCAGCCGGACTCATCCTCGAGTACCGGTCCTTGGGCAAGCTGCTGGGAACCTACATCCGGGGCTTGACGGTCAGGGCTGATGACTACGGTCGTATTCACACAACGCTGAACCAGCACGTGGCGGATACCGCGAGACTCTCCTCATCCGACCCGAACCTCCAAAATCAGACCCGCTCGGGGTCAGCACTATTCGATATCCGTAAGGCGTTCATCGCGAGCCCCGGCCACAAGATGCTGGTGGCGGACTACGATCAGCTGGAAATGTACCTCACTGGCCACTACTCAGGAGCTCCGGGTCTCGTGCAAGCTGCATGGGACGGCAAGGATATCCACACCGCCAACGTGGAACTTGTCTACGGCGAGCCTTACGACGACGTGGTCGCGGCGAAGAAGTCGAAAGACCGCACGCCCCGTCAGACCCACCTGGCCGATCTTCGACAGGCTGTCAAGTCAGTCGGCTTCGGTCTCATCTACGGAAAAGCCGCCCGCTCTCTTGGTGTCCAGCTTGGCTACGAGGCTGAGTACCGACAAAGTCACCCGGAGTGGCCCGACCGCCAGGTAAGCAAGGTAGCGACAGAGAAGGCTCAGGGGGTCATCAATGACTTCTTTGAAGGGCTACCCGAGGTCGAAGACTTCATCTACGGCACTCACCGCGAGGTTGCAGACACGAAGTACACCGAGACCTTGCTGGGACGGCGGCGCTGGTTCTGGGACATCGTGGACTGGGACGAGCACATCGAGCACCTGGAGGCGGCCAAGAGGAAGCACCGGAAGCTCTGCTGGTGCGGCGTCTGCAAGCTGTCTCGTGACGGTGAGCGTGCTGCGGTCAATCATCGCATCCAGGGTAGTGCCGCTGACGTCACCATGCTTGGCATGATCAAGTGTGATCAAGACGCCAGGCTCAGGGAACTCGGGGCAAAGATGCTGCTTCAGGTTCACGATGAGCTCGTCTTTGAGATACCAGACGAGAACGTTGAAGAAGCGGCTGGCATCATCCAGTACCACATGGAGCACCCTGGCCTTGATCTAAGGGTGCCTCTTCGTGCGCCACCGGGTATAGGCGACAACTGGGAAGAGGCAAAATGAGAAAGCCCGTCGTCATCTCAGCGATAAGCGACGAGCTGGGAAGACGCGACATCGAGGTCAGCGAAGACGTTGTCAAGCTGATCGTCAATCTGCTTCTGGAGATCATCATACAAGAGACATCACGGGGCGTTTCAATATCTCTCGGAGCGTTTGGGACGTTTCTCCCCAACGTAAAGCGGTACAAGGAAACCATATATTGGGGAGTGGTGCTGCGACGCGGCGCCGGCTGGAGGAAAAGATGCCTCATCACAAGAGGAGCGACGATGGATAAGTACGGAGTCGAAATCGACAAGAAGGACTCAAAGACCAAGGAGGCAGCTGCACGGGGCCTCTGCCCTCTGTGCGGGTCGAAACTAACAGGCTGGCCCCCCGTCTGCCCCGAGCACGGGAGCAAGCCATTCGAGAGGAGGCCTGATGGCGAAACGGAAGAGGGGTAGGGCAGACCTCTTTGAAGGCCGGCCAGCCATCTTCTCTGAAAAAGAGGTGATCCCAAAAGACCTCGTGGAACTCACGGCTGAGATCAACAAGAGAATCAACGAGGGCCGCAAGATAAAGCGCGACGTCATCCTTCCGGCCGACGAGCACGGCAACCCGTTCGTTCTCCGCCGGCCTACCGGACTCACCAGCATGGACATCGGTACCGGAGGTGGGCTCCCTGCCGGCGGCATCACGCAGATCGATGGAGACACCGGCGTAGGAAAAGACGCCCTGTGCAACCTGACCGCTGCGATGAACCAGCACATCCACGGCAAGGACTCTCGCATCTTCTGGGGGCAGCTCGAGCTCCCATACGACAAGGGTCACGGGCGAACACAGGGTGTCGCTGTACCCTCCTCGCCTCTCGATATTCAATTCGAGAACGCCCGTCTCGAGGCCGAGGGTCTACCAACCATGACCGAAGATGAGATCACACGTGCCCAATTTTCCATTGGGTCGTTTATTTTCGCCGATGCAGGAGACACCGAAGACAGACTTCAGGCTGTGCTCGACATCGTGGAGAACAACGTCTGTCAGCTCGTAGTCGTTGATTCAATAGCCGCAGCCACGAGCCACTACCGGATCGACACCCCTCTCGAGAAGGAGACCGGGCAGGCGGTCAACGCCAAGATGCTGACTGACTGGCAGCACATCCTCTGGCACAACTTCCTCAACCCTCTTCGGGGCCGGCTCAATCTGACGACAATGATCGTCACCAACCAGGTGAGGGCCAACATGAACCGCATCTCGAGGCGGTCTGCTGCTACGAAGGAGCAGAGTCCCCACTCCATCAAACACGCCAAGCTCCTAGACATCACCCTGAAGCCGGGCGAGTTCATCAACAAGGACGGCATACAGGTCGGCAAGGTCGTGAAGTGGCGCATCACCAAGGGCAAAGCCGGTGTACACGAAGGGGCTTTTGGGGAGGTCAAGTACTACTTTGAAACTGGATTCGACAGGATTGATGATCTGGCCAACGTCATGATGAGCATGGACATGATCCTGCACAAGCCAAGTGCCAAAACCTGCGACATCATCGACAATCACGGCGAGATCGTTGTTGACGGCTGCAAGTGGGGTACACGAGGTGCGGGGGTGCGAGACGCACTGTACGCCGACCCCGAGCTGATGGAGCGGATGTACTACGCCTGCCTCCAAAACGCAGGAGTGTCATGTCTGCACAAGCTGTAGCTCGGCTCTTCGCCAGTGACGACATCTGCCCCGAGTGCCGACAGATCTGTGACCTGATGCGCCTCGTGGTTCTGGTCAGAGATCGAGAGGGCGAGGAGCGCCACCAGACCTGGGAGGGGTGCTGGGAGTGCTTCGTCAAGGAGGATCAGTCACTCGAGCTCACTGAGGAGATCCAGACCAAAGACGTCATCAAGCTGCACACAGCGGCGCAGAGGCGGGGCCAGAACAAGAAGGCCCGAAGAAGGGAGGAGTGCGCCGGTGAGGACATCGGCGGAAGAAGAGTGGCCGGCTCGGGCTCCCAAGAGGCTAAGGGGGACGCCAGAAATGACTGCTGGATGGTTGAGGACAAACATACGACGGGAAGGGGTCTCACACTCTCCCGGGAAACGATGTCAAAAGCTGTAGGACAAGCCAGCAAAACAGGAAGGAACGCAGTGATAAGGGTCGGCCTCGCAGATGGAACTGAACTGGCCATCTGCTTGTGGTCTGACTTCGCGGAGGAGGTGGCCAATGAGTAAGACAGCAGTACTACACACCCACGAAGACCTCGTGGCGCAACCTGAGCTGGCAGACAAGTTGAGAGAGGAGTGGAACGTAGTTGAGGAGATCGATGAGTGGGTCGGCCATTTGCGCAACCACCCGGTACCGTGGAAGACCGAGATCAACTGGGGCGCACCCCGCCAGAAGGGAGTCTTTCACCCGTCGTCTATCAGCAAGACATGCGACATGGCGCTCTACCTCGAGCTGCTGGCAGCCGACGAGTGGGAGAAAATCAACGCCACCACACTTCAGATCTTTGATACCGGGACAGTCATTCACGAGCAACTTCAGTACTACCAGCACACTCGAGCACTAACGAATGACTACGAGTACCTCGACGAGGTCGCCGTAGCCAAGGGCAGTGCGCTGGCAGAGAAACTGAGAATGGGCGGCAACTGCGACGGCTTCATGAGACGGGTGCTCCGGTTGCGAGGACTGGACATCGATCTGCGCTGCCTGTGGGAGTACAAGACGATCAAGTCAGAGGGTTTCGCCAAGCTGAGGAGCAGGCCTAGCAAGGACTATGTCCGCCAAGTGCACGCCTACATGGCAGCAACGGGCATCCCGTTGACGATCATCCTGTACTACAACAAGAACAACAGTCTGAAAAAGGCGTTCTTCGTCTTCTTTGATCCGGCAGTGTGGGGCCCCATTCAGAAGCGACTGGAACAGATCGTCCAGCTCGCCGACAACTACGAGCTGCCGGACCGCAACGTCAACAGAAGCTGCGTCTACTGCAAGTTCTTCAAAGAGTGCGACCCACCCATCTCAAGGAGGAAGGGAGCGCCGAGGTTACGATGAGTGAACGCGACAGAAGCATGGGGAGGCAGGCTGCCCCGTCCGGTATGGGTGACGTCCTCACCGATATCGAAGAGCAGCTGACCAAGTACGACGCGGTCCCCGGTCGGGCGAACAGGATCCTCAAAAAGCTGGGAATTCCGGCGGCCAGGAGGCCAAAAATGGCAGAGAAGCCCCAACTTACGGGGCGCGTCAGTGAGATGACAGACGCCGAGCTGGGGGACAGGCAAGGAGAGTTCGCCGTTTGGGAGGCGTACCTCGAGCCCCTTATCGGGGACGCGGATACGCAGGCTGACATGTGCAAGGCCCGCAGGGACTACCTGCTGTCCAAGCTCAAACAGAACGCCACCGGTCCGCAAGCTGGAAGAGCGGACAAGGCTAAGACCGATCCCAGGTTCGTTGACGCGGACACCGAGTGGTTGGTCGCCAAGAAGGTAGCTCGCGAACTCCGAGCAGCCTGTGAGGGCCAAGAGACGCAGCGCAAGGTGTGCTCGAGGTACGTCGAGATTCGTCGGATGGAACACGACGCCCTCGTCAGAACCGACAATGTCCAGAAGACGAGACGGGGTACCCCCAGGTTCCGCCGGACCCCCGGCAGGGACGACTGATGCCCCTCCGGATCTCACTACCGATGCCACCAACGGACAACAATCTCTACGTGCCCGTTCGGAAGAAGGGAAAGTCGGCAGGACTCCGTCTGTCCGACACAGCCAGGGTGTACAAGGTCAAGGTCGCCGAGGTCATGGCCGACGCCGCCCTGCTCAATCCTGACTTCGGGATAGAGGAGAACGTAGAGTACGCCATCAGTCTCGTCGTCTACTTCAAGTCGGCCTACAGCAAGAGCTGGCCGAAGAAGGCGAAATCCAAGTTCAGGAAGATCGACACACATAACCGGCTCAAGTTGGTCATCGACTCTGTGATGGGCAGCATGGGCCTTGATGACAACTGTCTCTTCGAACAGAGCGTCATCAAGATGGAGGACCCGGAAGACCCAAGGGTCGAGGTAGAAATTAGGAGGTGGGAGTGGGCCTGAAGAAGAAGTGGGCCTGGGAGGGAGTGGACTGGGATGAGCGCATTCGACGGGACGAGGTCGTCTTCACAGAGGACCTTGTCGAGAACATGAACTCTTCCGAGCTCATCGAGATACTCAACCTGCGGGGTGTGCGTGCTCACCGTGGGGTGGACCGAGACGATCTGCTCGATGCGTTCTATCGATCGATGGAGGGGGAGACAGTAGAGATCAAGCACCCCGTCGACTTTCTCAGAAAACGGATTCGCTGGTTTCTCGATATCCACTACGAGAGAATCCGGGACCAGCTGACCATGCAGTGCGACCAACGCTGCTTCGACGATCACGATGCGGGGGTGCTGTTTTGCTACACGGCACCCATGACAAAGCGGAACATAGAAAAGGAAATGAAGAAGCATGGCTACAAAGACTGATGAAGAGATCGCCCGAGAGGCGTTCAAGCAGGAGCTCCTCCACACCAGCGCCTGGGGACTTCGCCGGCTCGCTGTTGGCCCCAAGGGTGCCAATGTTGGGGTCCCCGAAATGAAGAAGACCAACAACAAGGCAGTGGCCGTGGTCGAGCTCATTATGGAAAAGTACGACGAGGGCTGGCGTCCCGGTGGGCCGGCTCTCAACCCGCAGAGCAGACCGGCCAAGAGGGCGCCCGCCAAGAAAGCCGCCCCGAAGGAAGACCAGGCTACCGACGAGCAGGAGGACTCGCCCGCCGAGGAAGAGACTGGCGGCAATCCGTGGGACGGCCTCGGCACCGGCGGCGGTGATCTGGATATCGACGGAGACAACGAGCCCGAGCCGGAACCCGAGCCGGAACCTGAGCCAGAACCCGCGAAGCCGAAGCGACAACGGCGGGCCGCCAAGAAGGCAGCTCCCACCGGAGAGACCTCAGCTCTCGAGGAGAAGGTCGACAAGATCCTCGACACCCTCATGAAGTTCGCGGCCATCGCGTCCAAGTTCGAGAAGTCTGCGGAAGAGCTCAACGAAGGACTTCTGGAAATTCGCTACCTGCTGACGATGACCAAGGAAACAACCACGGTGGCGTTGGGCGGCATCTTCAACCGTCTGTCCATCAATGGCTACTCCGATGTCGTCAAGACCGCCAAGGCCACTGCGAAGAAAGCCTGCGGTAAGAAGGGCTGAACAGAGCCTACCCGGCCGGTGCGGCCGATCGACTCAATCATATTATCCGAGGATGACCTCGGGAATATGTCTGAGAAGGAGATGCGCAGACTCATCACAACGGTGGGGTTGTGCGCAGATGGCCTCACGACCCCCGCCACCCTCCGACGCATGATCGAACTGTCAGCCTACCCGAAAAACCCCTGACCCTGTGGTATAAGGATATTGCCTACAGACCCTCTTAGGGTGCGGCAACCTAGAGGAATTTACTCCTTTCGCCTCTAGGTAAACCGGCGCCTGGCCGCCAAAACCATGAGTCCACGCGTGCCGGTGACCCCTCCGAGACAGCAGCCAGGAAGGCTGTCTCGGGGGGCGATCCACCTACTTGTGGGCACTCTTTTTAGCTAACCAACCCGTGGTACACTGAGAGATATGGGGTGGGAATGGCGTCCCGGGAGCCGTAAACAGAAAACGCTAGTCTGCCGAACGTGCAACCAATGTAAGGACCCGAACTACCAAGGCTGCGGGACGTGCAACTACCACAGTGCAACATATGACTGCTGCCATTCTCGTGTCGAAGACAAAGACGGCTCGCGCATCAGGCTTCACTGCAAATTCTGGGTACTAGATGGCGGTGACGACGTAGGCAGCGAGGGCGACGAGAGCGGCGGCGACCAAAGTTCCTGAGAGGAACCCGAACCACCACGACCTGTACCACGCTCCAGCACGCCTGACGGCCCTCTCAGCAGCCGTAGCGCGTTCTTGGTGGTACTCGGCCTGCTCCTCGAGCAGCGTCTCTCTGATGGTGGCTGTCTCCCGCGCGTGCGCCACCTCGATACGGAACCTCTCAGCGATGTACAGACGGTCGGCCCACCGGAGTCTGCGGAGAGCTTTCAGCTTCAGCCCGTACTCCACGAGCCGGTCCCGATGTACCAGAGCGCCGTCCCACTGGGCCTCGGCGATGTCTCCCTGCTTCATGGGGACGGATCGCGGTGGATTGAGACGCGGGATAAGCGCCCCCTCCTCGGGCCCGGGACAATCGAAGTTGGGTGCCTGCTTGGAGTCGTAGTTCTGGGGACCGCACACCGTCTGCGTCAACCCCGACGACGGATAAAGGACAATCAGCAGAACAACCGTTGCCGGCCACCTCATCCGAACACGGCTCTCGGCCCCTGGCCGGGCTTCAGCGTGGGGCGATGCTCCTTCTTGAGAAGAATGAACCCCTCCTTGCGGCCGCGCTTCCAGAACTCTTTGGCCTTTGTAACCAAGCCCGGTTTGACGGCTGAAATCTTCTGCATCTCGTCTGAGAATGCACTGAAGTTGATCATCGAGAGCCCCCTTGTGAAGGACGAACTAGAGAACCGCCAACGCCCCCCGCAACACCAGCACCGGCTGTGGCCAAGGCAGCGCCGCCCAAAACCCGCTTGGACAGGTCGCCCCTCGCAGCCTCAGGAAGAGCGTCCATGGCCTTGTTCAGTGGTAGCGAATTCCCGGTCCGCGCAGTGACCGCATAGGCCGAGCCGAGTCCATGCTTCTTGACGGCCCCGCGAAAAAGACGTGACCCACCTACACCAGCACCAGCGCCCAGAGCCCCACCGACCAAAGCACCACTCAGACGGTTACCCTCTCCCGCTGTCGCTGCTCCGCCAACCGCGCCAAGGCCGGCACCTACCGCAGCACCCAGACCTGCAATCTTCTGCATCTCGTCTGAGAATGCACTGAAGTCGATCATAGATTGTCGAACCACGTCACCACCTCTTCGAGCGGCTTGTCCTGAAGCTCATCGAGCTCGGTCTGCTGCTCGTCAGACATTTCCTTGAGACGCTCGTGGTTGCGTACCTCGAGCTCAGCAATCTTCTGGTCACGGACGAGCTCGGAGTTGCGCAACTTCTTCAGCGCCTCACGGGTCTTCTCGTCAAGATCCCTTGGGGGTTCGGCGTACTGACTGACCAGGGCTACTGTCGTAGTAGCCGTGGCGATAGCGAGCAGAATACCCACCGGGAAGATGATCCACTTCCAGTACTTCTTGAACCAGGTCCAGGCCTTGAGCATCACAGTCCTCAGTTGAAGTGGAGCACGCAAAACACGAGCTGGTCAACGCCACCAGCTGGCTTCACCAGATGGGATTTACGGGGTCTCTCCCCACCAAAAAGGACACTCATGACTCACCTACCGCAAAGCGTGCCTGGTGTGCGCTGCGGTCATGCGAAGGCCTCTGCCGGCCGTGGCAGCACCCTCCCCGACTTCGCGCCCACCAAGACCACCGACAACGGCACCGCCCGCAAGAGCCGCCAGCCGAGCCTTCCCCGTCAACTTCGGGGCCAATTTGGACGCACCGGCCGCACCCAACCCGGCCCCGGCGATACCACCGACCATCTTGGCCTTACGGTTAGGATCGGGGTACCCGGCGTACTGGGCAATTTTTTGGAACTCGTCGCCAAATGCTGTGAAGTCGATCATCTCGTTACTCCTGTCACAAGCGCACCGCGCTCCTTGACTCTCTTGATAATAGACGGAACGCCCTCGTAAAGACCATGCTTCACAGCCTTCGTACTAAGATAGCCCCTACCCTTACTCATCGGGGCCCTCTTGTCCTGGTGGACGAGGTATGCGGGGCCGAGCTTGTGCGCGTGCAGTCTCCCCGCCCTATAGGATGTTGTAAGAGGCCGCTCTCCGGGCAACGGAGTGGCCAGCCTAGTCGGCTCAAAGCCCATGGCCTTCATGTCCGGCATCGTGCTCTCGGGTACGACCACGTTCCGATAACCGAGGACCGTGGGCACGTCCTTGTTGTTCAACGCACTGATGAGCTGCCTCTTGGCCTTCCCAGGAGTCTTCGACAGCTCGTTGACGATGGGGAGCTGCGCCTTGATCTGCACCCCGACGTGGCCCGCGCCCAGGGGCTTGAACCCCACGGTAGCGATCTTGACGAGCTCATCGGTGAATGCAGAAAAGTCGATCATCAAAATCCCGTACTCCCACGGCCAACGAGTCCCAAAATCCCACTACCTGGGTTGAGTGGGTTGGCCCCACCGGGCAACGTCCCGACTGTCCTCTTCGCCTTCCGCTTCAGCGTATCGAGTAGAAGGCGCACCTTCTTCGGGTTCTTTGTGGCAATCTTCTCGAACTCATCGGCGAATGCAGAGAAGTCGATCATTAGGCTACTCGGCCCAAACGACTTTCGCCCTCTCGAGCAACACGACGCATCATGTCCCCCTGGTGCTCGCCGCTGAATGCCCCTTCCGCAACCCGCGGCTTCTGCCGCTTGATGCTCTCAGTCGGGAAGTCCTTCGCCTGCTGACGGATCTTCTTGACCTCTGCGCGATGCCCCTTCAATGCCGCCCGACGCTTGAGAGGGTGCCACTTTGAGATACCCTCGACGGCCTTCCTCTTCTCCCCCTGCATCTCAGCAATACGGCCGGGCTTCCGTGTCGCAGTGCCGCCGGGCTTCATCGCCGTGGCAACATCCTTTGAGATGTCCTTCGCCCCCGCCCTGACATCGCCCACTGTGAGACTCGCGCCCCCGGGCTTCCGAGCTCGCTCGAGCTCCTTCAGACCGGCCTGGAACTTCCGACCCTCGGGTGTAAGGCGTTTCCCCACTAGAGACTGTATAATTTTGGTCTGCCGGCGCAGGGCAATCTTCACGAGCTCATCGGAGAACGCAGCGTAGTCAATCACGACTTCAACCTCTTCTGCTCCTTCGGGTCGAGGTCGAGCTCGATGTCGATGCCCCGAGCTTCGGCCATCTTCTTCACCCACTTGACCATGACCATGGAGAGCAGACCAGCGATGCCGTAGACCAGAGCCAGCGTGAGCGAGCTCGACTCAACAAGCTGCGGAGGCCTGGGCACACCGGGGATCCATCCGAGTCCGAAGCCGATGAGGAACATGCTGGGGACCTTCACGGCCTCCATGAACTTGAGGAACTTGCGGACGGGCTTGTTCTTGGTGTCCCAGAGGTATGGCCCAATGCCCCGCCACTTCCCGAGCCCGTTGAAGAAGGCCACGATAATGAAGACCACGCAGCTCATCACGATGAACTGCCAACTCGATACGATCCCCCAGAGGTCGTCCATGATTTCTCCTACTTTGTCATCGTCGGTGCGTTTACGACGTCCAAATGGTTCAATGCTGCCGTGATTCCGATAACGTTTGGAAGGATCACAGGCACGACGGGATTGTTCCCATCTGCCGAAACGACCCTATTTCCAATGGCAACGCCCGTGTTACCGAAGCCTCCACCAGCAGACGCGGCGTTGAACCGAATGACCCCGTACTCGTTCGCACTACCGCCAGTAGTATCCAGGATGTCCCCGTTGATGCGAATAGTGCAGTTGAGGACCGATACCAACGCGGCACTGGTACCCTGCAAATCGAAGATATGATTGTCCCCGCTCTGGATGTCCCCATCCCAAATCACGGTGACGTTATCGATGAGAACATGAACGACATAGTCGTGAAGCAAAATGGCGTTGAGGGGCCGGAAGCCTGTCGCTGGGCTGATGTAGATCCGACCGTTTCGAATAGTGTGGGACTCCGAGTCGACCGTCTCCCTGCACAAGATGGCCGTCTCCACGTCGACCCCACCAGAGTCGTTGTCCAGTACGATGTTGAAGTCCTCGAACACGACGTCCTTGCCATCGAGAACGACAATCGCCTTGGACTGCACCCCGCCGGTCATAATCTCCGATGCGTTGCCAAAAGAGAAACCCCGAACGGTAGACTGTGTTCGCACTGCGAGCACACCACAAACCGGTCCAGGGGTGTCGTCTTCCAACAGGGCCGTCCCCGCCAAGCGGACGTCAACACCCTCCACGATGGTCCTACCCTCCGGAGCGTAGGGGTACGTGGCCTGCGTGTAGTCGCCGCCGAGCACAGAGATGATTCCGTAAGCGTAGGCAACCTTGATCGCCCTGACGCTGAAATAGATGTTGAGCTGCGCTGAGATGTCGGTGATGCGCGACTGGCCGTCGATCTCGATGAGACCGTCCGCATACGCCCCGTAGGAGAAGGGGTCCATCCCGTTGGGTGTGTCGTAATGATGGACCGCAAAGCCGTTGATGTTGCACTTGGTCAGGCGTACCCAGGACTCATCCATGATGAGGTAGGGGCAGTCCACCCGGTCAAAGATGACGTTACGCCCAGTGACACCTTGGAGCCGCATCACTGGGAAGGGGGTACCACCACCGGCCGCGGCCGTTGGCGGGTCGCTGGCGTCATCTGTGCCCTTGCTCCGCGCATCCTGGAAGAAGACGTTGTTGAGCATGAACCCGCTGTTGACGGCCGCAGTAGGAATGACCGCGGTCCCCTCGGGCTCACGCTGACCGTAGATCTCAACGAAGAACACGTCGTACCAACCGGTTGCCGTGTTGATGACTCGGCAATTCTCGAGCACCACACCAAGCTGCTCGGGTGGATAGTTGGCATCGATCAAGCTCAAGCTGCCGCGAAGCTCGCAGTTTGCAAACTTCACGTCCTCGAGCGCACCAGTAATGGTCAAACCCGTCGCGGCCCCAGTCTCGAAGTAGCAGTTGGTAAACGACAGCCTCGAGGACTTGCCGCCCAAAAAGCTCAGACAAGGGAACGCCGTCAGCCCAGAGCCGGGGGTCAACGGACGGACGTTCTCAAACACAACCTCAGAGCAGGCAGCGAAAGAGAACAGTGTGCCGGTCGTGATGTACTGCGCGTCGTAGCGCAAGTTGCGCACCGTGACGAGGAAGTCCGAACTCATGGCTATGATGCTCGACGACCCGCCACTGGTCACGTCTTCGATGATGTTGCGCTGAGATGTCTGGATGCCCCACCCAACGGCAGTCACTCTCCGGAGGTAGGAGTTGGAGCTCATCACGATGGTGGCAGCCGTAGACGTGATGCCACTCTGCGGGTCGAGAGTCAGGTCCTCGAGCGAACTCCCGTTGTTGAGTTCGATGCGCCCGTTGGTGGACGAGGTGTCTACCTCAACGGTCGTGCTGGCCTGATCCTCCCCGACAACATGCACGCCGGCGAGTGTCAGAGTGTTCGTCGGTCCGTAGGCACCAGCTCGCAGATAGATCCGCTTCTCCCCCGCCGTGATGGCGTCGGAAAGGGCGGTCACACCGAAGTAGTCCGCCGGCCGGGCCGGTGACGTGGCGCCGGCGTCACAAATCGCGTAGCCGATCTTGCCGCTCTCGGCCGCACCTTCTTGAAGACCGCGGATGTCGGCTCGAATAAGCGCATCGTCTGGCAACGTAGCCAGCGTCGCGTCCCTGGCATAGGAGAACCGGTAGTTCCCCGTGGGCAGCGTCTTGTTCAGCCTCAGCGTGACCGCAGCTGCGGTGAACCCGGTACCCACTGCGGCACCGGAGAAGACACTAGCGACCTTCACCTCGACCCCGTCGATCATCACCTCGTCATAATTCTCATCGAGGATCTGGAAGAGAGTATCGAAGTTCTCTGGGGTACCTGTGTAGTCCGTGTTGTTGCCCATGTACACGGAACCGACAGGAGAGAACGCCACTGCCAGACTGTGCGCGCCGCCAGCCGGGTCGATGATGATATCCGTCCCTGCAAACCCGCTCAACACACCAACCTGTGTAATGGCGATGTCCGAGTCGAGCGGCAGCTTTATGTTGTCCATGTTCTCGGCGAGCGCGAGGTGTGGACGATTGGCTGCTGCGGTAGTCGCTTCTTCGGCCTGGCCGAGGAACTTGCAGCCCGCGTTCTTCCCGGGAGTGACCGTGGCGAGCGCGTCGCAGGTATCCTGGAGCGTCGCAGCGTCGATGTAGTCTCCGTAAGCCATGCTGTCTCCTACGAGAACCTCAGCTCCCAGTCCACTTGAAGGACGAAGGCTGACGTCTTGCTGAGGGTGTCGAACGTGTTGTAGGCCACCATGTACTTCGTGAGCGGGAGCGCTCCATAAACGATGGGCGGATCCGTCAAATTCGGCAGGCCCGATGTGAACAAACCAATCTCAGACAACGGCACGCTGGTGAAGCCGGCGAAGCTCACCTCGCCCACACCAAGTACCGACGTGAGTCGGATAACCCCGATCTCGGGGAAGGTGTTCGGCGCCGAGATGTCGTCGTAGTAATCCGTGGCGTTGACCAGAACCGGCCATTCCAGACCCAGCACCGTTGGGTTGGTATCTTCTTGCACGGGATCGGCCACCGGGGCACTGCCACCCCAATCCCCAGCGTAGCCCGGGTAGGTTGTGAAAATGGTGGCCGGGAGGATGAGCTGACTGCGCCCGCCGATGCCGAACGCCATGTAGCGAAGACGATCCTCACGGAAGGTCGCGTCAGGAGCGATAGCGGAGAGGCCCACCAAGTGGGCAATCCAGTCACGACCGTAGTTCAGGAAGATGTTGTGGCTCTCACGCTCCTCGACAACCTCATTGCTGTCGGGATCGATCATCTTCAGGAAGACGTTGGACTCCACCTGAATTGGCGGAGCCCCGCCGCCGCCACTGCGGGATTCACCCCCGCCACCACCGGGACGGATAGTCCGAAGACGGACCTGCTCCTGCACCCTGATGTCTTCCTTGAACTTCTTATTGATCATTGCTGCCCCGAGTGCTTCTTACTGGTAGTGGACCGAGTATACCAGCCTGCCGGGAGATCTACATCGAAACGCCAGCTTGTGGTGGGCGTAGCCACTGCACCGTAGCCTGCGTCTGCCACATTGGTGGCCCAGGTGAGCGCCTCTGTCGTGTTCACAGCGTCTGGGTTGTGATACTCGAGCTGCGTCGCGCTGATATACCCAGTGACAATGAACTGCCCGTTGTTGAGCGGGTTGGCTGCCGCAGAGATAGTGATGGTGCCGCCGACCATGTTGGCCACAAAGAGACCCGCCACATCCGTGATCGTAGCCGGCGTGCCTGCCACGATGACTCCTGCTGCCGGGGAGTTCGTCGCCTTGGTTCCCGTGGAAACACCGCCGTCGTAGCCGTTGGCATCTTTCCAGGTCTCCACAGCGTTGCCCTTGTCCGGCCCGTCCCACACCTCACTGGTGGTCGGGTTGCTCCAGCTGGCAGGAGGGGCATCAACAGCAGGACCGGCCAGCCTCTCCCTGTCTGGAGCGCTGGCGGCGTCGAAGCAGAACCCTGAGTCGTACTTAGGGAATCCCATCATGGCACCGGTATGGCGAGCTGGAATACGAGGTCCTCGTCGGGAAGCCCTCCCGGTGTGAACCCTCCAGTGCGCCCCCTGATCGCCCTATCATACCCCCACTGACTCCAGGGCATCTCCTTTTCGTAGACACCAGTCTCTTCCCAAGCATCCGACCCAGCTGCACCGAGATAGAACTCGCCGCCGCCGGGGCCAGTGAGGGCCTGAAGTGTTACGTAGTTGACGGCGAACGCGCTGACCTCCCAGGCATGCAGCCTGAGCTGGTGCCACGTGAGCTGGTTGGTGTGGTGCCGCCACTCGGCCAGCACAGTCTGCGGGTTGTCCTGGTCGAGCAGCCTGAAGTGCGCCTGGCCGCTGACGAGGTAGACCCAGATGTTCACGCCGACCTGGAACCCCTCGGTGAGCGCCGTGAGAGATGCCTGCTGAACACCCACACCGTTCATGGCATCCACGACGTACAAGCTCTGTGCGCTGCCGTGGACCGGAGACCCGACCTTGGTGGGGGTGGTGGCCCCGACCGTGACCCAAGGGAGTACGGTGACGTCCTCGAAATCGCCATCGAGCAGGAGGTTCGACGCCAAGAGATGGGCGTCCCACCGATGAATGACGTGCCCGCTCTCATCGGTGTCATCAAAACGGAAGGAGCCCTCGCTGATGGTGGCGGGACGCGTGCCGGGCGTGCCGCTTGGCCACTCGGTGTCGCTCTCGGATGGAGCCTTGCCGGGCACGTCCGCCAGCCGAAGACCGCCAAACGGAAGACCGAGATTCTCCGGTACCGGCGGATCCGTCACGTATGTTGTCGGGTCCTCTGGATCGTAGGCAGTCACCGCCGCTCGAGGCACCTCATGCGGGGAATCGGCGTAGCCAATCGGGACGGCGTATGCCGGCCAATCATCCGGGTAGGAGTAGGCAGCGTCTGGTACAGCGGGGCCGAGCAACACGGGGTCGTCGATACCAATCGTCAGCGAGATGCTCTTGAGCACCACGAAAAATGGATCCGTGTGGATTGGTTTGTACCGGCGGAGGTACTGAGAGAGGAACAGGACGTTGACCAAGTCGAAGATGTCAGCGTCGATTACGACGCCAAAAGTGTGGAGCTTGTGGGGCTCGTAGATATCTCCCGACCCCACGAAGGTCCCAAGCCACTCCGGCTCCTCGACGTAGTCGGTGATGACTACGCCCTCGCACAAGGGAGCGAACTGCTCCACTGAGTCCCCGAGACCGTAGGACACCCCCGTCGCCGGATTGATTTCAACGGCGAGAGACGATGGGAACAAGTACGACCTGACCTCTGACCGATTGTCCTCACCCTGAATGAGTATACGGTTCCTGGAACCGTCGAACGGGCTGTCGATGCCGATGATGTTCCCACGCTCTTCAGCAAAAGGCAGACCCAAAATGATCTGACTGCTGACGCGGGTCTTGAATACCGTGCGACCATCCCACACGTAGCTCCACAGTCCTCGCACCGCCGAAAGGTAATCGAGATTGTCTGTCCGCTCCGCGAGGTCGTCGAGCGTAAACCCGATTAGCCTACCGAAGTTCGACTCAACAGCAGGCCTGTTGTCCAGGTAGGTGATCTCCGCCCACAGCTGATCTGGCGGGTTATCTACGCTACGTATCCACCAACGCTGCCCCAGGAGACTGAGCTCGAGAGCAGGATCGAAAAGCTCAACCTGCGTCGCAGAGATGACCTGAAACAGCCGAAAACGCCGACCATCCAAGAGCTCGAGGAAGTACCCGCGTAGGTCGGCGTCAGCACCGAACTGTGCCTCAAAGTCGGCTGAAGCATCGAAAAAATACTCGTGGTTGGTTGCGTTGGTGTAACCGGCAAAGCCCCGCATGGCCTGTGCGAACCAAGCGTTGATCATCTGAATGGTGTTGATCACACATCCTCCACAGTCGACACCTGCTCCACGCGGAAGTCGTTACCCTCGATGAGCGGACTGGGCACTCCTGGAACGGGAACCCCATCCTTGTCTATGAGTCGAACAGCTTCCTGCAACCTAGGGATGTTCTGTACCACATCATCAACAGCGATGGCCGTGCGACGTAACACACCCTTGAATCGGACCGTGTAGGTGTCGCTGGCCAAGTACGCTGACATTATTGATGTCGCGTCGTCGAACACCAGTACCTTACCCCGGACCCCGAAGATGGCGGCTGGAATCTCGATGACACCCCCCTCTTCCGTGCGGACCTCAAAGACAGCTGAGTCGTGGGCAGACGCCCCGATGAGGGTGAAGTTCGTGTCTCTGGACAGCACGGTTGGTCGGAGCATCCAGTAGCCGGGCCGGTTTGTCAGCGGCAAGGCGTGCGACGTGATGAAGGTAGCTCCCTCAATCCGTGTCACACGGTAAGCAATTCCCTCGAGGACGAGGTAGTGCCCAGGAAGCGCGTCCCCAGGCATGTCCGAAGCCGTGTAGGTAAATGCCTCGGTCACGAGCACGGCATTGACGTTCTCGTATTCAATCTGAATATCACTGTTCACCGCCGTAATGACGAAGGAACCATTGTTGTCTGGGTCCGTGGCGTCGGCGATAGTAATTTCTTGGCCCACCAAACTGGAAGCAAAGGCGCCAGCCGCGTGGTCGAGGGTAGCCGTACCCACCACAGGTGAGTCCGGAGTAATGGTGTCCCCAGTCCCCGAGAAGCTATTCAAGACGTAGGCATACTCCGGGTCCACTGCCAGGTCACCGACCACGGCCACAGGAGTGGGGGCGTCTGCGAATCCCGCTGCGTTGACCGCGTTCTCGATAGTGGCGGGGAGCTCCTCGTAGTTAGGCTCCTCGTACCACGGATCGAAGTCGAGCCAACGACGCTGAAGAGTGCGCTGAATATCCAGTAGGCTCTTCGAGTAGGACGCCTGCCACAACTTCATGAGCTCGTCGGTAGAACCCTGCGCCGCCCCCGACCAGAAGGTGTCAACCTTGTCCTTGTCATCTACGATGCCCCACACGTCGGGGAGGTAGTTCCAGATGAAGCTGAGGTCCGGAGTGAGCCCCAGCGGGACGTTGGTCTGGTAGATGTTGAGCAGAGCCACCGCAGGCAGGCTGTCCCGCACGCCATCGTTGACCACGAGCTGCACGGTGTAGAGGCCGAGAACGTCTCCGAGGTAGGACCCGACCTGGCTTGTCCGGCCTTCCCAGAGGTCGAGCTCCCACACCTTCGGGTCCGACAGCCGCCAAATCTTGCTGCCAGCCGTCCGGTAGCCGTCGAGCTCGGCCACAACGAAGACCATGAGGCCGGCGTCCAGGGTCTCAAATGTCCAGGCCGCACCGCCCCATGTGGCAATCTGGCCCTCGTGCGTGGCGAAGTCGTTGAGCGCCGTGGGGATGACCAGGTACTTGTCCCCGACCGACGGGCCCACAATCGTGGAGCTGTTCGCGTGGCGGTCGATGACGTCAATCATAGTCGTTCCGGTCAGCCGTGTGCCGCCCCAACCGGACTGGACGACTATCTCCCACTCTGCACTCGCAGAGCCCGCCACCATGGCATCACGATTCAGCGCGATCCAGCTACCGTCGTCTGCCACGCGCATGATGATGGAGTCGAGGGGCAGGTCCCCAATGAGAAGGTCCCCCTCGAGCGCTCCTGTGAACGTGCCGGCGACTCCGGTGATGATGTTGGTGTACCCGGTTGCGTCCGCCGGAGTAGTGCCGGTACCGGTGAGCTTCGCCCCCGAAGCATCTGGAAGGTCAGTGGTGGTCCAGACGTGAGTGAGCGGCGCTGCCGGCGTGTCCGGGTCGTAGCTGTCCCGACCATCGAAGTAACCGTACTGAGTGATCACACGAGCCTGGTCAGGCCCGATGATCGCCACCGGCCTCTGGTTGCCCAGAACGAGGCTCGAGCTCAAGCGAATGCAGTCCAGGCAGATCTGCGTCGTGTCGGCACCCGCCTGACCAACGACCTCCACCCGAACGTTGTCTACCTCAATCGCCGGCGTATCCAGCGGCTCAAAGGTGTAGCGGAGCTCCATGACGCCAGTGGCGTCGTAGACGTCCTTGCGGGTCACGTAGAGGTTGGCCCTGTTGTTGGCCTCGTCGACCGTCACCCTGACAATGTAGTAGTCCGCGCCCTCTGAGAAGATGTCTGCCGAATCGGGGAAGACCGAAGAGACCGTCACCCCGTCAGTCGAGAGAGCGAAGCCGCCCTCCTCTGACATCAGGAGCCCGGCGCACTTGCCGAACTGGTTGAAGGCCCCGACGAAAAACCGCTTGTCGACCGGGCTCGAGAAGTCCTCGGGCAGCGCCGTTGGGAGGAAGCTGAACTGGATGGAGAACTCCGAATGCGGAACCTCGTAGTCAAAACGAAAGCCGGAGTCCATGCCATCGTTACTCATCATGCAGTAGTCGTTCGCCCCGCTGAACCAGGTGTAGATGCCGCCAGAGCGCGCCACCGTGACACCGGACCACGACAAGATGGTGAGCATCGTAACGTCGCTGGGCTCGCAGAAGTCGAAGATGTCCCACGGGTCCGACGTGGGGAACGACATGGCCCCGTAGAAGACCGTGCCGTACAGAAAGGTTCCGTAAACCGCCATCATTCACCCGCTAGCTATGCACTGTATCGTAGGGCGTATTGACCGCGTTGGATAGAGTCCCGGTCACCTACCAGCAGACGAGTTCCAACCGCGGGGCCCGCTGCCGCGTTGGGAAGCACCGCAGCACTAGCATAAGAGCCCCAAAACGGGTGCGAGCCTATTATTCCTCTGTCGCCCATCAGACCCTCCTAGAAACCAGGCCAGTCATTGCGGAGGTTGCCGCCGACCATCCTGCAAGCTCGGCCCGGCATTTGCGCCGCCGAAATCTTCCGACCTACAGCGGCAACACGATGCTCCGCTGTCATCATTTCCGGGAAACCCGAGCCCCACCCGCGAAACGTCAGCGGGATAGCGTTCTCATTGCAGAAGTCAGCTACCGCCTTCACCCAGGCCACTGGGAGAACCGTCTTGTCCTGAATGGGTGCAGTCACGGAAACCCAATCCAATTCCGGCCACGCTGCGAGGTCGATAGCCCCCATCATCGGTGAGCATCGCACCAACCGCCGATCAGCGAGCGAATCCATCAATACCGGAATCATGGCATCTGCGTGCTCTTGGTCCTCCACCGACACAGCAAAAGTCACGTTAGGCAGGGGCCACTCTTTAGTGAATGAATCCCAACTAGGGTCGGCCCACCTATCAGCCTGGACTGCAACCGACGCTGGGGTATTTTCGTCAGCAAGCCACTCTTTCGCCGCCTGGATACGCCTCGTCGTCACCACGAAATGATGTCGAGGGAGCTTAGCCATCACGCCGAAGATCGCTGCTCTATAATCGTCGGTCACCCCAGGGTGGAACATATCGCTGATGTGCCCCACGTTGAAGAGGGCAGGAGGCTCGATGTTGAAGGGGATGTCCAGCGACTCTGACATGAACACCACCTCCCCTGTCCAGTCCCCGTCCCCATCGATCACCTCGACATGATGCTTCTTTACCCAGGGATGCTGTGTGAGCTTCACCAGCCTCTCAGCACAGTGGTCACACCCTGACGACACCTTGGTACACCCAAAAATCGGACTCCAGCCGACCATATTCACATATTCCACGCCTACCACCCAAAGTCCTGAAGCGCGTTATCGAAGATGTTGTAGGCCGACTCAGCCGTCGCCGTGATGTTCGCGCTCAGCGTCGGGTCCGCATTGAATCGGCAGAAGTCCAGGGTAGCGACGGTCCCAGCCGCCGAAGTAAACGGGTTATTCGCCCCACCGCTGGCGTGGACGAATGTCGATCTAGTCGCCCGGAATTTCGTGCTCGCCACCTGAAAATTGATTGCGAAAGTCGTGCGCCCGATCAATCGGCAGTTAGCTATGGACACCGTTGGGTTGGCATGAATCAGCCGGATCGGCACTGGCTCCCCCGCACTCCCAACCCAACCCCTGACATCATCAAAGATAAGCTCCGCACTGGTCCCACCACCAAGGAAGAACACGCCTGCCCCCAGAACAGGGTCGACATCTATGTTCCGATACGTCACTTTCCAGTTAGCCGTCGATGGTGCCCAGGCGCGGAACAGCATGGACCCAGCTACGCGGCCATTCTTGACTGTCACTTGCGGATTATCGCCAGAGACTTCAGCAGCACAGAGAGTTGAACCGCTTATCGTGAAGCCATTCAAATCCAGAATCGTGTGGTATCCATCTGGCCAGCTAGTCCCAGGCGAAGAGGAGTCATCAGACATCAGTTTGATGACAATGTCGTCCTGAGAGACGAGAGCCGCCGACTGCACCGCCTCAGCCGCAGTGTTGTACATCTGCCCGACGCCAGCCAGCTTTGGTGTGTCGGACGGGTCGTGGATGCTGGGGGACACACCCACATCAAAAGTGCAATTCCTGAATGTCCCAGTCTTCAGAGTCCCGGAATACACCGAGAAGTCCAAAGCCAGGTAAATTCCAGTCGGCGGGGAATACCCCAACTGCCCTTCACCGAACCGACAGCTTGAACAAATCAAATCATCTGGCTGAGTGTTGATCAAGAGTGGACGTGCCATCAAAACCGAGCAGCCATCATCCCAACTGACACCTAAGAACGTGCTTCGCTCCAGCCACACCTGGCCAGTCGTGCCCAAGGTGACCACCCCGGCAAAGACCGTCGACATGGACGGTTCATCGTCAAAGAAGTCCTTGGTAGTGACCCGACTCTGGAAAACGTACAGGTTGGCAGTACCCGAGACGCCAAGTTGCTGAAGATGCGTGTCAACCAGGCGCAAACTGCCAACAGCGGAAGACACCGCACACTGCTCACCGTCTACGTCATCCAGCGTGAGAGCATGATCGCCGACTCCGGTAACCTGGACCGCCACCGCCGCAGCACCAGACAGCAAGAAAAATGCTTGGTCCAGCTTGCACCGGGCCAGCCTCACTGACGACGGGCTCGTCCCACGGACATGAATCCCAAGCCGCGCATCAAACGAGAAATCCACATCCCGGAAGACGATGTTTAGCGCCTCGTCGATGTCGACTGCCCAAGTCGTAGGTGCAAGCGCCCACGTAAACGGCTCTGTCACACTGCCGTAGCCAAACCCAGGGTGGGTGTACACAAGCTGCGTCAGGCTATTGACCGCCGTGATAGTGAACGTCCCATTGTTAGCGGGATTCGTGCAGCCTGAGATCGTTATCGACTGACCGATCATCCCCACCAGGAAAGATGCACCGACCGCGTCAAGTGTGACACTACCAAAACCTGGGGAGTCGGCTGTGAGCGTAAACGTGCCAGTGTCAGTAAGACCCGCAGAACCCTCTCGGTCGATGGTGACGTTGTAGTACCCCGCATTGTCGTTCGTCTGCGTGACGATTTCGACATCAGCGGTCTGCGTGATGACGCACGCCTCTTTCGATTCGCCAATCACATACACGTACTCTGGAAGGTCCAGAGCCGACTCTGTGTAGTGCCCAGGCATGATCTTGATTCCGACGCGGTGCGCCACGGTGGGAGACATCGCAACCGCTGCGATAATCCCGGCAGCGATGGTGTCCTCTGGGAACTGGATCGTCCCGTCTTCGGTGTAGGAACTCGTCGTCTTGTCGACGACCACCCAGTTGTCGATGCCAGGAAGCGCGTCGTTCCCGCCCCCACCCCCACCCCCAACAATGTTCCAAGCTACCCCATCGTCAACGTAGAGGCCTTCCCCAGTACCGCTCTTATAGCCAAAACGGCCCTTTGTGTAATCGGTGGGCAGTGTAGCGATGGGGTTGAGCTCCACGACACCTTCGGCACCTACCCCAAATTTCTGGGTGTAGGCAGGGGGCGAACTATCGTAGTCATCCCCGACCGACAGAAGCTTGCCGCCGTTCGTAACGAAACTGTCCCGGGCCACGAGCTTGAAAGCGATGGCACTCGCGCCATCAGCGACAGGACTGACCATCCCGCCGGGGCCCTGACCAGCAGCACCGACACCGATCAACGTGCCAGTCGTACCAAGGAACACCTGGATGGCTAGGATCTGCGAGTCCGGATAATTGAAATCCTCGTCGTAAACGATGTCGACAAGATCTACTCGAGCAACTGCGGCATCGACCGAAGTCGGCCAATCAGTTGTGCCTGGATATGCCACTTCAACCTCCGCGTGCTGCTAGTATACTCTCACCATGCACTTCAAAGAGATGAAGACAGAGGATCGAGTAAAACTCATCAAGGGCCACGACGACGTGCTCACCCCGATGGTAAAAGCTGATGAGCAAATCTACGAAGGCGTGATGTGCCCACGATGCGAGGGGATGGCTACCAAGGAGTTCGACCTCCACCGAACCCTCAACTCTCCCCGCATCATCCCTCGCTACAACTGCCGATGTCTGGAGTGCAGCTGTCTCTTCGAACCAATCACCAGGCTCGTCGTCGAGATGGGGAACAAGGGCCAGCTCCGTCCCGACACCCTGGTCCCGATCATTGACCCCGCCAACGGACATTAGATCGACCTCGACAACGAAATGTAGCTGGCGCCCTCAGAGGTAGTCCCATCGTCATCTGGGATCAGCGCAGACATCCTGCCACTCGAGATCTGGTCAACCGACCGCTCTGTGATAATCGTCCTGTCTCGCTGGTGACCAATGCCGAGCAGTACGACCGGGTGCGTGACCTTCGTCGCCCCAGTGGTGCGAATGGTGTTGGCCATGTCATCCACCTCGAGCATGTTCTCCGGGAGGATGGCGTCTATGAGCGCGACAAGATCAGCGCGTACATCGTCCTCTGTCCCGCCGCTACGGTACTCGATGGCGGCCCGAACAAAGATGGGCAGCAAAGACTTCGCCAACGGACTCGAGACCAGCACCCGGTTCTGCGGGTCGCGCATGTAGTCGTGAACCCGCTCAACGATGGGGTCACGCTCGTAGACAATCTGAATACTCCTGCCTGAGAGCTCCTGCTTCTCCCCAGGGTCGTCGTCTGACCCAACAACGAGGATACGTGGGCTGATGCCCAGCCAGGGCTTCTCTGCCATCGAGTAGGACGTGTCGTCGTCCTCCGTGGTGATCTCCCACCCCTCCGAGCCGTAACCCACGACAGTGGCCTGAAGGTCATCAGCGATATTCCAGAGGTTGCCGTACCCCTGCGAGATACACTCGAGGTCGAAGTAGTAAAGCCCGTTCTCGTCCACCTGGTCGGCCATGGTAGTCGAGGTAATGCGCTGCCTACCAAAACGCTCGATATGCAGATAGTGGCCGAGCTCGTCAATGATGGCCCCGCCCAGAAGCGCCCCAGCCGTCCAGGACGTACCAGCAAGATCCGTAATACTGATGGGCCCCGTCGCCCCACCAAAGACAGTGCTGATGAGGTAGAACCCCTTCTCCGGGGAATCATTATTCGTCTCGGCGTTCGGCCCCGCCCCGCCTGAAAACACCCCGTCGACAAGCCAAGTGTTCCAGGTTTGCCTCGCGACTCCGAAAATAGTATCCGTGGCGTCACTCCCCGCGCCCAAGTTACTACGGATGGTGATACTCCGGTCAGCCCGAAGCATGAGATAAAATTCACCGGGCCCGCTCGGGTTCTCGAACTTAGATGCTACAGCTACGCTGAGTTGCGCATTGATCTGCGCAATGATGGTATCGGTGTCGAGAGACGTACCCGAGAAGGTCACCGTCTCGGTACCGTTACCCACATCAATCAACACCGTAGCCCCATCCAACGTGAGGTACGGTCCGCCGGCCGCCAAGTCCACTGACCCCACGAGGGGGGCGTAGGTAATCTCGAGACGATCCCCCTCAGCGACGCCGTAGAGGGGCACATCGAGAGCTACAGCACCACCGAGCTCGAACGGCGCCAAGAGGACGTCAAGTGCCGCCCAACCTGCCGTTGGCGTGGCGGTATCTGATGGAAGAATCTCATCCAACACTTCAGGGTCGGGACGGAAGTTGAGACTCGTGGCACCGAGCTCGACCGAGAGCAACGCCGAAGCGTAGGTCGCCTCAAACGTCACGGGGTCGAGAAAATAGAGACGGAACGATCCGTAGCTCGGCGGACCAATCTCATACTCCATATCCGCAGGACTCACAGTGGGCCAACGGACGGTGCTGGTCAGCTGAAGTAAGTCGACAGTAGCAAGAAGACCGTGCGTGCCTACCGCCAGCACCGTGTAGTAGCCCTGATTATCCGTAGTGTTGATGTTGACGATATCCCCGGCACGAACGCCGAGAGCGTACAAATCCTCCCCCGTGGCGACGCCATCCTCGTCAACCATCTGAAGGGTATCTGTGTCAGCCGCGGCCGCGTTCAAGTAGGTATTCTGTGAAATGGAAACGTTGGTCCCAACCTTCGCTTCTCGCCCAGGGTTCTGGAAACTGCTGGACTGCACGTCCACTGGGTGGCGATAAGGCACGTAAGCCCCAGTTGGGTCAAGGTTGCTGTCGAGCAACTCCACAGTCTTGACGCGCAACAACGGCAGCTCGACACCATCCTGCTTACGGTAGATCTCGTAACCAAGTGGTGAGCTCGAAGTCGTCATGATTGTGTCGATGGTGAGTTGATTACCGCTCACCCCGCTGCTCACGATCCCGTACTCACCAGCGTCGTCCCCCTCCAAAATCCTCACATAATCGGTGTCGACCACCCCCACAGCGGCGAAGGTCGGTGCGGCACTAACGGTCTCTACGATAGGGAGACCTGCGACGGTAAGAAGATCCTCACCCTCGAACCTCACCTCACGTGGATCAGTCAGATCGATATCGATATCATCGACCAGCAAATAGGATAGATCAGTAACGGTACCCGGAGCAGTCATGGTCTCAGATAAGCGAACCAGCGCCCCGGGCCCGACCCACGATTTCTCCAGTACGCGGTAAGATCCAGCGTCCGTACCCTCCTCGATAACCAGACTGGTCCGCCCAGGCACGATGTTGTCGTACTCGACCTCTAATAGATCATTCAGGGTGACTACACCCGGAGAAGCATCATCAGTCTGGGCGTCTTCGCGCCGTGCAATGACATCCTCATCCGCCACCAAACTCAATGCCAGCGAGTTCTCCTCGATGTCCCCACCGCGCACGTAGATATCCGCACAACCCCCAACGTGAATCTCGTTACTTGGGATGGTCAGCGTCTCACCGTTCGTAACATCCGGGAAAAGAATGCCCCCGGGGATATCTGAAAGGGTGATAGTAGACGCAGTTCGAATGGTCCAGTGACCCTCCAGCGGCGTCACAACCCCATCGGGGAGCGAGGTATCGCCATCGTACTGAGATGCGATACTTAGCTGGGCGGCCCCCATGACTTCGCCGAGAATGAACTCGTGGGGGACGATAGCGACACCATCGTTGTACCAGACCTCAAGAGAGTAGCCCGACAGGTCCGTACCAATGGGTCCGAGAGCTACCGTGAAATCTATTGAGGGGACCGTCACGTCGAAGAGTGTGGTCCAGTTATCCAACGCAGCCGTGGGACTCGTACTACCGTCTGCCCCGGAATGGAGCACGGGACCGAGACTCCCACCGACAATCACGTCACGGTGCATCTCCTCGTCGTTGAACCCAATGGCTTGGATAATAGTGAGGTCGCTGAACTCTGCCTTGAGGGCGGCCACCATACCGGGGAACGTCGTGGCGGAACGCTCACCCATGGAGCTCTCACCGCGGTCGATGAACTCTGCGGTGGTCTCTTCACGAACACCCGGCGTAGCCTTGGCCAGGTTTGTGGCCCGTGTCGCAGCCGTCAGCCCAGTAACACCGATGATCTGTGACGCACCAATGTTGTAAGCCGTACCCGGTCGCTCGGCCTGGTAGTTGACATCAAAGTAGTAGAGGCCGCTCGAGTCAATGTTGAACAACATCTCCTCGGCGTTGATGCTCTGCGCCTGGGCCGGGAGATAACGCAAACCGTTGGCCGTATAACCAACGTTGGTCGTGCCGATGTTCGCCGACAACGGATTCTGGAAGTAGATACGAATCTTGACCCGGGCGTACCCGCCCAACGTCCGCGTCATGAAGAAGTTCGCCATGAGGCGATCAGCCTCAACTGACGTAAGCTGCTCGGGGTTAGCCAGCGAAAGCTGCCGCGAGACACTACGGAACTCTCGACGAAGCGGCTCAAGGAGCGTGACCATTGGCTTGACGAACAAGTCAGCCAGTGCTCCCCCCTCCTCCACGAACAGCTGCGGGTGCTCCTGCTGAAGACGGGTCAGGATATAACTGAGCGTATCCGTCTCGAAAGGGTCCGGCTCTAGCCGCGCCACAAGCGGCTCTATCACCTGCACCGATGCCGGGGCGCCCCTATCCGTGTTGATAGTGGGGTCCATGGCCCGCAGGCGCTCCTGAATAAAGAGTCTCCAGCTGTCGATCGCCATGACTACAACCCCAACCCAACTACCGAACCGTTGCCGGCCTGATTTCCAATAGAAATTCGCCCCTCGAGGGTGAGGGTCTCCGGAAGAAATCGGGCCTCGGTCACCCTCGCATAAAGCAACCGCTCAGTCATACTCAGCCTTGGGTTATTGGCTTGGAGAGACATGATCTGTCGCCGAGATTCGTCAGCAGCCCTCTTGAAATCCGCGACCAGTGTCCCGCTGTTCGGCCGCTTGACGAGCTGCCCAACGGCCCGAAGAAGCCCACCACCGATCTTAGGAGAAAATGCGTCGGTACCAGGAGACTGAAGCATGATTTTCAAAAACGTCTGGATGAGTCTGGTGAACCCGTCAACCGTACCTGGCGTATCTGTGAGCCCGAAAGTGATGAAGCTCCTGTCGGTTCTCGTAAGCCGGTTACTGGTCACGACAACGGAACGAATGGACTGCCCCACCTGCCCGGACGGGATCTGCGCAAGAAGCTCACGACTAGATGTGATGATAACGTCCGGGGACTTCACTTCATTGATGAGCACATCCTGCGCAGAGTTGAAATCTACGCCCCCAACTGCCAGAGTCGGCGGGTTTGATCCCGCCACATGCGCCACCTGAGTGAGCTTGAGAATATCCCGAATCTCTATGAACTGAAGGTCAACCATCGTCCCCTACAGCTTCCACGTCCGGACCTGAACCATCTTCTCTGGTGTTGGTCGCCTGGGAGGAGTCACTACGGAGTTCAAACGCACTGGCTGGCATCCGACGAGCCTGCGCAACGGCATCGAGCACATCATGCTTCATTGATCGAATAGCACCGAGCTTGGAAGGACGAATCGCGCTCACGTCCTCCTCAATGTCCTGAATGGCCCGCGCAATCGTGTGCTCAAAGGTAGCGGCTGACACCCCTTCGGTAACCTCGCTGCCCCTCACAAAAGCGAAGCCCTGCGCCAGCACCTGTCGAATGTTGTCGGTCGACGCCTCGTTCTTACGCTCTTCTTCCGTCGTCATGTGCCTTCACGCTCGTTGACCCCGTGATAGTAATCTATCATCGTGTCCTCTGGGGGTTCCTCCTCAAAATCAGAGAAGTCATAATCAGGATGCTTATCCTCCTCCCAGGACTGGCGCAAACGAACAAATTCCGAGTCAAACCGGGCCTTAGCCCGACTACCGCGATTGACATCCTGCACTACGAATTCGTTCGCAGCAGCCTGAAATGCCTTGCTGAACGACGCGTTACCGGCTGTCGCGGCGAAGAACGTAGTGAACTCTCCCGTGATCAACATTTGCCGAGCTCGATCAAAGCCGTGCTCGAGCAGAGCCTGCAAAGCGGAATCCGCCGCAGCGATGGCCGACACGAAAAACGCATCGAGGATCGTCGTCAAGTCCGCCAGCTTGCTCTTCAGCATAGACACTCTGGTGTACGCCGTGTTTACCCTATCCCGACTCGGGGTCACCAGCAGGATGGGGCCCAACGCCCTATCAATCCAACTCAAGTCCTCCCCGAATGGCGGAAGCGTACCGGCCACCCAAAGATCCAAAGTGTCTATGAATGTCTGGTACATGACGAACGCCCCAGACTGAATACTGAACCCCTCCACACTAAGCGCGAACGAGGGATCGAGACTGGGGGATACGACCAGCACACCATCGCCGAGCTGGGCAGTAGAAGTGATCGTAGCCTGCTCCGCGCTAATACCGTCCAGCACCAAGTCCCCAACACGGATATGAAGACGTGACACATCAAGCGCCCGCCACCCGTAAACGGGATCCCGGTACTCGAGCTCGAGCTCGTTGACCATGGCAGTGTGGGTGATACCGTCGAGACCCAAAAGGTCACGAGCCGAGTCAGTGGGATGGTCAAGCTCAACCACCCCAGTTAGCCCAGCATCCAGGGACGTAATCTCGAGGACCTCATGGTAGACCACAACCGTGTGCATCAGATCCGCTGTGTTGTCCCTGAGCCTCCTGCTGAGGGTCAGCTCAACCGAGCTGGCGCCCGAGTTCCAGGCGTACCCGGCGAGCTGGTAGGCACCCCGGTTGTCCCCGCTGGCGACGTTGACCTTCAATTCAGCAAAGGCCGGCCAGTCCCCGGTGGGGTCCGCCGTGACTGGAATAGACAAAACCGTATCGCTGTCACGCACCGCCCGACCGGAATTGAGAACATCCTGACGCAGCATCCGGGCAACTGCGTCGACCGAGAAAGTGCTGTCATTGTTGAGCATGTTGACGAGCGCGGCCCCGGAGACGTCAGCCTCTCGTGACTCCTGGTGTCGAGTGAGGCCGATTGTGCTCAGACATCGCGCGCTGGGGGTACCGGCAACATCACCCAGTATTGTGATGATCGAACCTTCGCCATCGAGCTCGGAGGTTATCGACACACGATCCCCAGAAGTACTCGCCGTAAACCCAGCCCCGCCAGCGTCGTCGATTGCGTAGGCCACCGTGTCCACGGTACCTACTGGACCAGCTGGGACGAGATAGTCTGGCCAATCCCCCTCCGGAAGATCGACTGCAACAAAGGCTGGATCATCGTTAGCCTTGATCCATATTTCGCTATTTCCGTCCCAACCAGTCGACCTCGTAGCAGGTGTGCTGCCCCCGTCCCCGGAGTACCAAGGTGCGAGACCAGAAGCATAAGAGAAGCCATTGGTCACTACCATGCTCCTCTGCGCGTAACTGGTCGGAGGCGACACCACGCTGTAGGCGATACTGACCTCATTCGCGCCCGTCACGGTTACAGTAATCTCAGGTCGAATACTGTCCGTCCACATGGCGACGTTATCCAGATCCGTCTGGATCTGCGCCCCAGTCCTCGTCCCAGTATTGAGCTCGCACTCGTAATGAGTCCCATCCACGGCAATATGGAACATCTCAGTTCCAGCGGCGATGGTGAAGTCCCCCACCTTCGATACGAGCGGCCACGGGACTACCAAGTCAGGACCAATAGCAAAGTCTCCCGCCACGCTCCCCATAACCGTAGCGGCCTTGATACCGGAATGGTACGACGGCGAACTCACAGGAAAGAGATCTGCAACAAGCGGGGATCCATTCAGGTCCGAGAAGCTCAACAGGTTCGTAGGCAACAAGGCCGCCGAATCGTAAAGCGGGTAGGGCGCACTGATGGTACCCGTAGCAACCGGAGCCGTACCCTCACCATGAGCGGTGAGCCGATACAGGGGGTCCGACGATACCAACTGGGAGAACTTGGCCGTCCCGGGGATAGGCAGGGTGGCCAGTGCCTTGACCACACTCTCATTGGCCAGCAGTGTCAGGAGGGCCTGCCGCGCCTGGAGGATGCGCTCCTCGCCCGTCAAGCCCTCAAGCACCTCGTACAAGTCGTCAAGCTGACTGAAGGCACGCAGTACTTGTCGCTGACCTACCCTAGAAGACAACTTCCCACTGGTGAACTCCGACAGCGCCGACTGAATACTACCCACACTAGAGAGAAGTCGCGTGTGCTCATCCTTCAGGCTGGCAAAACTGGTGGACACATCGACCTTCGCCTCACCGGAGGGTCGAACGATATCGGTCACAGGCGCTGTCGACCCACGCGGAACAAAAGTCATCTTGACTGTACGGGAGAGCTCCCTCTTAGCCCGAGTCAGCGCCTGCTGGTAACGACGGTACTCCGAACCAGCGAGACTCCCACTCCGAGACAAGGAGGAGTCCATAGCCTGCAAACTGTTGCGCGCACTAGCGATAGAGGACACATCGTTGACAGGTCGGTTCGGCATGGCCAGGTCGTCAATAGCGTCGAGGAGGTCGTCACACAACGCGTCCTCTGCATTGATGATTTGCTTGATGCCGTTACGGGCTAGGTAGATCAGGTAGAAGACGACATCGGGGTCGTACAAGAGAACGGAGTAAACAATCTCCATGATCTCCGTGAACTCGGTCGCAGTATCGAGAGGTCCCAGAGAGTCCTGCTGGAAAGACAGGGTTCCCTGGACCAACGACCCAACAGCTGCTGATTTCTCGTCACTGCTGTAGCTCACGTTTCTTCTTCCTCACAGCCGCCAACACAGTCTTGAGCTCCCCGAAACCCTCACCCCTGAGTTCCCAAACTGTTCTGGCAACTTGGTCATGATCCAGGTGGAGAATATCACAGACCCAGACAAAGCTCATGGGCTGGTCCGCATCATCCGGGGAGATCCGAAAGATCCAGCTGAAGGAAGTATCGTAGAGCTTCTTACGCTGCTGAAGGCTACAGTCTTGGTAGGTGTACAGATCCCGTAACGTGCGGAGCAGTATGCTCCAACACATGGTCCTCAACGACTCGAGGTCCCTTTGGGCCTCCCAGCTGTGCTGGTCCCACTCATCCTCGAAGTCCCGCTTGAGCGCAATCATGTCACTGTAATGGCGAGCGCCGTATAGGTCACGGGCTGGTCGGGGAAGGTCACTATGCTGGTGTCGGACCTGGTTGCCTCGATAGTCGTAGCTCCCGAAGCTACACCCATGATTCGGAGTGTTCCGTCCTCCTGGAGCTGCACAGTGGCCACACCAACGTCACTGCTAGTGAAAACCACATCCCGGTCCAGTGGATCCAGAGTCTGCCCATCGGAAGACATGATGGTCAACACCACATCGGAATAGGCACTCACGGCTACGGAGAGTGGGTTGGGTACGAAGGTGATCTCGGAGACCACCGGGAAGAGCAAATCGAGCAAACTCACCGAAGACGCATCGGGTACCTTGATCACCCGACGTGAGTGGGCAAAGCCCTGCACCAACGCAGAAACCTCAGCAACGCGGTACAGATCGATCTCGACGTAGCCATCGGCATCAGTACGAGTGATGATCTTGTCCCCCATGACGCCGATACCGTCAACGACCAGGGGACTGAGGTCCGCTTGATCCTCGTTGTAGCAAACGGGAATGAAGTGGATATCCATGTTGGCTAGCGGCCGACCAGACATGTCGACAAAGTACCCCGAGCAACGACACATGCGGGGATCCGTCGCCGTCGGCAACGACCTGGTCTGCCCTTGAACCGAGAAGTAGTTAGTCCCTGTCGGTGACCCGGCCGCCGGCGAGTAGACATCAATAGACTGGGGCGTCTTGCTATCATCCCCAAGCAAGCCGTCGAAAGACACACCGGTCTTGCTCATGCGAATGGTGTACACCTCCGGAACAACCTCACCATTGAGCATCAGCTCGCAGTAAGACTCCCCACCAGAGAGGGCAGTGGTGTTCTGCGTAACAAAAACGTCAAGAGAGTCATAGGCCTGCACGAGAACACCCTCGAGAGGGGCGTCGACCTCATCAACTGCGTAGACTCGGACTGTCTCAATAGCCATTAGCCGTGGAAGCCCTTCAGCTCCGTGCCCAGCCGACTGTTGTTTACCGCCGCCTGCTGGATATGTGCCGCCTGAATGCCGCCCCCACCGCCGCCCATCGTCAACATTGGGCTCACCCCAGACCCAGCCAGGCTCATCCGAAGCTGCGCGTTTGAATTAGCGCGCATCTGCTGAAGATTACCCTCCTGGGACATCCGCTCCCGCGTGTGCCGATTCTCACGACCAGCCAGCATAGTCGTAGTCCGGAGCTCATCCATTTTAGCTTCCCGAGTCGCCCGCCGGGCCAGCGCAAAAAGGGCACCGATAGTAAAAGCCTTACCCAGCATCAGGTCCTCCTCACGGCCGCAGGAATGTCCGGGACCTGAATCTGGAACACATCATCAGCAGCGGCCACCTCACCGAGCACGTCAAACTCCGTCCCTGATGACGGCACCGTAATCTGTCTGGTAATCCCAGTACCTGCGATGGACACGTCCACGATCGCCCCCTTGATGAGCATCACTTCGGCGTGCCCAGCAGTATCAGTGTAAACCGGTACAACCCCGCGTACTACCCCCACGGTATCCACCACGAGCGCGCCGGGTATGTACACAGGATGAAAGGTTATTCTCCTCTCAGCTATCGGCGAGCCGTCCACAGTCGCGAGATCCAACACTCCCTTGATGAGATAGCTCGCCCCGATGATCGAGCCGATATCACCCTGAATGGGGTCGCTGGTCGTCGACACAGCCGCCGTCGAGCTGTTGTAGTACTGCGTCTGATAGTAGTAGCTGGAGTCGCCGCTCTGGTCGTCATACTCGTAGTCGTCCTGCAACGCGACGAGCAGGATGCGTTCATCCTCACCGTTGTCGATATCGTCCAGCACGAAGCCAAGCTCGGCCAGCGCCGTGCCCCCGGTGATCTCGAGCACCGAACTCGTCCCAGTGGTGTCGCTCGTGAGCCGAATCGCCCCGCCCTCTTCGGAGGCCGTAAGGCCAGTTGAGTTGTCGTTGATGAAGTCGACGGTGTCGTCGGCGTTGATCGGATCAGCTGTAGCGAAGGTGATTGTCTGCTCAGAGCCCTCGTCCACCTTCAACAACAGCGTCAGGGCGTTGAGCGTGAACGAGGCGGTCTCGGTGCTGAGAATGGTCGCTTCGGTATCAGCGGCCGCGGTGATCTCCGTATAGGTCCCGCCCTCGCCGTCCTCCGAGCGATAGACACGCATCTGATCGAACAGGGTCATGACGTTCGCCAGGTTGCCCACGAATATCTTCAGCTTGATGACGGCCATCTACTCCTCCTCCTCCGCCCTTCGGATCGTGGGGGCCAGGTCCTCGGCCGAGAGGATGGTCGGTTCACTGGAGCCCGTGGTCTGGTCAGGGCTCTTCGCTCCACGCATCTCCGGCTTGAGCTCCACGCCAGACAGTGTCACAGGTGCCCCGGCCGGACCCCCTACTATGGGCGGCACCGTGCAGCGCAAGGTGGGCCGAACCTCTACGGTGGCCACCAGCGTGGGTGCGTCACAGACCTCAACCTCTACCAGCCCTGAATGGTGCCAGCCGTCAGTAATCGCTGATAGGGCTGTGAGTGCCATTACTCCTTCACCAACGTCATCGTCTGCAAGCGGTTCGCCCCATAGTGCAGCGAGTCCACCAGGTACTCCGCAATCGTCCCAGTCTCAGCCACGCCACCCTCTGTCGAGGCCAGGGTATTGACCTTCGTATCGAAGACGCGAAGACGCGCCGTGAGCAACATGCTATTCGCGTCGTAGGTACACTTGTCGATCCGCGTGTTCTCCTTGTTGAGCCCGAGGAGCCGGATGATCATGGCGGCCAAGTCGTCGAGGCCCTCCTGGGTCACGAAGATCTGCTCAGCCTCCCTCGAGTAACTGATGTGCTCGATGCTGTGTGCGGCATCTGCATACACGATGAAGAGGGCCGAGTAGGATCCGACACTCGACGGAACCCACGATCCCTCGTACCTCCCCTTGGCGATGTGCGTGAGGTCGACGACAGCGAGCGGGGTGGCATTCCCCGGCTCATAAATCTCAGCCTGGGGGTACATGCCAACGCCGCCGTCAGGCAGCGCCTCGACAAGCGTCACCGTGCCCCCAACTGTCGCCGGTATCGTCATCGCTACTCCAAGCAGCTCGGCGGGAGCCGTCTACCCTGTTTGGATAACGCCCCCCGCATGAAGACCTTCTCACCACGGCTCATGCCCAGACACAAACGATTGTACGCTCGTTCATGCCCATTGGAGATTTCAATCTCATGCTCGAGGTCCACCAGCGCCTGCTTCATTGGACCGACGTTCGAGTTTCGACCGACAGTCTTGATCTGCGACTCAATGCGCTTGTACTGCGCCGAGCGCTGCGTCCGCTCGTGTACGACGTTGGCTTCGAGCTTGGCCAAGAACCAAGCAGCGCTGAAGCCGCCACTGATGAGCACGACGATGACCCCAATCAACCCGTAGAACATCCGACGTGGGGCCTTCTTGATATCCCCGACGTCGTGTATGAGCTGGTTCTGTTGGCTTGTGACTGCCTTGATCTTCCCAGCCTGGGCGATGCCCTTCTGGACGTCCTTCTCGACCTTCTGGGCGGCGTCACGTTGGTTCTCCTTGATGTCCCCGATGACCTTCACCTGGAAGCAACGATGCCCCTCGTCGACCTTGTCCTCCACTCGAGACAGGCGCTCCGTGGTGAGCCCCATCTTAGTGTCGAGCTCGATGACCTTGTCACTGGTGTCGTCTACCTTCTTCTTGATATCTGGGATCTGCTCTGTGAAAACAGCCGTCGCGTTGACGGCGCTAGCCATCTTATCAATGACCTCCCACAGCCGGTCAATATCCACAGAGGCCACGTCACTCACCCTCTTTGGTCGAGGTGTGATGCGCATCTTGCTGGGTTTTTGGGTAGCCATAACGCGAAGTCATCCTTCTCTCCTCCTAGTCGCCCCCCACGATCTGGGCGGAGTCAACAATCAACCACCCAAAACCAATCGGAGCGGAAATTGAACCACATAACCAACGTCGGACAATACGCCGCCGCCCAAAAGTCTACTCAAGGCTCCACCTCGTCGTCGAATGGGTCTAGGGGCGTCGAGTCGCCCTTGTGAAACCATGTGTCGAAGGTGTCGGCAGGGAGGCTGCGCCTCGTGAGGAAGGCGGCAAGCTCCGCGTCGAGGAACCGCCGCATCTTTTGTGGAAGCAACTTCCTCGGCGTGCGACGAAGGAGAGCCATCAAGACGTGCAGCCTTCGATTCGTGATCCTCTGCCGCCTCTGAACGACAAGGAGTAGAGCCTCGACCTCTGCGAGAGTCATCGCCATCAGTCCACCGCCTCTTTCATCTTCGTAACCAAGGCGTCGATGATAGCTTGCTTCACCAGAGGGAACTCGCAAAGCTGACGCACTACAAACTCTCGTTGCCCCCGCGCAGTATGCGAGCCGGGGTCGCACGAAGACGCAGCCGAGACACCCACCTGAAACGTGACGATGTGCCGATCATCGACGTAAGCACTGACAATGGGAGACTCCCCGCCCTTCTCGCAGAAGTTGATTTGAATACCCAGCGACACGCTGGATTCGAGGACTTCGCCTTCTGGATTAGTAGTAGTTGTCATAGTCTGCAACCCCGAAGAGGAGCGCCACATAGTCGAGAGCCATGTGCTTGTACTCGCCAGCGTCGTCATTATCTATCGAGAAACCTGGGACCAATGCCGTGCTCGGGATAGTGGTCGTGTGTGTCGCCTTCAGAACCCCGTCGATGTAGAGCTTCGCGTCGGAAGCAGTGACCACCACGGCATATTCACGCATGGTATGGGGGTCCATTGCGATGTTGTCCGTCGTAGTCGCCGACGAACTTGCCGTGGTCACGAATTTGACCGTGTTAGCGTTCGTCCCTCTGTTGACCCAAATATGGTCAGCGAGAATTCCAGACGTGTCGTGCATCCCGCCAAACATCGTGTACCCGTCAGCGTCACCACCCTCGCTAACGATCTGCGCTCGCCACCTGATAGTGAACGGGTCGGGAGAACCAGCGACGATCCTAGTTCGTCCGATAATCGTTGCGTAACTACCGCTCGCCGTTCCCGTCCGAATCCGCAACCAGTGCGGATCACTGTTCAGGAGAGAGCCTCCACCGACATCAGAATCCCATGTAAACGGTGGAGAATCGTAAAAGGATTCGTGCATGAAATGATCGTACAGAGAGAAGAGACCGAGCCCGCCAGAAGACCCCCCAGGGATGGTGATCAGCGCCTCGTCTGACCCAGCATCAGTGACCGTGACTCCATCACCCTCGAAATTGAGCGTACCGTGTGGCGTATTGGGGATGCTGACGCCCTCATCTTGCACGATTACATCGGAGCCAGAACCAGTCGGCCCGGTGTCGCCATCAGCGCCATCAGCACCAGTCGCGCCGATGCCCTCGACACGACTGATCACAAGAGCCGAACCATTCGCTTGCAGTATCAGCAGATTCGTTCCGCTGTTCCGCATCGCCTGCATCTTGAGTTTGTCGCCAGAGTCCAGATCGAGAACCGCGACACGGGTTGCAGTACCGTGCCCCTGAGTCGCTTGACGGTTGTAAATGCCACCAGCGACACCAGCGACCTCGACGTACCCACTCCCAGTGTCGATCATCAGGCGAGTCAAGCTGTCAGACCGGCTCGTGCCCGACGAGGCATCGACCGAAACAGACGCATGTACGAGGTAGGTTCCGTCTTCTCCGATTGTCACTTCAGCAGACGACGCGACGTGGGTAAAATCCGAAGTCTTTTTTCGCTCAGTGATTAGCGGAACGTCGGTCCACCCAGCGTCGATGCTCGTGCCACCAGTCGAATCGTAAGCATCGAAATACTGCGAATCAGCAGCAGACCCACCACCAGGCAGGTTTCCGATCTGCACACGTTTCTTGCTGTTCGAGTCGGCGCTGTCTTCGATCAGTAGGAGGTCGGCGCTGACAGGAGTCGTCTTCTCTGTGACAGCAGAAATCTCAGCAGAGACATTGTCGTGAATCGCGTCTGCGTCCGCGCCACCCGGAAGGTTCGTGATCGAGACCTTCTTCTTTGCGTAGGACGCTGCACTGTCCTCGATGATGAGGACGTCGGCACCCACTGGGGATGCCTTGTCGGCGATGGCATTGATCTCGGCATCCACATTGTCATGGATGGCATCGGAGTCGGTGCCGCTACCCCCAGGCAGGTTGCCGACTTGGACCCGCTTCTTGTTATTTGAGTCAGCACTGTCCTCGATGACCAATAGGTCAGCACTGATCGGAGACGCTTTTTCGGTGATGGCTGAGATCTCCGCTGCCACGTTGTCATGAATCGCGTCGGAGTCAGTACCGCTGCCCCCAGGCAGGTTGCCCACCTGAACTCGCTTCTTGGCGTTCGACGCTGCGCTGTCCTCGATGAGTAGAAAGTCACCGCTGACGGGCGTGACCTTCTCAGTGACCGCGCTGATCTCAGCATTCACATTGTCATGAACAGCCGTAGAGTCGATACCAGCAACAGTCGTCGTCGCCAGCTTCAGCGGTGTGACTGCTCGGGCGTCATCAGTACCCGTGTCGGTCTCGCCCTGTGTCGCGATCTCGATGACGCCCTTCTGAGCCTCGGAGCTTGCCTGTACGCTCGCGGAAACATTCGTGGGGTCCAGAGCATCCTTCTGCCACTTGACGTTGACCTCACCCGCTGGTGCCGCTGGGAGAGAATCGTCGAGATCGACGTCTGTTGACGCCGTAGCAGACCCATTGACCGTGATGGTGTCTCCACCGCCACCACCCGCTGACGGGCCGGTGCGGTCGATGTACTCGATCAGCAGACGAGAGCCATTCGGAGTCGTCTGTTCGTTTGGCTCCGATGCCACGCTATCCAGAACCGTGAAGCGAATCTTGTCACCCGCACCGAGATCGAAAAACGAGGTCATAGAAATCGCTGTGGACAGATAGCCGTTGTTCTCACGGATATAGCCACTCATGACCTGAGATTGCTGCACCCACCCGCCGCCAGTATCGAGATCGAAATGGAGCTGTGGATTGCCTCGGATACCGGCAGCGGTGTCCACCGCAGTCACATTGAGCATCGCCGTGACTCGATACCAACCAGCCGTAGAAATCGTGACCTCGCCCGGAAGCACCGATGTCGAGTGCGTGTAGTAGTCGTCTTTGATCACCTCGGAGGTGAGCGGTACGGTCTGCGCGACGTTCGTCACTGCCATCGCCCCAGTGACGTCGATGCCTTGGAACATCTTGACTGTGACACCAGAGGGCAGGTTCCCGATCTGGACTCGCTTCTTGTTGTTCGAGTCGGCGCTGTCTTCGATCAGGATGAAGTCAGCACTAGCTGGTGCGACCTTCTCTGTGATCGCTGAAATCTCAGCCGCCACGTCGTCGTGGATTGCGTCGGGGTCCGTCCCGCCCCCACCAGGGAGGTTGCCTACCTGAACCCTCTTCTTTGCGTTCGCCGCCGCACTGTCCTCGATGACAAGGAAGTCACCACTGACGGGCGTGACCTTCTCGGTGATGACGCTGATCTCAGCCGCCACGTTGTCGTGGATGGCCGTGGAGTCGATACCCGGCGTCGTGCCCACCTGAGCAGCCGTCACCGCATGAGGGTTCCCGGTGACGTCAGCTACGTGCGTGTCCAGGGTCGAGCCATCTGCCGAGACGTCGCGCCCGTCGACATTCCCGACGTTCGTGACCGCGTTGGCTCCCATGTCCAGACTGCCAGACATGGCGCGAGTCCCGTCAGCCAGGAGATACTGCTCGTGATCGTCATCAGAGAGACCAGCCAAAGAACCATGGTCATTCGAGGTGCCTGACGCCCCTCGGAGCTTAGCTGTGCGCCAATCGACCCACTCCCCACCCGAAGACGTGAGCACCACACGACCCTGCACCACATTGTCGTACACGTTCGCAGTCTGAAAAATCACCGTGCCTACTGCCAACAATTCTGGAAGGGGCAGCACCCCAAAAGCGAGGTTCGCAATCTCGGTCTCGGCACCGTCCCTTGCTTGGTTCGCCGTCGCGTAAGTCGCTTGACCCTGGATAGCGATGTACTTCGGAACCGTCCCGTCGTCCGCAGTGATATTCGTGGCAAAAACGTGACACAGCACGAAGTCACCAATCGCTACTTCCGCCTGCGTGCCGCCGTCATTCCATGCGAGCCTACCTGTCCCCGTGTTCAGAACCGAAAAGCCAGCGACCGTAGTCCATCGCCAATCCGACCCAACGAGACGCCAGATCTCAAGACCGACTGTCGAGGCAACAGCGGCTAGCTCGATACCGAAATCTTCGTCGTAGAACTCGCCCTCAGCGACACTGAACTGAGCATGTGAGTCAGTGTCGCCGTCGCCGATGACGAAATTGGAAAGAGCCATCCCATCTTCAAAAGCCGCCCCAACGGTGCCATGCAAATAATGATGGGTCTCCGGGCTCATCAAAGCGCCATGCAACTCAGGCATCAGACGCCCGTCGTTGTTCACGGCATCCCACAGGACAAAAGCGACAATCGTGTAGTTCACGATGATGTCGTCGGCCTGCGCGTGCGAGGGACTATTGAGACTCGTCATCGAGCCCTCGCTGTCAATGTAGAACACCCACAGACCCTCGGTGTCTGTGATGGTCTCAGTCAGGTTCCCTGTCTCTGTGTACGGGACACCCTCGAGGTAGTATTTGAAACTCGTCACAGCCGGGGAGACCGTGAGAGTCCTCGTGCCGTCATTCCAAGCCAGGTCTACGTCAGAATGATCCGCAAATCCGTTCTGATACCAGTCTGCACGAGAGACCCCGTCCGCAGCGGCACTGACAAGAGCCCACACCCAAGGCGCACCAGCCGCAGTCTGCTTGTAGGGCTCGTTCTCATCCTTGACGGTGACAATGGAACCTTGCTTCGGAGTCGTGAAGACCCAAGCCGCCGAATTCCACTGAGCGATCTCACCCTCATGGGACACAAAGGCCCCGGTCGGAGAACCCCCTACAATGACCCTATAGCCTGTGGATGGGCTGCCGGGTGGCGTGTTGATGCCCTGATCATCAACCGGCCCCTGCCAAACATTCTCACGACTCTCACCAACACCATGGACAACACCATCCTCGAGGATGACGAGGCCCTTGTTCTGGACGTACTGAGTTTGCAGCTCCGTGGCTGGGTTGGAGGACTGCTCCTCCCAGATGACCGCCTCTTCGTAAAGGGGGCCATCATGCGAGTCTGGGGTACGACTCACTCTACTTCCCCTTGGCCTTCTTGGGGCGCTTCGCAGTTGCCTTCTTGACTGGGGGCTTCGCAGCTGCCTTCTTGACTGGGGGCTTTTCTTGCCGCTGGGCCTTCAACGATGGGCCCGGGTGTGCATCCGGTACACGCCCGTCCTCCTCTATCGAGGCCTTGAGCGCCTCAAGCTTTGACATCTCAGCCTTGAACACACCGTTGACGTATCCGGTTGCGTCATCGAGTCCCTTGGCGCGGCCCTCTGACACGTGAGTTGCTATCTCAGCAGCTGTAGCGAGGTTGTCAATCGCACCAACAGCCCGCTTGAGATACCTCTTCGCATAGGCAGCGACCTTGAGTGGCTCACCGACATACTCGTCAATGACACCCTCCTCGAGGTCCTTGTCTATGTGAGCCGCAAGCTGACCCACCCGCTGAGCTGCCAGGATGAAGGCGTCCTTGCCACCCCTGTGGCCGTGGACTTGCGCCCGAGCCTTGTCGCCCATCTCTTCGATGTGGCGACCAAACTCCTCGGCCATAATGGTTTTGATCTGCGCCTTAGCCGGGTTCATTGCCCTCTCCTATGTCAGCGGGTGGGCGGGAGCACGGGCTGCTTAGCCCCAAACGATCATCGAGATGACATCCGGGTTGCTGCCCCCACGATACTTCAGGGCGTACTCGAACTTGAGATCGCCCTCAGCGGCGGTGTCGCCAGGGTAGACATCATTGTTCGCCGCAGCGTCGACCCCATTCCATTGGAGCTGCCCGTTGACGAAGACGTCCACGTCGGTGAGGAAGGTCACACCGGAATAGTCACCGAGCTGCGCCGAGATGTTGGGCCCAGTCGCGCCAGTGACATTGGTATTGGCTGCGATGTCGCCAGTGACCGTTGCTACGGTCTTGTCCCGCGTCACAGCACCAACGGCTTGAACGATGGCGTTGAGAAGGGAAACCTCGCCAAACTGCGCCTCGAAGGCGATCCACTCAGCCGCTGTGTCCGACAGCAACATGCCGTCGCGTGCCCACGTAGCGTCCTCGTTGCCGTCTGTGAGGATCAGCTCACCGGCACCAACCACACGGAGATCGTCGGAACCAGTTGTCTCGACTGTGCCGCCCGTGACGCCGATGTCGATCTCAGTGGCCTTCGTGTCGACCTTCACTTCGTTGGCGAAGTCAGTCGTGACCGCATTGACGTCGAAGACATCGACAGTGGTATTGATCTCCACTTCGGACGTCCCACCGGCAGAGCCCTCAATAACCCGTAGAAGGATGGCCTCGAGGTCGTCTCTGATGGACCAGACAAGCCCGGCGCCCTTGAGGTTGAGAGTCGCATTGGTGGTCAGATCAACAGCAGCAGTACCTTGGTTGTTGTAGGCAGCTTGGCGGTCAGTGTAGGAGGTACCCGCGTCAGCATAGCCGCCACCCCTCCACTGCCCCTCATTCATATCGTCGAAAGCCATACGCTCGGTGTAGGCGTAGTCGATGACCTTGCCCTGGATGTAGGCAGCCGCAGCGAGCTCGAGATCATCACCAGTCGAGTTGACCACGACGAACGAGAGCTGTGCCCGATTCGCTGTCGTACCCGTGAGTGTCGAGCCGTCCGTGTTGGATTCACTCTGGAGCAACGCCATGATCTCGCGCTCTGTGGCGTCAACAATCGGATCACGAGTCGCGTTGTCGACGATCTGCACGAGGTTCTTCGGACTGATGGTGGTCGCCCCAGCAACTTCGTCGAGCGCTGCCGCAGCGAAGCTCGATGAGTAGGCGCAGACTGCACCCTCAGTGGTCACTGCACCGATGGCTGCTGTGGTGTTGGACGGAAGGTCAGCAAGGGCAAGTACCACAAAGGCCTGTGCTGCCGGTACCGTGACGTCGACACCGACCATCGACACGTAGTCGAGGAAACGCTTTCGCTCGATGCCGTGAAGATCCGTGTTGAGGTCGTTGACCCCACGCTGGCTACCGGCGTCAAGAGCCGACGGCGTGTTCAAGTCATCAAACCAGTCCCCGGACTGTCCGTCCAAGAGATTGCTGGCCATGCTCCGCAGAGAGTTGAGGTCATCCTCAAGACTCGACGTGTTCGTCTCGAAGTTTGCCGCAGAGGGGGTTACGGTATCGTCGTAAGTCCCACTCTTGTGGATCTGCGTATCTTGATCGAAAATGGACCTACTCATCGGTTACCCCTTGCTGATCAAATGTCGGGCGCAAAGTCTACAGCCCAGTTCGACCCCGATCTCGGGGTGAACTCTAACTCTATTGTATCGTACCCAGTACCGGCACCACCAGACTCGGACACGACGTAGTCGCTGCCTGAGCCTTCTTCTAGTTTCTGGCCGTTGTAGAAGACTTTTTCCGAGCCCACGCCAAGGTGTACGAAGGCCATGGCTGTGGTGAAAATCTTGGGGTCACCTGTGGGGGTGAGGGGCTGGTTGTAGTACCGCCCACCGGATGTCCCGGTCTCGCCAACGACATCCATGGCCCGGAACAAGAGCTCGTCGTCGTCAGTAGCAACGCCTATCTGCTGCTTCTGACTCCCAGCCCCTGGGAAGTTGGCGTCCCCAGCGGCGGCCGGCTGACTGTCCGACCCAACGAAGTATGCCTCGCCAGGTGTGAGCCCTGTGTATAGATCAGTGAGCCCCTGGAACCGCACCCAACAGGCGGTTGGGCTCTGCTTCGACAGAATGACTGCCACTCCTGGCATCTTGTCGCCGTCGGACGGATCCGCCGCGCCTACCCGGTAACGTGTGCCACTGAAGACGTCCCTGACGTAGACGATGTCCCCCACAGCATCAGCAGCCAGACAGGCCGCCAGCGCTAGGTTCTCCTGTTTTCGTGGTACGACGGCCATATCGTACTCGGCTAGAAGGCTCCCCGCTTGGCAGCCTCGATATCAGCGAGTCTCGATGCTGCCGGAATGGCAGAACCGAACAAGGCACCCACCGCGGCAGCCCGACCAAGAGCTCGAGGCCTGAACCCTGCCTTGCGCGCCGCGCCGCCCTCAATCAAGGAGCCAGCAGCCTGTGCCCCGGCACCAACAAGCGCCCCGACTCCAGCCCGCCTGGCGTACTGCCCGGTGGTGTACTTCTTCCCGGCAAGTCGCTCGACTGCCTTCTCCTTCTCGCTCTGGGACTTAGACTCGCGGATCTGCCCCCTGATTTTACGAAGCTCTTTGCGCCGAATACCCTTCGTGCCCAGATTCTTGACGAACTTATGGACGCGGCCCTTGGCACGCGCGTAGGCACCCTCCTCAGCAAGCTTCATCATGTATACCTGAACGTTGGTCATGGCACCCCTACTCTACCAGAAAGGCGTTGATCTCATCCTCGAGCAGCGCAGAGGCAGTCTCGGTCGTGTAATCCGCCATCCGACCGCCACTGGTACGGCCAGCGAAGACCGACCGCAAGAACGCAGCCTGGCTCTCAAACTCCCCAATTCTACGGTCAGCCCACTCCGTCACGGCGTTCTCGAGAGCGGTCAGCCGCTCCTCTCTTGTCGTCGTTGTGGTCTCTTCTTCCGCTCCGGCCATCAGGAATACCTCATCGCCTTCTTACCGATACTGGCTTTGATTCTCGACACCTTGGAGGGGGTAAGGTTCATCTTCTTGGCAATCTGACCTGGCTTGAGTTGGGGCTTACCACCCTCACCCAGCAGATACTCGTAGACCGTCTGCTCTTGCGGGGCCAAGTCGTACTGGAGAAGCCTAAGTGTCTCCGCTTCCTTGGACGGCTTTAGCTTCGTCATACCCCCACCCTGGAACTTCGAGGAGGGAATCTCCTTACGAAGCTCGCTCTCCATGGCCACAACCTGCTTCTGTGGCCACTTCATGTGATCCGCAATCTCGGTCGATGATGGATCCCTCTGAAGCTTATCGGCCAACAGATCCCGCTCAGTCTGGAACTGGTTGATCTTGTAGATCCTGGTCTCGGATATACGACCCACATTCTGGTACGTGGCGATGAACCTCTTGCCCTTCTTCAGCTGATGGGTGAGGTGGGTATTGAGTGCGGCCCGTTGGGGGTTGTAGCCCTGCACCGCCCTGATCGCCTGAATCTGGAACTCGGCATGAACCGCCGGCTTTGGGATGTTGACCCGACCTGAATAGACATTCGACTGCTTACGGATGAGGGGCTCGAGCTGCCTCATCAAAGGCTCAAGGTCGTCAGCCTTGCGCCCATTCTGGTCCCACTGCTGCCAGAGCTGGAGATCCTTCTTGGACCTCGCGGTGGCTGCCTCTTTCTCCAGTGCATCTTCGGAGCCCAGGAACTCCTCGACTGGATTGAGCATCGTCGCCATCAAACACCCTTCCCAGTCTGTGCCATCAATCCAAGCACCTGGTCGTTCAAACGCTGCTTCTGCGAGGCCGTGTCGTAGAGGACATCCTCCACACCCTTCTTCGGACCAAAGAACCCACGAGGCCTCGAGGCGTAACGCTCAACCTTGACCGACCGCTCCTTGGGCGGCAAATGATCATGAGACTTGTAGCGCCGAGCTCGACCAATGACCTGACGCAACCTCTCCTCGTTCCAGTGCGGCTCGAGCACCTGGACCTGCCGAGTGCCCTTGAGGTCCAAACCCTCGCCGCCAGCACCAGACACGAGCAAGGCCTTCACCTTCCCTGCATTGTAGTCGCGAACGTTCTGGTCACGGTCCTTCTTCTTCATGTCTCCGCGGAAAGACGTGTGCGAGATACCCTTGTCGGTGAGCTCCTTGGAGTAGTCGTCGAGTGTGCTGAGGTAGTTGGCGTAGACAACGGCCTTGTGCCGGGGATTGCGACCAGCCTCGGACTTGAGTCGGCCAACGGCGCTCTGAATCTTCGGGGACGCCCCGGGGTCACCATCGCCAGAGTACTTCTTCTCCGAGCTCGAAATCTGCCGAGTCTGGGCTTGGAACTGATTGATACTCGCAAGGTCTTTGTGGTCCGGTGGTAGCCCCTTCCCCAAACGCATACGGGTCATCCACGGGAGCTGCCCCCAGGCTTGGTCGTGCAGAGCAGACTGCCGCCGAGTCATCTTGACGTTGACGCGCTCCTCACTGATTGAGGGGAACCCATCCTCAGCGTTACCGTGGTAGTCGACCCACCTGTTCAGGACCCTACCAAGCTCCTTCTTATGAACAATCTTCGGATCCTTCGCAGCAAACGGATTGATCAACGCAAAGAAGCCCTTGTTCGGCTGCTGAACAAAGCGCTTGCGGAACTCGGTACCCTCCGGAAGCGCCTTCCCGCCAGCTGCAATATTCACCAGCGGAGCAACGTCCTCCGGCATGTTGTAGACCGGGGATGCCGTGAGCAGCATGCGCTTACTCGCCTTCGACTGACGCAGGAGCTTGTAGCCCTTGGACTGCGGATTGCGAACTCGATGAGCCTCATCAACAATCAGGAGGTCACCTCGAGGTGGGTTGCCGTCCTTGACCGCCTTCTGGATACTCTCAACCTTGATAGGCAAGCTACCCTTGACGTGCTTCTTGATCTCCTTCTCATAGTTCTCTCGAAGAGCCGCCGGAACAAGTACGCGAGCTCGCTGCGGACCCAGATCTACTGCGGCACCGATAGAGCTGAACGTCTTACCCGAACCGGTACCGTGCGCCACCACAAGACCAGGCTGCTTGCGAATCTTATCGACGACCCGCTGCTGGTGAGGAAGCAGAGTCGACTTCAACTCAGCACCCTCCTTCTTGAACTCATCCCCCTCGCCGCCGGCTAGCCAGGCACCGTACTTCTCTTCAGCGTCGTGAACAGGGTCGTGGAGAACCTCGCTTGGCGTCTTGGAATGGAGATCTTTGCCCAGCAGGGTGTCCACGCGGTACGGACGCGCGCCCGCACGGGTCTGCATGAAACCACCCATCTGCTTACCAACTGCGTCCTTCTCCATGGGTCCATCCTACTCCGCGCCCAACGCTCAACCAAGCTGCCCACGCGAACGATACAGCTCGTCAACGTAAGCTGCCACCTTCGCGGCCCGAGGAGCCCGCTTATCGATCCGTACCAAATTGTCGTTCCGATTCTGCCCCTCTTCGGACCTTTCCCCCGATGCCGTAGGTATCCCCAAGATATAACGCACAGGTCTGGCGCCCTCACCCTCTTCCGGCGGTATCAGGTTACGAAGGTTGGCACCATTCTCCCCGTGACCAAACGCCCGACTATGGAATCCCTCGACACCACTGTTGACCCTCCCGTTGGCGGGATTGATCTTGAGGTCACGACTACCCAACATGTCGACCATGTCCGCAACTGGGCGCCAGTTATACGCTCGGACGAACTCATTGACGTCCATCCCCGACTGGTGCTGGAGCGCACTGTAGGAGCGTACCAACAGATCGACGGCCCGCTCGATAGAGATGGCCATCTCCGCGTCCTGAACCGTAGTCCCGTCATCACGAATAGGATCCTGCGGACCTCTTGCACGAGAAGCTGCGTCCGCCGATTGATCTTCGGCGTCTGCTGTTGGCGTCGCGGAACGCTGACCCATACTGATGACCGTCTGGTCTGTGATGGATCCAGTACCAAAAAACTGATTGTAGGTTCCGCCGATCTGGTCGTTACGCCACACGTCACTCATCCAAGGCGGCCGCATGAAGTCCTCGATTGGAACATTGACCTCGGCGGTCTCCCCCTCTTGGTCCTCCGTGATGCGGTAAGCCACGAAGGTCACCATGGTGTCCTCGTCGCCTACCAACGTCACAACCTCCGGACCGTAAGCCTCAGCCTTCTGGGTCAGGCCTACCTCAGCCTCGAGGTCCGTTCTACGAGGACCACCGCTCCTGAACGTCCCGAACAGAAGATGCTCACCAGTCTGCTGAGTGAGCCGCTCCACTGCCGTGATGGTGCCGTAGTTTGGACCCATCTGCCCGATACGTGGTGGATCCTGCTCCGGCGCGGCCACGGTGAGACTATCGGTGCTGTTGGCGTCTGTGCGGCGCCGAATGGTGTAGCGGTTCGCTCCCAGAAGCTCATCGTTATCCCGGTGAGTTCGGGCGGTCGAGTATGTGTAGGACGTCGACGCACTGCTCTGGTTGATAGAGTGGTTCAGGCCCATGATCAACCCAATGAACTGAGTCGGAGCCGTCTGCCGTAAGATAGCCCAAGCGTCCAAGGGACCCCAATCCTCCCCGGGTGTAACAGTCCCGTCCTTGTTACGGACCAGGCCTGGGTAGTTCTGCGAGAAGGCCTCATCGAGAAAACTCACACCGCGCATACCCGACAGCTGTACCTGCTCCACCGTCATGGGAGCGTCGATGAGCAACGACGGGAAACCGCACACAGCCCAGGGGTTGAACTTGCCAGAGGCACTCATAGCCCTTGAAGACCAACGGTTCTTGAAGAATTGGAAGTTGGCAGCCCGACTCACGTAAGGAACTCGCGCCCCACGGTAGCTCACCTGGCGTGTCCTCGAGGCCACCATGTTGACCTCACTCATCCGCTCAAAGACAGGCACAACTCCGGTGTAGAGCTCGTGATCCATCAACCTCCCGGCGTAGGCCGCCCGTCGAAGAGTTGCGTTCTCAGCGTCGTCACGACGACTGCGGCTTTGCCTAACTCGAGAGTTGGTACCAAGAACCTCCACATCGGGAGCGTAGTAGACGCTGTTCAACAACGCATCCGACCCAAAGATCTCATCAGTGACCGTCAGCCGCATTCGAGTCACCTCCCGCATGTGCTGACGGGAGAACTGGACCTGATTGTACAGTTCGGGGAAAATCACGTTACAGCGAGGAGGAGAGCACATGAAAATATCTGGTCTGATGATCTGGCTGTTGAGCCTGGAAGACTCAATCACCGTCTCGGTGTAGCCCTCACTACGCGTGATGGGGATGGTCGCCTGCCCACCGTGCATTATCCGATGTGCCTCAGCGAGCTTGGTGAGAGCCACAGTTCTTCTGGCCTGCCCAGCATTTGCAAACCAGTACCGGTAGTTCGCCTCGTGTACCGTCTCTTCCTCGAGATTGTCGACACTCGTCCACGTCTGCTCCTGTGTACGTAGCGTGGTAGCGAGAGCCCTGACAGCGACACCGGCTGCGTGCAAAGCGCTGTGTGCCCCCTGGATGCTATACCGGGACTGGTACGGTTGTACGCCGATCTTGGTCGCCCGAATGGCATCGGCCAGACTGTTCAGTTGCCCCGACATCCTGCCGACTCTTGGGTTCAGCGTAGTGTTGACGTAGCTACGCAACGTAGTCATGTGGGCGACTACCTCACCCGAGATCTGCAAACCCCGAGTGGTACTCGTAAAGACCCGCGTAACCGAGGCGCCAGTCGCCACCCTACGCGTCCTCGCCCGCTCGAAAGAGTCTGCCGACTGATACATCGCAATCGGATTCGGGATCGTATTGTGGAAAATGAACTTGTTGAGGAGGTTCAGTATTTCCCGGAAACTGGCGATCTTGCCCAGCCTGCCACCGGAACTCCTGGTCCAACGGTTGAACGCCCGACGCGGAAAGAGCCGCTGACTCGAGGTGTCACTCTCCGATGCAGCAAGCATATCGATCAAATGAAAACGCAACTCGGCCATCGTGAAGAAATCGTTGACCCCACGGAAACCGCGACGACTGTTGTACACCCCACCCACCCGCTCGAGCAGATGGACGATCCCCGACAAAAGCCCCGTAAGCTCAGGCCGAGCTCGAGAGCGCCGGTTGACTACATCAATGATCGTACTGGTGGCGCTGCTGAAGAAAGTATCGAAGAGCGTGGTTCCTGCACCAATGAACTGCGCCGTCCCGTTACCAGTGAGGGAAGAGACGTTGACCTGGTACTGGTAGCAGGTATCCCAGTACACCGAGAGATCCAAGCACGAAAGGATGATGGACCGCTGGCTGTCCGACTTGACGAACTGGTAGCCGATAACCTCCCCAGTGAAGAAAATTTTCCACAACCTGTCCTCTAGCTCTGGCTCCTCCGTGTAGGAGCTCCCGCCGTCATCGGAGCCGGTGTGCTGATCTGAACGAATAGCACCTGCGGCAGTGCTACCGTCAGTGGCCGGGAGGTCGCCTTCGGGCTGTTCGGCCCTGAGCTCATCCGGCAACCCCCGGAGCATCGAGCGACGCAACTCATTCGGAAGCTCACGCAGCACCGAGGTACGCAACTCGGGGGGCATGTCCCGCAATATCTGCATTCTTTGGTTGGCCGACGGGGCAGCAATAACACTCCGGGCCGACTCACTCAGCGGTCTATCGTTCTCCGCCTCCGCCACCTCATCAGAGGTCGCGGCCTGATCCACATTCCCCACCGAGACAGTGGCCGCGTCAGACGGCCCGCCGTAGTAGTCTTTGAAGAATAAGTGAACAAGCGTCCTGGGGTGGAGCTCGTGCGCCTTGTCCGTAGCCGGAATCTGGATCTGACACTGCGCAGGGGCATCCGGTTGGATACTCAAGTTGGCTGAGATGACCGGGACCTCGTACCCCTCCAAGAACAACCGAAGACTCAGGTGCTGACCAACAGCCACTACAGCAACCCCGCCGAATCAACTATCATGCCGAAAGGCACCTCTCTGGGGAAGATGGGCGGTCTGGGCGGGCCGGCCGAACCGATAGCGGGAGCTGGATCCTGATTACTCCGGAGTCGGTTGCCTCCGTGTTCTATGATTTCCGTCTGCGCCCGCCCAGCGCGCCCCATCATATCCCAGAACTTCTGAGTCTCTGGGGGTGGCGGGAGCTGGGTAGTCGTAGCAATGACGGAGTCAGCGGTTGCGGCAACGGTGGTGCCCGCTGTGAGGAGCGCATTGACCCCTACGTCGAAGTTACGATCAGCCGCCAACCACTTGTCCGCCAGAGACAGCGGTGACGCGAGCTCCCCCGCAGACGGGGCAGGATCAAGCCCCTCCAAGAACTCATCCCTGTTGTCCGTGAACTGGCCACGAAGAGGGATCTTCCTCGGATACTCAGAGGCTACCCCCGGAGTCTGGAAGCTGCGCACCGTATCACTGATCACACTAGCAGTCTGGAGCGCCGCCACTGCCCTGTTCATGAACCCAGCTACAGAAGGATCACCCGCAGTGATGAGACCGTTTCGAATCATCGTACTGATCATCGCCTGATGGCCCAGGTAGGCAAAACGGTTCGCCTGAATGACCGCTTCAGTACTGAGTTCACGCTGAAGGTTTCGATTCTGCTGCCAGAGCTGGAGCGCCCTGGAATAGCTATCGAGCTGGGTGTAATCGATCTCGTTGGACGGGACCGGGTAGTTACGCTCGCCGAGCGCCGAGATATCTGTGTGGCCCGTGATGAACATCTGGAAGTTGAAGGGGATGACGTTGGGCTGGTTCGCGTTATCGGTAGCGCTCGCCCCAACCATGTACCCCTCGACGATGACGTCGTCGTAAATGAGGTAGAGTCGGGCGCCCATCTCAACCAGACGTGTGCCGCGAAAGTACCGCTCGTAGTTTGCCCAGAACTCGGAGCGCCAGTTGAAGTCAGCGGTGTTGAGTAGCAGACCGCTGACCCGCAACATCCTCGGGGCCTCACCGAAGAAGAAAATGTAGCTCTCGCCAAAGGTGTCGACGATCTGCTGCTTCTCGTGACGCTCCTCCTGAACCGACTGCACCAAGAAGTTGGTGTACTGAGTAGTGAAGTTCATCCCCTCACTCTCAATGTGCTGCTCACCGGCCGCGTCAATCACAGGCATGAACGCCCCATTGGCGCCCATGACACGAATCATCGCGTAGGTGTTCTCCTTGATCTGTATGCCCCGCAGCGGTCGACGAACCGGCTGCTCATGTCGGGCATAGAGCTCGTGGACCATCTCCTCGCGCTCACGCTCGAACGGTTCGGATTGCGCTTCGATGTAAACAGCCATTGTCCCTCAGATCGTCATGCCCGTTTTGATGAGGGCGTCCTTGATTTCCTTGTCGACCGGCGGCACGGGGAAGCGGGCCCCAGCACCCCCACCCATCAGGTACGGGTAAGCCGACGCCCGAACGAGATTGAGGTATGGGTCTTCGGGGACGATGGTATCACGAACGATCAACGTCACCCGTTGGCCCCCGACAGTGGACCGAATACGCTTCTCTCGGCGACCTATGCCGACGTCTTCGCTAGGTACGGGCCGCTCGTATGTCTTACCGAATCCCTCGCCTACTACAACTGCCATAATTTACTCGTCCCCATCCGGTTGAATGATTTCACCCTTCTTGTTGATGGTAATCTTGAAATCGTGCTTCTTGTTCATCAGCATTGTTGTGAGCTTGACCATGGTCTTCAGGTGCATCACCTGCTTCTTGGCCAAGCTCGGCAGATCCTGATCCTCATCGGGGGCACCATCCTGTCGATACCGCTGCGAGCGATTCTGTGCCAGGTCAACACCCTTCCTAAGAAGATCCTGCCCCGTAAAGCCGTCCGTATCTTGAATATCAGCGAGATTACCCTCAAGGTGCTTAGTGAGACTGGCGGTCGTAACACCCTTGGCCAGATCTATCCCGCCCTGCTCCTGCATGTGCTTCATCAAGTCGGCCGTGTCCACCTGCTTGAGCCGAATCTTCCTCAACCAAGCGTTCTGCTCCCTCGGGGTCTTCCCCAAAGCACTGAGCCCCTCCTTAGTCATGGTGCCGAGAGACGCCTTCATGAGCGCCTTTATGCGCGCACCCTCTTGCCCCTTGCCGCCACTTATCAGCCGGCTCCCCTTCTCGAAATTGCCTTCCCCGACCCTACGAACCCAATCGCGCACACCACGAATTGCCGCCGCCTGATAAACGCCGCGACCTTCGGTATCAGCGTCCAACACACCGAGGACATCCTGCCCAACGTCGGTGTGCGCGTACTTCATGAGCCAGCGATCTTCGTCCTCCTCGGGGTTGTCACCTCGCGCACGCTTGTCGACGATGGCTTGGAACGAGTTTGCGGCCACCTTAGCTTCAATGTCCTTGAGACCGCTTGCCTTACTGCGTAGGTAATCCTGGAGCTCCTCAGCCTGTTTCGCTCGAGGAACAATGGCCAACCCCTCCTGATTCGCAGCCTCGGTCTCGGCCATGTCCCTCAGTACCTCAGCAGTACCCTCCCCATCCTCCTCCGACGACTTAGCAATGGCCTTCATCGCGCGCTTGGTACTGACACTCAACTTGCTGGCCTCCTCGCCAGACATAACCCCGCCACCACCGCCGCCGCCTAGCGTAAGAAGCTCGGCACGAGCCGCCTTCTTTTGCGAGGCGCTGCCGCTGGTCAACGCTTCCAACTGCCCAGCGAACTTCGAGTTCCCGGACATCAGCTTGCGGACACCCTCCAAACCACCACCAAACTTACCGCGCCACTCAGTGTCGTAACCAGATGTCTTCAGCACGATATCTCCGCGCTTCTTGGCACCCGCTGTGAAGAAATCCTGAGCAGCGTTCGTAGTCTTCTTCTGGTAGGCGGCCATCGCCTCCCTGTCGTACGCCAACTTGGAGTACTTACCGGAAGAAGCACCGCCCCCGAAAGCGCCAATGTCGTAGTCAGACCCCTCGAGCTTGCCAGAGCCGGCCTCCATTATGGCCATCTTCTCCATGAAGCTCTTGCCGGCGGTCATCTGCCTGAACTCTGGGCTCTCCTGCTCAAGGAAATTGACCCGCTGAATGTGGGCATCCACAGCCCCGGTGGCCGTGGTCATAAGACCCACAGACCCAGCTGCATCGCCGCCACTCGTCACTGCCTGCTGAATACTACTCTCCAGCGCAGTACGTTGCTCGTTCGTCATATCCACACCTGCCTGAGCGTTACTCCACTCAGACTGCATGGCTGTGAGGTGTGCGATCTTGGCCTTCCGGCTGGTCTTCGCCCCAAGACCGCCGTACTTGTAAGCTCCCATCGTTCGGAGACTTCGCTCGAGACCCTGCCCTCGCATACCCAGATTGCGCCCAGCGTTGGCGAGACTGAACATGGGAGCGTCACCGGGAGCGTACTCCCGACTAATCTTCTGAAGGAGCTGGGCGCTCTGCTCAGAAGACCGCCCGAACAGACCACCCTTACCCGTGGAGCGGAGTTCGATGGCGGCCGCCTTGCCTGCCTCCGACATCCGCAGATCAATCCGACCCTCCATCTCACCAAGAAGATCCTCGACAGCCTCGTTGACAGAATCAAGCGCCTCATCCCCGGCTCGCTTGATACGACCAGATACGTTCCGCTCCCACGACTGATTTACGCGACGACGGAAACCCTGAAAGCCCCCAACCTCACGAGCTTGCGACCTACCCTCCATCTCAATTTGCTGCCGCATCCGAACTTTCTTCTCTTGTAGGATCTCCGGCATCTTGCGGAACTGCTTGATGTCAATGTCGATCTCTTCCCGACTCCGACCTGTCTGCCGCATCAGCCAACGCTTCACCCTCGGGTCCTCCATCTCGAGGCCCTTCTTGCCCGCAATGTGCTGCCCAAGCATACCAATCATCATGCTTTGGCCGCCCTCAGCCATGGCTTGCCCAGCGATCCTATCCTGGTCGAGGAAGAACGAGCTCCGCCTACCTCCGGTCTCTCGAATGTTCTTCCGCCCCGAGCTGAGAACCTGCGCAAAGCTGACATCACCAGCCATGACCTTGTCCAACATGCCCTTGTCGACTCCGCCGTCCTGGTCCCACATACCCGCCAGCATGGCCCGGCCAGCACCACGCTTCATGAAGCGGCCGTTGCTCTGCATCTGTCGAGCTGCCAGAGCCTGCGCGCCGGCGGCACCAGTCAACCCACCCGTGGCCTCCGCTACATCCTCATCACTGAGAACGCCCATCTCCATGGCCAGGCGAGTGTTGCTGGCCATCTCCTTCATCGCGTTGGAGCCCGTGCGCCCGAGCATGCCCATGGACCGACCCATCATCGTGCCCTGCTGGCCGATCTGCTGCATCTCCTGGGTAGTCATGCCACTGGCACCGGCGAGCATCCGCGTCCGCATGAGTGAGGAACTAATGTCCTGCCCACTGAAGAAGCCTTGATTACGCTGACCCTCCATGAGACCGGCCGCCTCATCGAGCGAAGTGTGCATTACCTTGGCAACATCCTTCAGAGTATCGACGGTCTTCTTGAACTTCTTCTTGAACTCATCGATGCCCTGACTTCCGCGAAAGAGCCCCATCTGGGCCGTCTTGTCCAACGTGCGGGTGAGCTCGTCGAACCCAGTGAACATGTCGTTCTCGGACATATCCCGCATCATGGACGACATCTGGCCCATCTCTTGATTGTTGAAGCCCACGCCCCCGCGACCCCCGCCAACACCCATCTTCCCGCCGAACCGTTGCCTCATCACACGATTGACGTCCTGCCGCTCCCTGAAACCCTCGTAAGCCTGCTCCCCGACATAGGCCCCCACGGCCATTGCGCCAGCGGCACCCATGGCCGTCATGCCGCCAGCGGCCATGACAGCCCCACCCAACGGAAGTGCTGAGAGAGCCGCGGTACCGGCACCGTACCCGGCAACAGCCCCAGCGCCCGTCGCCATCCCACCAACCGCCCCAGCGGCACCAAAGCCCAAGGTAGCCAAACCAGCGACACCGGTAACGCCCGCGGCGATATTGGCCATCCCGGTGCCCATGCCCGCCATCGTGCCAAGACCGGCCCCAGTCAGTTGCTCCGAGAAGCCCTGACTCATGTACTGCCCGGGCATCTGGTAGGGCATCTGCGCAGCCATCTGCATCAGGCCGCCCTGTTGTGGACCCCCGCCCCAACTGGTGTTCATCCCGCTGGCTTGTGGGGGACCTGGTGGTGCGCCGGGACCGTACCCGCCGAACATGCTGCCAGGTGGGCTAATTTGTTGGGCGTAGTTCGCCGCATTCCCGAACATGGCCTGCTGCTGCATAGCCATGGCGCTGATCTGGTGGGATGACATCATGAGGACACCTCAGCTCTGCGACTCTCTATCATACGAACCCCTCTGAGCAGATTACCACAGCGAAAGAACGACAGCGTTTTGGGCATAAGAACGGTACAGAAAGGAGGCTTCTATGTTGGAAGCCCTTGCAATTTTCTTCGGCCTCGGCGCGGCCGCAGAAATAGTTGGTGTTCTGGTAGGCACCAACGCAGGCATCAACGCCGCCGGCAAGGCCGTAGAGACGTACGGCGACAAAGTACGAACGGAAACGAGAGCCGAGTGCGACGAGGAGATGGCCAAGAGGGCCGTGGAATCGTCGGCCGCGGCCACAGACAAGGCCAACAAAGCGTGGGGAGAGGCGATGAAAGGCGTCCAGAAGACCCACGCCAAAGAGATGGTCAGGGCAGCAGAGACTGCCCAAAACAATGCGGTCAGGGCGCTGATCGCGTCCGGCCATCTCCGCAATCCTGAGTAGCCGGCTCACCTACCCACCTCCGGCTCTTTCTTAGCTAGGCAAGACGACCACACCAATCGGTATAAGAGTCTTGAGTTGAACTGGTATCAGAATGCGTAAAGCAGACTCACCCGGGACTACTGGCGGCCGACCTTTCTTAGCTGAGCATGTACTGCCGTATGAGGAACGTCTTGATCGCCGCAGCCTCATACGGAATCAGCGGGCTGTCCTTCTTCTCCTGCGTCAGCCACGTGCTGTACTCCATTAGGACCCTGTCCAACGTCTCCGACAACTCCTTCAGCGACTTCGGCTTCCGCGCCAGGTGCAACACAATCTCCTGATTCTGTGGCCACTTCTTCTCCGCCATCGGGTGCCTGCTCCTCTCCGAAGTCCCCACCGAACTCCTGGGTCTCCACTTCTGGTTCGGCTGTTTCCTGTTGCGCGCCAATCTCCTGCGACGCTGCCTCGAGAGCCTCCTTCTTGGCGTTTTCGAGCTGCTTGGCCTCGAGCTCCTTCTGCTCCTCTGCGCGCTTGGAGAGCTCCTGATCCACCAACGCGTCAAAGGCCGCGTCATCGATCTTCAGGTGCTCACGAATGATGCGACGCATAACGGAAACACGGACACCATTCGTGTAGACCATGTTACCGATCTCACGCTCATTCTTGAACAGCAGACCAATGTGCTGGTTGACGCTCGAGATGACGTTATCGAGCTTTTGATCCAGCAGCTTTATTGCCTTTAGAGGCCTTAGTCCCCCGCTTTTTTGCTGAGGCTTTTTTGTCGCTTTTCCGCTTCTTCTCCCCATCTCCTACCTCCATCTTGTCGATCTTCTCCAGCTCCTCGCGCAGCGGAGTACGACAGACCTCGTCAATCTTCGTCAGAACGTCGTCGACAGCGTCTTCCCCGTGCTTCTCCTTGAGCCCCTTCATGTCGTAGGCCAAGGAGAGCACCTCCTCATAGACATCGATCTGTGCCTGGAGACTTCGCTTCTTCTCGAACAGCTCTTTGATTGTTGACATCATGCCACCAAGAAAGCGCGCAACCTACCCTCGAGGTCAGCGCCATTGCTGAGATCCTTGTAGATGCTTTGCAGTGAATAGAGCACGCGCACGCGCTTGGCGCGAGCAGCATTGATCGTCTCACCACCTCGATACTTGTTGACCTCGTTCTCCGTCCTACCTCGGATGTCCAACGGATGCGTCTTCATGTAGATGTCGGCGTCAGAACCGAGCCTGATGAAGTACCTAGCCAGCACCCTCGCCCAATCCTGCGCGGTCAACCTGAAAAGCTTCATCTCGTAGAGCTCGCTCTGCTTGAACTGACGGCGGCACTTCGGACAGACAGCTATCTGCATCATCGACGAGACGAGGTTCGGCGGAATGAACCCCGGGCACCGGTCATCCGGGCAGGGGAACAACGGCTCGTCGCCACCACCGTCGAAAGCTGACCCACTTCGAAAGACGATGATCGAACCCGGGAAGTGTCCCGACGTCGAACGGTCCTTGCCGAAGTTGACCTCGATCTTGTGGGCAGCCACCACCCTCTCGATTTTGAACATCTCGGCCATCGCCTGGCGCTTGCGCTCAACGATGACCAGCTCTTCTGGTGTAAGATCCCGTGTAAGGTGCTTGGGATCAGCCCGAGCCGAATCAAGAACCTTCTGCTGATCTGGCCCGAAAAACTCACCCATCACCCGCCTCCGATATTGTGGGCGCCCTTTTGGCTCTTGCCCTTCTCGAAGAAGCTGCCCTCTGGCTTATTCCTGTTCGCTCCGCCGAGTAACGGTATGGACACCACCTGCCCATTCTCCATGACTGCGCCATCGGCGCCCCGACCAGTGAACATGTCCTCTTCGTCGCTCAAGGGAACCGGCCCCTTACCCTTCTTCCGCACGCCGGCCCTAGACGGCGCACGGGGAACAAGCGGGGGCGGAGCCGGCATATCGCTCATCCGAGACACGAACATATCGATCAACCGACACAAATCACGAACTGCTGTCCGGAGCTCCGGGGACGAGACGACGAAATTCCAGAAGAATTTCATCTTGTCACTGGCCTCGTCGTACATGATCTGCCGACAAACGTGGAGGTTCCAACGCTCATTCTCAGGAAGAGACTCGCCGCGAAGCTCCTCTTTACAAAGAACCCTGAGAAACTGGTGTACCCACACCTCCGGGTCGTACACCCGAAGACGAAGACGTGCCTGTGTGGGGGGACCCCCTCCGACAGTCTTCCCACAAGAGCACTCGTGCTCCGCCATCTCCGGGTCCGACTGACTCAGGAGCTCAACGTAGTGCCCCTTGTCTGACTTGAGCGCCGACAGAGCTACACCCAGCTGAGCGGAGCAAGCCAGTTCCTCTTCGGTCATCGCTCAGTTCCTCCCGAGATCCGAGTCACACTGCTGCGGTACCTTCTGCGCGAACGCTGCCTGCTCCGCCCGCTCCTCCGCAATCTCCTGTCGGCGGACTTTGAGCCCAGCATCCATCTCGGCCCAAGCGGCACGCATCTTCTCCCACGTGTTCGCGTACTCGAAGCGGAATCCGTTGTTCGTCGACGCAGACACCTCGATACCATCTCGCGTTACGACGATAGCCCCGAACTCTCGTTGAGCGTTCTTGTTGAGCAGCCCGGAGTTATAGATTTCACTCGCTTTGTCCAACACTGTCTGCCTCCTCGAACATTTGAGCCACGTAACCAACCGTCGCCTTCAGTGGCCCAAGCCTCGCGCTCTTCGCACAGAGGAGGACGCACTTGTCATCCGGCAACGCCGGAAGTTGAATCAACGGCATGTTCCAGAACATGGTCGGAACGTGATCCTCTCTCACGTCCACACCTAACCACCTCATGAAATTGACGACGCTGCCTGTAACCACACCAACGCCGGCCATCTTCTTCTCCGACGCCCGAACCATCATCACAGTCAACTGGGCAATGGCGCCGACGTTGAGCCGAGCTCCCTCCCCCTTCTCCACCTCCTCGAGGTCGACAGCTTGGATGGCCTGCCAGATGTCCGTCGGGTCATCAGTCTCGACCTCCCCAAACGGTGGCTCACGATTAGGAACCAGCATGTCGACCTCAATGACCGGCGGCTCCGCGGTGAGAACCATCTTTCGAACTACGGCATCCTGCCCCAAGATGGCCCTGACCATCTCCGCAAGAGAGTCCGCCGTCGACTTCTTCGGAAGATCAAACTTCCGCTGGACTGGTACAAGTTCCGCCATCAGAGCTGATCCACCTCCGCTGAGCTCTCATGAGCACCACGGAGCGCCTTGAAGTAGTCCGTGATAATCCGTGTCATCGTCGTATCCTGTTGCCGGGCGAACCACCTCACCCAAGCGAGCAAGGAGGAATCGATACGGCAGCTAAGGTGCCCCTTCTTCTCCCTCTTCGATCGCAAGAATGTCACCCTCGTGGATAATGAACTGGTCATGCCCAATACAACCCGAGGCCCGAATTGAATCACCAGTGTGCGTGTTCTTCAGGTACCTGATGTAGAGCACCCGGTCACCTGGAGCTACTTGAGGCGGCACAAGAATATCCTTCTTAGTCAGCCTCCCGGCCCCAACAGCAAGCACAGTCCCCCACTGATGCACGTCATCGACGGCCCGGGCCGGGGCGAGGACACCGGGAATGATCTCCCGTTCCGCGTCCTCCAATGGGTCGAACTGAACGAGAACCCGATCCCCTACAGGCCTGACGCGCACTTCACTCACTGAGCACCTCCTACATCGATGTCCTTGGGCATCCGCGTAGCCGCAGTAGCTTTCGGGGTCCTACCCGGTGGTGCCGCCTCGGGACCGTCCTCGTTGGTCTCAGCCAGGTCCGGGTGCAGATGCTCGAACAGCAGTTTCTGAAGCTTGTCGCCCACGGGGAATGACTGTTTCATCAGGTCATTCGGGAACTTCCGAACCTTCCCCGGCTCCATCTCCACGCCGAGCTCCGTCATGATGTTCCCCTTGCGGTCCGTGACCTGCCACATCAGCAGCGGGAGAGGCTTCACGCCCAGTAGGGTGTTCTTTGGACCCTTCGGCACCTTTGTGGTCTCGTAACTCTGTACTTTGCCGCCCATCTTCTTCCTCCGTAACCATGTAGATCATTGCTCCGGCGCCCGATGGGGCAAAGTGGAGCGTCTTCCCGTTATCCAGTAGAATGCGCTCAACGATGCACCTACCGGGGCTAATCGGCGCACCGCAGTCGAACACGACATCGGTCACCTTATGGCTCATCAGCAGGCCCTTCACAGTCCGCCAGTCCGCCACATCCTTCGGCAGCCCGAGACCGTTGAGGTAAGCCCAAAGTGCGCGGGGACCAAGGCGGACAACATCGAAGAAGTTGCCGGCCCCGAGCGTCGCCTGCACTGCTGCCTTCCCACACAGCGGACAAGCGAACGTGCCCCGCAACAAGAGCTCAACGTACCCCTCCTCCGGCAGATCGCCGTCAATCGCAAAGAGGACATTGCACTCCGGGCACGTGAATCCCGCCAGCTGCATCAGTAAGCCTCGACCCCACCATCATCGTCATCTAGGTCGTAGTTCTGCTCACCTGGATCCGAATCATCACCCTCCGCACCGCCCGCAGCAAAAGCGTCGAGGTCACGAGGAGGCTCAGGATCAGGGTAAAACCCCACTGACTCGAGCAGTGCCTGGGCCGAGTCACCTTGACCAGTGTGCTGCTCCTCGAGCTGGCGAAGCTGCTCCGCCGCGTCGAGCTCGTCCTGGGGGATTGGGCCCGCTGCAAGCTGATGACCGAGGTGGCCCTCGACCTGCTGTCGAACGTCTTCAACTGTGGGGACCGGTTCCACGTAAGGGGACTGAGTCCCATACGCTTCCTCTTGTGCCTGGATATGGAGCTGCTCAAAAGCCCCGACCAGTTGCCCGTAGGTCAGTGCGTCAATAGGTAGCTCAACAGCTCCCCCATCGAGCAAGCCGACCACCATACTGTGCTGACTCTGCCCAAGCTCGAGATTGACCTCGGAGCTCAAGTGCTTGATGACCATCATCGCGGTACTCCTGGTGGAAGCTGTGACCCCTGAGGGGGACCCTCTGTGTGACGAACCAACTGCCGAAGGGCCAATGATCCCTCAACCATAGCCTTGACCAACTTACAGGGATCCGTCACCTTATCCGCAAACGCGACACACTGATCAGTGCATCGTCTGTCAGAACTAAGCCAGCAGCGCAGGTTATTCTCTCGCACTGATCACCCCCTTCAGCACAGCCCCAAAGCCCGCTCTGGAAAACTCGACGAGCAGCTTCGTGATATGAGCAAGATTACCGGGTGTGTGATCTTTGGTGACAAACTCGAGCCTAACGAGCTCACGACCAACCTGCGGGGCGATATCCCGCTGAAGAAAACGCATGAACTCGATGAACGCACGAGGGTCCTTGAACTTCTCGTCGTCCCCCATCCGCACGAGGTCGGAGGACTTCCCCCGCCAACTGCACATATCGCATTGCCGATCCCACTCCCCTATGACGAGTAAGTCTTCAACCTGTGGGCAGCCGCACTGAGGGCACACTACCATCGCTTCTTCCTTCCCCATGCCGCTGTCGGAGGCCTTACGACGTTCCCCTTCAGCTTCTTACGCAACCGGCTCCCCTGATCCCTACCGCCAACCTTACGCACGAGCATCGGCCCTCGAGAGGTCTCTGCCTTGAGGGCGTCGATTATCTCGTTGGTCTCCTTGGTCATCTCCTCCGACAAGAACGGAAGGAGCGCATCCCGGTACTTGTTGAACGACTCCTGAATCGTCTCCGATGACTCTTCCTGCGCTGTCCTGACCGCCTGGACGACGGTGTGCATCCCAAAAAGCTGAATGAGCTGACGACGCATTTGAATCATGAGGCAAAGCGCCTCGAGAACAGACCCCACCTTGGGCGGTTTGCTCAACAGATCGTACATCATGTTGGCCCGCGCCCAGCCAAGGGGAGTCTTCAACCATTTCCCAACTCTTCGGCAATCATGATGTTGCGAACCCGGTCATCGAACCAGAAGTAGTTGACCCGCATGTCGGCCAGAACCTGCACCGGGTAACGGAGCACGCGCTTGAGCTTCTTCAGGAAGGCCTCGGAGTCAAAGTCGTCATCGACCAAGTGCGCTGGCATGATCTCACTACCAACAGCGTGAAGTCCGGCGGCCAGATTCATCAGCGCCAAACGCTCACGAAGATAGAGCTCCGATCCATCGAGCTTGCCGAGCTCCTGAAGGATGCCCTGATTCTCCGCACCAGACGTTGTGCGATACGTCACACTGAAACCGGCGCTGATCTTCACCGTCTGGCGTAGCTCACCGTGCAGAGCCAGATCCTCGATGCTCATGTCATCGAGAGCCTTCTCTATGCGAGCGCGCCGACGGGGGTTGTTGAACTTGTCAATGGCCGAGTCCATCTCCTGGTCCATGGAGCCCAGCCAAAGATTCTCATCTTCCAGGGGAGGAGTCTCTTTGGGCTCAGCGGCAGCATCAGGAGCCTCATCCTGTGCCGGTGGTGCCTGCGCAGCTTGTGCGGCCTGCTCCCTGTTCATGGCGTCGCCGAGGGCCTGCATATCCGACTTGATGGCTTCGACAGGCCTCGGGCTCTGTTGTTGAGGGACTCCTTGTTGTTGCTGACCCTGCTGCGCGAGCTGCTGCATGGAGACGCCCTGGGGGCCTTGCTGCGGACCCGGCTGGGGGAAACCCTGCGGCTGCATCGGGATAGGCTGCGGAGGATAACCCGGCGGCGGGTAACCCTGCTGAGGATACTGAGGCATCCCAGGATGCGGGTACATGGGCTGCGGAGCCTGCGTCGGGTCATAGACCATACCAGGCTGCCCTTGCTGCATACCCGGCGGTATGGGGTGGCCCTGCTGCGCCTGTGGAGGCTGCGGACCGGGGCCCGGCATCGGCGGCGCACCACCGAGCGGTTGGTCGTGCCCCTTGGCCGCCTCAGTCGGGGTCGCCGGGGAAGACTTGTCGTCCGTGCTCATCCTCTACCACGCCTTTCACAAGAAAGTTCGTCAGAATCCGCTTCCTGAAATTGTTCAGAAAGGTGTGCTTCTGCACCGTCATGGGCATCAGTCCATTCTGTATGAGGTACACGTACATCCGCTCCACGTGGAACTTCAGCCCGTTCCCCTCCCAGATTTCCTCGACCTGCTCTTCCGTCAGAGCGCCCATGGCCACCACCTTGCGGCATGAAGTCTCGAGCTGTCAAGAGAAATGTGCAGCAATATGCGGCACGTTTGCCTACACACACCCACTGTGATTTTACCTGTCAATGAGGCGAAAAGCGTAACGAAATTAGGGGATAAGACTATTAGAAGTCGTGGGGACTTTACCTCTGACATTTACAAAAGGAAAAGCCGTGAACAACGAAGTCATGATCTTCTCAACCAGTGACATTTTTACCAACCTCCGTAACCGGCCCTCCGGCCGGATAGTGGCAGAGAATAGAGACGGCGTGTACGTCTCGACTGAGAAACTGGAAGCGGCCGTCAACAGCGGGTTCAGGTGCTATGTCGCGTCAACGCGCGAGCGGCTCACTGATGGAGATAGTTGGTGGGTTGAGATCGTCGGCCGGGACAACGTGTTCCTGGCCGAAGAGCCCGAGTATTATTGCGACTACGGTCCTTCTCAGGACCGGAACGCCTGCGTGAGCAAGGGGTACACCGACCTCGCGGCCCACCTCGGCGCCGCATGGCCGACGGACAAATGGGATGGCAGACCTGCGTTCTGGCCGAGCGGGATGCCCAAAGTCGCGGAAGCCCAAGGATGGACTATGGCCAAGTCCTGGGAAGGGCCGATAGAGCTACCGAAGGCGGTACGGCAGGTGGCCAAACACCTCCAAGTGTTTGCGAAGGCCACGGTGCTGCTAGTAGGCGGTGCCGTGGTAGACGCCCTCCAGGGACGAACGCCAAAGGATTGGGACCTCGAGGTGTACGGGGTGGCGCCCCCGGACGTGATCGAGGTGCTCGATCGACACGGGTGGAAACCCCAGGCGGTGGGGAATGCGTTTGGGGTTGTAAAGCTCGCGCACGACGCCACGGATGGCGTCAGTATTGATATCAGCTTCCCCAAAGCTGACAACACCCGAGATGGCGAGACGGACTTCGGTCCAGTCGACATCTACATGACACCCGCCGAGGCCGCCCTCCGGCGGGACCTCACCATCAACAGCCTCATGTACGACATCGAGGCTAGGAAGGTCATCGACAGCCACGGAGGGCTAGATGACCTACGTGACGGGGTGCTTCGGGCAACGTCGCCCGAGCACTACGCACAAGACCCGATCCGCCCCCTGCGCGCAATGCAACTCGCGGCACGCAAGGTGCCAAACGTCGACCCCCTCACCATGGCGCTCCTCCGCTCAATGGCCACCGACGAGGCGTTCGCCTCCTTGGCCATCGAACGCGTGGGGGAGGAGTTCCACAAACTGATGATGGCTGAGAAGCCATCCATCGGTCTCGAGGTACTCCGAGAATCGGGGTGGTTGCGCTTCTTCCCTGAACTCGAGGCACTGGTCGGGTGTCCGCAGAACCCAGACCACCACCCCGAGGGTCCGGTGTGGGACCACACGATGCTAGTGGTGGACGCCATGTCCTCCCTCGCGCGCACCGGCACCTCCTGGACCGAGGAGCCCCTCGATGGCCTGCGCCGGAAGGCCCTCATGTTCGCGGCGCTCTGCCACGACTTGGGGAAGCCAGTCACGGTGCAAGACGACTTGTCGTGCCCCAAGCATGACGTCGAGGGCGAAGAGTTGGTGCGCTCCTTCCTCGGACGCCTCACCAACGAAACGGTCCTGACCGAGGCGGTCGTCGCCCTGAGTCGAAACCACATGAGACCATTCGGTCTCGTGGACGGCAAAGCTCGAGAGTCGCGCTGGGGGCGGCTCAAGGCCGACCTGGTCAAGCACCCCAAGCTGAAGAATGGCGGTCTGCCCAGCCTCGAAGATGCTGGCTACCTCTCCCGAGCAGACTGGATGGGCTCCCGCCCAGTCGGCACCCGCTTCGCCAACGGCTCCACCACGGAGACGGACCGCGACCACCACGAGATTGCCGAGAGGTGCTGGGAGATGCACCGCGAGCTCGAGAAGGCCGAGCCCTTGGTCGGCGGGCGCGACCTCATCAAGGCCGGGGTCAAGCCCGGACCCCAGATGGGCAAGCTGGTGAAGGCGGCCTACGTCATCCAGCTAGACGAGCCCGAGCTCGCCCTCGAGGAGCTCATCGCTCGAGTGATGTCGTGAGCCTCCCCGTTGAAGAGAAGAAGCGGCTGGGCTCTCACTGGGAAGCGGCGGAGGACCCCCGCCTCCGCGCACGCCGCAACCTCATGCGGGCCACCAGCTGGGTCGACGCCCCAGAGCCCCCCAAAGAAGAGGGGTACTACTGGCCACCAAGGAACCGCAGGAAATAAAGCGCTGACACTCGTCAGGCTCCTGTGGTTCTTTCTCTAGCTAGGTATGCAAAAACACTAACAAATCCGTGATAGGTAGTGTGCGGACTTTGGTAACTAACTAAGAAGGAGGATGCGTGTGGCAGATAGAAGTTCCGAGGGAAGAGGAGATCGAACCACTTCACGTGTGTCGGTTCTGCGGAGCCAACATCGAGACGATGGAGGACCTGAGACTGGGGATATGCCCGTGGTGCAAGACGAGGCACGATTTCTAGGGCACACCTGCACCACCAATCGCGGTGGTGTCTACCGAAGCTGGCCGGTCCTTGACCTATGGGAGCTGGCCAAAGACCTACACACCTTCGAGCTCCCACCCGAACAGCTCCCCGAGTTCGACTTCTACATCGACTCGGAGCCACGGTTCTTCTGGTGGTCCCGGGCTCGAGGGACCAAAGAACAGTTCACGATGCGTGATCTGGCAGACCACATCCGCCGGGTCAACGATGCCGACCTGAGCTTCCCCATCTTGTTGAACCCGGAAGGGGGTGTGATGGATGGGCTGCACCGGATGATGAAGGCCCACATCCTGGGCGTGTGCGTGCGTGTTCAGCAGTTCGAGGAGTGGCCCCCAGAAGGTGCAAAACCGCAGTAAAACTGGGGATAAGACTAATAGTGATCTTGGAGGTGCTACCTCCGAATCATTATGGGGACCGCGAGTTCCGTCTTGTGAAACTGAAGGATGACCAATCCTAAAGTAACACCGTTGAAAGGCCTGGTAAGCCTGACACTGATGATGGATGGTACGCTCGAACGCCAAGGAGAAGGAGGGTTGATCGCCTCTGGACTTTGGTTGTTTACTGGTTCGACTCCAGTCGGTCCCCCCATGGCACACATGGACAACGAAGCCCGCAAGGGAAACGGCTCTAACACGACACCCTCAAACGCCGAGTTCGTCGATGAAACCGACGCGGCCGAAATATTCGCCAGCCACCTATCTCGCCTGGAGCGACAGGTCGAGACCCTCGTGGCCGACGCCGCAGACGCGGCAGAGAATGCCGAGGATGCGGCTAAATACGCCGAGCGCGAGCGGCGACTAGGCCTGAGCCATGTCGAGCGTCTCAGAGACGACGCCGACCAAGCCCGCTTCGCGCTCGCCGACGCCAACGCCGACTACATCGGCGTGCGCACCGCACAATATGTGGACGCCTGCGCGGCGGCGGACAAAGCCGAAGCTGAGGCTGAGGCTCTCGCGCAGGCCACCATCGAAGAGTTCAATTCGATGGCGCCAGTAGAGCAGGCGAAGGCTCTGCTCGCCGAAAAGCTCGGCGATGATGCGGCTGACGCGATCCTGTTCGCACTCACTGCGAGGGAGCAGGAAAGGGCGGCAACTCGCCGCAAGAAGATTGCCACCGCCCTGAAGGTCGGGGCCTCGATGGCCGCGATGGGCGGGCTCTATGGAGGGATCATCGGGATGGCCGTCGAGGCCGCCAAGCCCAAGACCCGCAGGGCCAAGATCGCAACCAAGTTGGTGAATTGGGCCTTCGCCCGCTAGCGCATCTCAATGGGGGAACCGGAATAGTCCGGTTCCCCTCCGACTGTGGAGAATTCTTTTTAGCTGATGACGTATGATCTGAGAGGGCCCCCTCTCTGTGGCGGTTTTACTTCAACTAGGTAAGTCTAGTAAGACCCTCTAATTTTACTTTAGATAGAACTAGAGAGGATAATGAGGGGGTCTTACTAGATACCCCTAGTTGAAGTAAAACATCTAGAGAGAAAGAGCCTCTCTGGATCACCCAGTACAAATAGGAGGGTCTTACTAGACTTACCTAGTTGAAGTAAAACATCTAGAGAGAAAGAGCCTCTCTGGATCACCCAGTACAAATAGGAGGGTCTTACTAGATACCCCTAGTTGAAGTAAAACACCTAGAGAGAAAGAGCCTCTCTGGATCAAACGGGCGTAACTAGCTAAGAAGATTGAGTAACGAATGTTACTCAACCTGGTCGTCCGACCGACGAACTACCAACAGCCCCTCGTGTTTGCAGAGGATGCAGCGCCCGTACTTGGACTTTTTGGTGGCGGGTCGAATGACATCGCCAAGGTTCAGGTTGCCGACATCCTCCATTGTCTGATCCTTGTTGCACGTCGGGCTCGTGCAGCGCAGGAGGTATTCAACTATCAGCGCCGTCTTTCGTTTCATCGTCATCTCCAGTACCGAGCACCAGCTTGCCTTCGACAAGCCTACTCCTGACCGCCTCCTTCTGCACGGCCAGCAGCATCTGCATCTGCCTGGCGCTCTTGGCGATGATGTGGGTGGCAACCTTGTGGCAGTCATCACAGACCGGTACACCCTCCCACAACGCGACCTTGGGCTTGCCGCAGTTCATGCAAACACCGCTCACGCCGCCCCCAACTTACTGAGAACCCTTCGGCACTCATCATCAAACCTATCGCAGTCGATGATGAGCCGAACCGTACCAGAGGGGTCCTCGAGCAAGACAACGCTACTCCGCGCACCAGAACGGATATCCGCCCACCGTTCTAGCGCGGTACCGATTTGCCGAACCGGTAACCTCATCCTGTTCAAGATGGTAGCGAGGAGCAGACGACGAACATCCTCCACGGACCACACTCGTCGAGTACCCTTCCCGTCCGCTTCCCCAATCGATGGCACCACCACCAACGTCTCCGCCATGTGGATCATCATGCGTTGCGTAATCCCGAGGGCTTTCGAGATACGCACGCCACTCGCGGCAATCTCCCCCACCACCCCGCGGACAACCGCAACGGCTCTCCTCTTCTCTGACTTCCCCCTTTCTTCCTCCCTCATTCGCTCTATCGTTACCGCAGCCTTCTCTACGTCTCCGTAGAGGTACAGATCTATGCTCTCGACCTCTCCCGGTTTTGGGTTGACCCAACCGTTGAATATCTTGTTCAATCTGCCCACGTTCAGGTCGAGATCACGCGACATCTGATTCTGCCTGATACCATTCGCCGCTAGTTGAACCTTCCAGTCCGTGGCGCGCTTCATGTCTACCTTCATGCTCCCCTTATGGCCCGCTTGACGGGCGCGTAGGACCGTCGGTGCTCTGGACAGGGCCCGTGCTTCTTCAACTGGGCAAGGTGTACCACCGTTGGGTAGCCCTTGTGTGTCTCGAACCCGTAGGCTGGGTACGCCGCCGCCATCCCTGCTATCAGCTGGTCTCTCCAGACCTTAGCGATGATGGATGCTGCCCCAACAGCCTGCACCTTGGCGTCAGCCTTAGGCATGGCAGTCTGCTGAGCGGTAGGCACGGGGTGAGGCAACTTGGTCTTGCCGTCCACGACGACGTGGGCATCAGGGAACCGTTCGAGGCAGCACATGGCGCAGGAGACCATGCAGCCCCGAAGACACTGATTGATGCCGTGCTCGTCGATGAACTCGACCCCCGACTGGGCAATCACCCAGTGAAGACTGTGTTCGTGGATGGCGTGGATGACATTGACACGCTGATGGGGCTTGAGCGCCTTTGAGTCACCCACACCGTCCACGACCAGCTCCTCCGGGAAGACCACGGCAGCGACGACCACCGGACCCGCAATGGGCCCAAGCCCCACCTCATCTATGCCGATAATGTTCATCAGACCCAACCCCGCTGTCACGAATGCACGTGGCGTTCCCCATCTGGTAGTCGTCGTCCCTCGACATCAGGGTGCCACCTCTTCCTCACGCCACTGATCGCGCATACGCAGGAGGCGCTTCCCGGCATTACGAAGCGCCCATTGAGACGACATCCCGAAATCAAGCAGCCGCTGCTCTACCGTGTAAGGGAACTCCTCTATGTCCTGGTCAGACAGAATCTCCAGCATGGCCTCGCAGTGGTTCACGTGCTGTCTGCATTCAGTCTCTTCTTCGTCACTGCATATCTCGAGACTGATTTGGGCGTGGCCTAGCTTGTCCTCTACTTGCTCCAACAAGAAGCACAAATAGTCGTCGTTCTTCGCCCTTTCGTGCGTGCGCTCCATCAGCCTGCCTCCTTCTCATCGAGCTCGCTGGGAGCATCCTCGATGTCGACCCAGCCCGCATTGTTGCCCTCGGCGTCAGACTGGATCCACATGAACTTCCGCTTGCCCCTGAGCAGTATCTGGATACCGAAGTAGTCAGGATCTGCATCCTCGGGCACCCCGATGACCCCGACGATTGTGCCGCCTAGAAGTTGATCCAGGATCTGATCCTTGCAATACTTTGAGTCGTGGCTCACCTCTCTCGCTCCTTGTAGACGGTATCCTTGGGCGGCTTCCAGTTGCTGAGCAGCTTGGTGAGCTGCTTCCGCTCTGCATTCGCACGAAGCCTCTCTTCTTCGCGCTCCATCTTGGCTCTTGCGAAGCGCATCTTCACGTCCTTGTCCGTCTCGCCCTCGAGACGCTTACCTGTGATCTTGCAGCCGGCACCGAAGTCGGCGACGACCACCTCGTCCTCATGGTCAGCCATCAGTATCCGTTCCTCCAAGCCGGCACTTGGCCAGCTCCCAGCAGTGGTCATAGAGATGAAGACCCTTCGACGCGGCGATGATCTCCCCAGGTGCCACACCGATCTCGTCGGCCATGTACTCCTGGAGGTTGACGATGGCCGCCAGGTTGGCGGGGAAGCCGCCCCACAAGTCCCAGCTCCTGAAGTAGATGCAGAAGTGCAACTTCTCCTCGTCCAACGACGGATAATCCTGGAATCGGTCTCCATCCGTCGCAGGGTAGACACGGCAGTCGATTTGGCGCAGGCAGGGCGGGTCCTCGAGGTGGATGTCGCTTGGCTGGGCGATGGTCATGCAGGCCTGGTTGTTGCCAAAGCTTCTCTTGAACTTCGCAATGACCTCTTCGACCTGGGGCGACATGCGCTGGAGCGAGTGCCCGAATTCGTGATAGGACGTCTCCGGCGATACTATCGGTGCCCAGGTCGGCCCAAAGAGTCGCTCTCCGTAGGTGTACTGCTCCCCCTCCTTCCTCTCATCCGTCATGAGGTACGGAAGGTACTGAGCAATGTAGTCGTCCTCGACGGGGTTCGGGATGTTGAGGTGCGGCGGGATGTCCGGCAGGAGCGGCCGGACGTGGGGGTGCGTGATATGGACAGTGATGTAGTCGAGCTCACGCCGTGTCTGCCCCTCGTAGCTCCCCTCAGTGATCTTGTAGTCGCGTCCTTGCTGATAGCAGGCGTCCACGCACTGGAACCACGCGTCAGGTAGATCCCGAGCTTCGATATTGATTGGTCTCACTCTTCCTCCTTGGGCTCGAGCCGTTTGGCTAGATCCCGGATGGCGTCGCGGGCCTGGGGGTCCATGGCAGACACCACGTCAGCGGCTTCGTGGAGTATGTTGACGGCCTTGGCCAGCTGCACGTCTTCCTCACTCTCACCCTCGTCGTTGATGACCCGAAATGGTGGTAGATTCGGTACAGTTGGGCAGGCCAGACGGAGCTTTCTGAGGATCCTCTCCTTCAAACGCTTACTGTCGCTGACGAAGATAGTCAGGGCGGTATCATCGATGAGCTCGATGATCGCGTCGATGGGCTGTTTTTCGATGAGCAGATCCTGGTCATGGGTGCAGAGCAGACACTCCTCTGACTCCATCCCCGGCCGCCACCAGTAGTGGGCCGGGCTCAACTCGCCGCCCATACCCCCAGTGTGCCACTTGTCCCACGGGATGAGTTTCTCGGTACAGAACTCCTCGAGGACACGGCAATCCCCGTAGTTTTTCTCGTACTCGAACAGCGCGATGATACCGTCAACCCGATGCGCGAGAAGGTCGACCGGACCCTCTGGCAACCACTGCTCCTCCTTGCAGTAATCATCGTCAACGAAGATCTCCTCACGAATAATTGCGTCGCACAAGCGACTAGCCAGTGGCCTGCGAACGTCGCCACCAATCCAGAACTTCGTATGAATGTACTCTCCCACTTCGATCTCCTTTTCAGCTAGAAGGGTTCCCTTCGCGTATCCCTTATAACAATCTGAGCCCCATAATAGCGGCGGATCTTGTGCGAGATGGGCCCCCTAGGAGACAAGCTCGTCGAAAAACTGTACGAGGAGTTGACGCTAGAGATGCTGGCGCTCGATGCGGCGAAGTCCTTCGCCGCGCCAACCGCTAGCTAGCTCAACGGTTCGCCTGCCTTGCCCTCTCTCCGGGGGCATTCTCTTAGCTGGTCATGAACTAAAACAGGGCGCCTCCGAAGAGACGCCCTGTGAGATCAGGGGTGGGGGGGACGTTCCCTGACCTCAACCATCTGAGACTAGCATGGGTGGATCTGCGGCAGCAATGGGGGCCGAGGTGGGTAGTTCTGGTGGGGGGTCTGATGGCACTTTGGTGTAGCCCATCTGCTTGCACACAGGGTCGATCTCACCCTCATTTGTGGGCCGACGCCAGAAGGCGTTGTGTGTTTTTGGTCCGGACGTGATCCGCGCAAGACCTCTCGCACACGCGACCCTGTCATCGCAAGAAGCCTTGCCACTCTCACACCGCCCACCCCAAGTGATCGGCCTGCCAGGAACCCACTCTAGTCGATGTCCTGGTCTGGAGATCTCTACGAGAGGGCGCTTTGAGATGAGCGCCTTGCCGAGCTCAACAGCGTAGGAGCAACGGCGGGAGCCGTATTGAGCATCCCAGCGGTCAAGCGCAGACTCTTGTGTGATCGACTTGTTCTGGCGACGTAGATAGTCGAGATAACCACCCGGCATCTCACAATCTGTCTCCAGGTTGCGTATCCAAGCTGCTCGAGCATTACGCAACGCATAGCCCTTCACGGCCATGATGTGGGGTTGTCCCCGCCTGAAGACTGAGAGCATTGTCTCACCGCTCTCATCACACTCAGTGATACGGCGAACGTGACCACGCTCACACCCACGACGACGGATGTTGCGCAGCGACTGCCATATACCGACACAGTCCTGCGGGTTACCATCAGCCTCCGCAATACAGATCCGAAGAAACGCCGTGAGGGTCGATTGAACCGAATCCTCTTCGGGAACGTTCCAGGCTTTCCCCTGGGTCTCTGCCGGGCTTCCCCAAATGAACCGGCGAACCCGCCGCTTTGGCGGCGGCGGTACTTCGGCCTGTTCCGCTACCTCTTCCCTGGGGGCGTTCAGACGTCTGTCGAACTCCTCCCTCTGCCTCTTGTTCTTCTCACTCCTGGCCTGTCGATTGGCGGCATACTGCGCCAGCAAAGCCGCACGTCCAGCTCGACGCTCCTCGAGACGGCCTTCCGCAGAAGCCTCGCCCTCGGTGCAACCAGCGAACGTGACAACCGCTACGGCAGCCACAGTCAGGGTGAACACGATGATCACTACACGGATGACGTTCATAGTCGTCCTCCTCTCCTCCCGGGCCCTGCGACCCGGCTATCCCTATCCGAAGAGCAAATGACCGGCAAGGCCGGCAGCGGAGATCCCCGCTATGAAGCCCATCATGAATACGAAGGACCTGGTTATTGAGCGCCTCGTCCGACGAGGTACGTCAACAACGTTGCTCCACAATTCCAACTCCAACTCGGTCACGTCCTACCCCTAGCGCCGAAAGCGCCCCCACACTGTTCCTCACTTTACCACACCGATCCCACCCACCTGATAGCGGCATCAGGGGCGTCTCGTGATGCGGTCCTCGTCGACCAATGCCTCCATCTTCCCCCGCATAGTTGACGCCATGGCATGCACAGTTGGTTCATCGAGTCGTCTGTGCTGGAACTGCTTGAGTGGGTCGAGGATCTCGTGGAACAGCTCCTCGCCCAACTCATCAGCACCATCGAAGAGCCACAGCCTGGGGTTGATGACGATGTTGATCTCGGAGCCCTTGGTGATGATAGCGAAGCTCGGACAACGCTCCATACCATCGAACTGATAGTCCCGCTGCGCTGGCCCAGTCACATGCACGGTACTACGACGCTCAGCGGCAGCGACCAGCCCTACGAGAGCGTGGATGGTGTTGTGCGCCTCTTCCTCAAACTCATCGCCAGTGAGCTCCATGGACTCTTCGTGCCATCGAGATTGGAGCCTCTGGGCCTCAACTAGGTACGTCGTCGGAGCCCCCCGTTCCGCCTTCCGCGTGAATCTTGGGGGATCTTGAATCATCACTGCCGACAACTCCGAACTCTTCTTTGATTCTCTCTCGCTCATCCTCGCTCAAATCCTTTCCCATCAATTCCTCTAGGGGCATGACGGTGGGCCGATACCGTATGTCAAACCAGTCCTGGAACGATATCGCTACCCCATTGTCGTAGTACGTCCCCATCTCATGCAGCAGCACCTCGAGGGTCATGCGTCGGTCTTCATGGAACTGCTCAACGTTAGTCATGGCCACGTAACTCCGAGAACCCGGCGGGTAGTACGAGCCTGCGCTCTTCTGCGCATCCCTCGTGCTCGAAATGGCTCGACGCAGAGCGTTGATGTACGTGGCGGTCGCCTTCTGAAGCTCATCCCTGATGTAGTCTTCGCTCACATCGCCTCCAGTCGCTCCTTGATCTTCCGCAGCTGTTCAGCGAGATCGAAGAAGGCCGCCTCATCATATCCCTGATCGATCATCGCTTCACGCTCGGTCTTCAACGCCTCCAACTCTGCGACCAGGGCCCAAAGTGCTGCGTCCATCCTGATAGCGGCCTCCCCCCTCACACCCCCTCCGTATCCAGAATCGTCCAAGCAGCCTTCAGGCCATCGATGAAGGCGCCGTGTTCGCCGTGCTCCTGCTGATCGGATGAGTCTAGGGAATCCCACTCCGCATCCCGCTGATTCCAATTCTCGCGGTTCGTCGCGATGGTCTTCTTGAGCGTCTCCATGCGATGCCTGCGATCACTGGCGTCGTTCTGGTGCCGCCGGGTGACCGCCATCGAGCTCTCGTTGAGCTCATGGAGGCGCTTGTTCTTCTTCTCGAGCTCGTGGGTCTGCTGAACGAAGTCGAGAACCGCTCGCTCGAGTGCTAGAACCCGATTTGATAACACCGCTCCAGAATCATCGACTCCGTCATCGCCTTCTCGATTGGGTGCTCGCTCAACTCCTGCTCGTTCCGCCCTATCTGCGCCCAGAATGTCGGCTCCATACAATCGTCCGTCAGATCCTCCGCCAGATACACCAGGAGCTCCTTCTCCAGCCCCGTCTTTGGGTCGTCCAGGTTCATGATCCACATGTCGCCCACTTCCGGTCTCTTCCCCGGCATCATTCATCTGCCCACCCTTCTCGATCTCGTATTCGTGCTTCTTCCCCAAAACGTAGGCAACCCGTTCGATAGCTGCGATGAGTGCGGGCAGCTGTCCATTGAAGAACCGGTGTCCATACCCCGTCTCGTGGAACTGGATCATGACATGTCTTCTTTCATGCGGAACCCGAGCCCCACAGGGAACCGGACACAGCCGCTGTCGTAGAGCCCAAAGTACTCGACCTTGAGCCACTGTCCGATGTACCCATCAGCCTCCTCGAGCATCTCCTTGCGCTGGGCCTTGGTACCCTTGGGCGCAACGTCGAACTCAATGCCGTTGTCCATGACGCACCTAAAGACGGGCACGTCCTTGAACTTGCCGACACCCGGCTGCCATCCGATGACCTTGAACTCAGCGTCCTGGAAGATCTTGACCTTCAGGAGCTCGTCTGACCGATACCCGAAGAGGTATTTGCCGTGGAGCATTCTGACGATGGCCCCCTCGTAACCGTCCCTGACAAACACATCGTGCAAATTGGTTACGGCCTCCTCTGTCCCGGCGCTGAAGGTCCGCACGGTCTCCAACGACGGAAGGCCGTACTCCTCAAACCACTGGAGCCACTCGTAACGCTTACTCCACGGGAGGTCGAGATCATTCATGTCCAGCACATCGTAGACATGCAGTTTGACGTTCGTTGTTTCCGGACGGAGCTTCTTCACCCACGAGGTGATGGTCTGAAAAGATTCGCCGTGGACGTAGAGCTCACCGTCGAGAACCAGGTTGTCAGCCAGATCCAGATCTTCCAGCTCCTTGAGGATGTGTGGGCAATTCAACGGTTTGCCGGATCTCGACGTGAGCTCGAGTTTACCGTTGAACCTCTGAGCCAAGCACCGGATCCCATCCAGCTTCGGCTGAACATGGACCGGGTAGACTACCTTCTTCCTACGGTCAGCGAACTTCTTCGCCAACATCGGTAGCGGCAGAGGCTCCATGGCCTCCTCCACTGTTCGCCTGTATTTACGGTCCAATTTGTTCTGCCACATCGACTTGGCCTCGAGCAGTGCCTGCTCCTCCGCCGTAGTCTCGTTGGCCCGACCGACGTTCTTTGGCTTAGCTTCCTTCGCAGCCAGCTGCTTCTTGCCTAGATCCGTTCCATACTCAGTGTGGATGACGGATCCGGTTGTCCAGATCTTCCAACTGAAGATCTTGTCCTTCTTGCCTAGGTGGTACAGGGTAGGTAGCTCCATCTCACTCCCTTTCAGTTACTGGGACAGAAAATCGCGTAGTTCGATCACAACACCTTCGCGCCACTTCGTCTGCTGAACCGGTGATCCGTCGCTGTGTGCCTTGCCGACGTCGAGCAGAACCGCGAAGTCCTTGCCCCATTCGGAGATTGTCCACGTAAGGCGATCTCTGCGGTCCCGTCCGGAAGTGTGCAGGCCCATCTCCTCAAAGCACCTATTGACCGCCCGAGGGTTCAGGCCCACCATCTCCCCAATCTCGGTGGCGGTCAGATACCTCTCCTGGTGGTCGCTGAGTAGATTCGTTCCACCGAGAATCTCGGGGATATCGAGGTCGTACCTACGCTTGATCGTCTTGTTGGCGGTCAAGATAGCCTGGTTGCCTCGATACCCGTTGCGCTCGGCCAGAGCTCGGGCCGTATCCCACGCGGGCAGGATGGTTGGGAAGTAGTCGAGTTCTTCTGGCGTTGCAGAGAACTGCCCGGTCCTCCTGATCGTCGGTAGTACCACCTCGAACACCCAGTCCATGAACCGCTCGGCGCCGGGGAGACGAGAGCGGCTGATCAGCCTGTAGACATCGGGCTCTTGGATGACTTTCGTCTGCTGAACCCCCCGTCGAATCGACGGGACATCGACCAACACCGCATTTTTGCAGTGTTTTCTGGTCGCCTGATCGGTATCGCTGTACCCCAGGGCCACCGCTACGTCTTTGGCGACAAACCAAGGCTCATCGTCGATTGTGAGGGTACGGACCTGTCCGAACTCCTCGTGCTCGAACACCTCGATCGCTGTGTTCACATTTCCTCCTCAGAGCTACCGCCGTGTTTCACGGCCCTAGCCGCTTTTGCGAACTCTTTACGGAAGAACTCCTTACCGCTCACGCACTCGTTGATGTGGTCATAGAAGTCCTTGGTGATGCAGTAAGCTCCGCAGCCCGGGCACTGCCAAGGACCAATGCCCGAGGCGGAGCCGGGTTTGATCTGACTTGCCGCCACATAGGCGGACCAGATGAACTCCCAATCCGCCCGGCCGATTGCGTCGTCGAACTCTTTTCGATTCATGCCGCGTAACTCTCCTCTCACGCTAGATTTGTGGTCAGCGCTGTGGACCTTATGCCCTTTTCGGGCGTGTTTTCTCAACTAAAGTATTGGTGTCTGGGAGAGCGGAGCTACCTTCTCAGCAGCAGCAGCGTCAGCTGAAGGCGGGCACATAATTGGGGGTGGGCACATCGGACAGGTCGGGCAGGGACAGTCTTCTCCGCAGTCAGTCTCGGCGCACGGCGGGCACGCCTCAATAATCTCAATACCATCGTTGGTCTTGACCTGAATACGCTCTGGGGCTCGGTACTCATCAGGTTTGTGTGCGCCACTACTGGTTGACGAGCCCACCAATCTCCCGAAACTCGAAATGTTCTCTGACGATGCCCCGACGAAAATGATGTACATGGTCGCCGGCACGACAATAGCGAGAGCGAAGCACACTGCCGCGATCTCGAGCATTGCCTGACGGCCGGAGGCAGGCCACTTGACGATGACGCTGCCTCCGACCCAGGGGAACGCGATGTTGAATGTGCCGCGGACCGCAGTTTTGTTGGTCCACGCCGAGAACTTCTCCACGGACTCTGGCACGCCAGGGAAGGACTCGTTTTCGAGATCTCCCTCTTCGACGTCTTCGATCGATGTGTCATCAGCCATGCGCCGATGATATCAGAGCCTATTCCTCCTGTTCGGCCTCGAGCGTCTCCAACAGGCCAGTCCGGTTATTGAGCACATTTCGGGCGAGGGTGCTCATGATATCGTGAGCAAGGCACCCGCCGGCGATGATGTTCAGCGCGCGATGGTAGAGACTCGTCAGTGGGGGGAGCTTGACGCTGCCGTCCCACAAGACCGACTCACCATCACGGCGTAGCTGCATGACAGTTGAGCGAAGATCCGCAGCCAAACGAGGGATATCGTCCTCGACCATCTCCGCGTAAACCAGCACGGCAGCCTGAGACGCTCGGGCGTGCGCCCTGTTGCTCGAGTTGAGTTTCAGGACGAAGAACATCCCGTTGCGGTCAGCGGGGGTACCATCGGCCTTCGTCACTCGGTATTTGCGTCTGAGGCCTGCCATCAGTACCTCCCGACACCACGTGGGTCCCAATCTCTGGGAACGGGCTGACCCTTGCCAATGGTCCGAGCCGGCTCAGTCTTCAGACCTAGAATGGGTACAGCGTAGCCAAGTACAACAGTTCTCCACAGCTCCTCACCTGGATCATCCCGTCGGGTGTTCGAGCTCTGACGATGAGCGTGGATATACTCGATGGGCATCCCCATCTCGCGACCCTCAACGACCATAAGCTCGATGGCTGCGCAAGCACTGCGAATGACCTCGGGGGTAACCTTGGTGGGCTTCTTGTTGTTCCAGGTCTTGCCGCCCTCGGCGCCGGGATAGTTGCCATCGATCTCGAGCCCGAGCTCAAACGCGTTGAACCCGTTGCCGTGGTAGACGTAGTCCTCCAGGTTGTTGGGCCAGGCGATGAAGCCCTTGTGGAACGCCATCACGTGACAGGCCACCCTCAGTGACCGTCTGGCGAGAGCCAACTCAGCGTCACCGCCCGCAGCCTGAATCTGGTAGGGCACCACACCGTACTTAGCGGCCGTCTGGTGGATCGTGATCCCGGTAACTTGAGCCGGATCCCTAACGACAGGCACACCACCATGTCGTTTGAACTTCTTGGCCACTCGATCTTCCCAGGGCTCTTCGCGAAGGTCATAGCACTTGACCCCCTCGTACCGACGAGTCGGAATACCGGGCACTGACGGGTCCTCGGGGGCATCCCACCCAAGTGCGTCGAGGGTTTCGTCGGAAATGACTCCATCGTTCGCAGCTCTGGAGAGGCCCTTCTCGAACTGAAAGCTCCTGACAGCTGCCAACGTCTCTTGGCCGTAGTCGCCATCAGCATCGTACTTCGGCAGCTTTTGTCCACTGGCCAGCAGGCTCTCCTGCATCTCCTGAACGTCAGCTCCCTTGTCGCCCAGTCTCATTTTTCCTCCATTTCAGCGCCCACGAGCTCCTCGAGATACGCCACGCGCTGACGCAACGAGACTTCATCCTTCGGAGTCGCAGGCGGGTCGCCTTCCTTGAAAGAGAGCCACCCGTTTTCCATCAGCCACTCCTTGGTGGCAGTCAGTTGGAACAATGGTTCGTGCACCTCAGCTTGCCCAGTCCCGTTACCGGGCACGACCCAGGCGAAGTAGGGGATACGGTCTTCGTGAGCGAGCGCCTTGACGTCATCCCCGCTGAGAGGGCAATGAAACTTCTCGAGCTTCTCAGCCAGCTCGTCTGCCGTAATTAGGTTTATCGGCATGCTCTTCTTCAACATCACGCACCGCCCCATTTCTCTCTCGCTGTGCCAGCCGCCTGTAGCGCCTGGTCGTAACTGAGGCCCTTGCCCGCAAACCATCCGAGCGCGAGATCGAACTCATCGAGGACATGCTCCTCATCGATTCCCTCTCGGTACGCCTCGAACTCGCCCCACCAAGTAGAGAAGTCCGTGAGATTCTCTGCCTCGTAGGGGATGATAAGCTCGGCGAGGATTTGTTGAAGGACCGGGTTGATCTCCGCCATAGCTTGTCCCACGTCGATGAACGGTATAGCCGTCTTGACGACCACGAATTGGAGTGCCGAAGTGGCCGCCATGTAGACACGCTCGAACAGCTTCTCACGGTCCACGCTACACCGACCGTTCATAACCAGGTCGCTGTTGTACTTGCGCTCCTTCGCGAGCTCCTCGTTGAGTGCGGCGTTGCGCTCCCGCAGGTCCTCAATCACCTTCTCGTCAACCATCCCACATGTCCTCCCAGGCTATCTGCAACCCGCCAATCAGGTAGCAGTGGCCAGCTTCCCGCACAATCTTCCAATCGTGCTCACAGTATTCACAGATCTTGTAGTGCCACCAGCTCCCGTCAGAGAGGCTGGTGATGTAGACGTATTCATCTCCCTTCTCTATCTTTTCTCTGCACTCGTAGCACACGTGCTCTTTGCGAGCCTTGCGCTTCCGCTCATCCCAGACATCGCTCGGGTCGTAGTCGCAGTAGCAGCTCACTTCCCCCACCGGGCACTGGGCACCTGGAGACCCGTCGTCTTCCAGATGCCCCACTCAACCAGGACAACACCCAGCAAGAGCACCTTGACCCAGTTCGGGCCGGGCAACTCAAACATCCCTCTACTTCTCATTGATTGTCCTCTCCGCAGTCCGTCTCACGGTCCGCTTCTTCTTGCACAGTCTCCTCGTAGTCAGGCACGCCCCTCATCGCCAGCCGCAACTGAGTATTTGGCTGGTTCGAGCAGCTGAACTTGTGGAACCCGTAGGTCTGCCGGCATTGAGGGCAGGGCTCCGCGATCCGCCCGTCCGAGGTAGGCTTCCCCCGTATGATGGAGGAAGCGTCAGCCAGTGCCTTGTGAATGTGGCGGGCTTCGTCTCCCTGGGGGTCCATGTTCATCTCGATGGCCTTGATGACCTCGTGTTCGTAGACGCCGATGACTTCGTTCTCGTAGACGCCGATGACTTCGTTCTCATAACCGACGGCCGCCGCTCTAAGTTTCCGTATCTCGTGCAGGAAATCGTCTAGCCCCGACGGGTAGTCCGGCGCATCGTCGAACTCGTCACTGATGGCGTTGAGCTGACCAGCATACTTGTCAGCCACGTACTCCAGCTCCTCGTTCTCCTTCAGCACCTCGAGCACCAACTCGTGCTCCCCAACCAACTGCCTATCATGCAGGGTCAGGTGTTTCTTGTCCGCTCGCGCTAGCACCACCCTCTCGCAGTGCTCCCTCAGCTTCTTTCTGTCCATCCTCACTTCCCTTCAATAGCGTCGTATCGCCGATGCGACCAGCTAGGTGCCAGTCCTTCGCAATCTTACGCTGGATATCCTCTTCCTTGATTGCCTCAAATCTTTGGCGCTTGACCTGGTTACCGTCGGCGTCAACTACTCTGAGAAACTCCTTGTCTACGAGCGCGTTATCCAGGAGCGCCTTGACGTGGGGTAACCAAGCGGGTGTACCGTACTCGGCACCCTTGGGCACCTGAAGCGTGGTCAGCTTGACCGGGTCGAGAAGAACCGGCCCCTTCTCGGTGTTGTAGGTGAAGACGTTGCCGTAGAGAAGCAGGTGTCGGTGTGCGGTATCCTGCATCTCGGGTGGCAAATCCTCGATGCGGTTGATCGTTTCCATCAGCTCTCCCCTCTTCGCACGATAGGACAGCAGCTCTCGCTCGTACTCCTCAAAACGCTTCGGCGAGATCGAGAAGAAGGGGACCTCGTCTTGCGGAGCACGAATCACCCGCGCAGTGAGCCGACCTCGCATGTTGATCGCCATGGCCCGGCTTTCGGGCTCGATCTCCTCGATCGTGACAAGAGCGTCACGATTGACCAACGCCACATCACTCTTCACCACCCTAGACGGCGGGATGATGTTTCTGCTGAACGCTACCTCACGAAGATGATCCCTGATGTACGAACCGCCGAAAGCCGCGGTCGCCGCTCTCCCCTCGGGCGAGTCAAGTTTGTCCAGGAACAGGCCATTGAACACATCACGAGGAACACGCTGCTCCTCCAACTTGCGCAGCTTGCGCAGCACCTTCTGGCGGTGCTTCTTCTCTCCAGTCTCTACTACGTACCAGGGCTCGCCCTCGGGCTCCCAAGCGAGGAAGTGGCGGTCGAACACCTCATCCTCGTCGAACCAATCGGCCCAGTTCGCTGTCCTCAGCTGATCAAACCTGTTGTTGTACTCCTCGCCGGGAATCAGACCGTAATCGTCCGACCCATCACCCTCACCATCCTCGAACCAACTTACCCTCACCCCCTTCTCCGTTTGGGGCCGGTCACGAGCTCGAGCTCACGTGCGGCAATCTCGATCTGAGGACCGTTGCCCGTCTTGCGACTCGAAATCCTCCCACTTATCTTGATCAGCGCCCCCGTGCGTACATTCGACCTGACAAACTCGAGGTCCGACGTGACAATGGTGTGCCAGTCGTGCGTTGAGATGATCTCACCCTCGAGAGTGTTGAGTCGGTCACTGGTCATGATGTCAAATCGCGCCGGCCCGTCTCCATCGGGGAGCTTGATGTAATCCCCTACGAACCCGCACAAACGCACACTGTTTTCCGTCCGTTTTGTCACCCATCCTCCTTGGCGGGAGCCCCGCCATGCCCGTTCTCACAGGTCACCCCGCCAGGGCTCTCATACTGTGGTTTTCCGCACACTGAGCAGTTTGTGCCAGTCAACCGCATTCCATCGATCTTGTTGTCGAATGTGCGCTTGACACGCTCCCGAAGCTCATGGCCCCAAGCCATCCAGTCGCTAATCTCCTCGAGCAGAGCATCCCTAACCTCCGTCCGACCCCCCGCAGCGCCCCTCTCTAGCATTTCGCACTCGTTACAGACGTACTTCTCGTCGATTGGCACGTCCCGAGCTCGTGTAGCCAGACCCTCGGTCCCGCAAACCGTGCAATCCTCGTAATGCCAGAGCGGCTTCATCTTCTTCGTCTTCTTCGCCCCCTTTGGTGCCTCCTTCTTCGGGCGGACGGGGAAAACGCCCCTCAAACCCGCCCGAACCAGACCCTTTGCCTCTTCTGAGAACTTCCCGTTCAGTATCCACTGAGCATAGCCAATGTTCTTGGTACAGAGAGTCTGGAGTGTCATCCCGGCGTGCTTGCCAAAATCGATCACAGCGTCCCCACTCTCGTTCCAACAGAACCTTCCGCCCAAGTCGACCTTGTTCAGCACAACCAGGTCGTGCATATCGCCCAAGCAGCTGATCGGGTTACCCTCAGTGCAGCGGTACCGCTCAACCTGCGCCTCGAGGATGGCCGTAGTAGCCATGGTGTCGGCGAAGGCATCGTGCGCGTCGTCTCCGAGCTCTTCCTCGCAGTAATGGCGGAAGGCGTCGGTCAATTTCTTGCCCTTTACGCCCTTTTCGAGCTTCCGAAACACCGCAAAGGCGTCAAAGACCCGCACAGAGCTCACATTCAGCGCCCGCCCGCACCGCTGAAGCTCAGCCTCCAGCAGTGGGATGTCGAAAGTGATGATGTTGTAGCCCGCCAGGTCGCAGCCGTCGAAGAAGAGGACAACGGCGTCCGCCACACCCTTGAAGGTCTTGCAATTCCGCACATCCTTGTCGTAGATGCCGTGAACTCGGGATGCGCCTTGCGGGATAGGGACCGTGGGGTTGATGTCCAACACCAACCGGCCCAATTCCACGAAATTCTCGTCGATTTTCACCGCAGCGAGCTGAACGATGCGGTCTTTCTTGACGTTGACCCCGGTTGTCTCGAGGTCGAACACTACGGTTTCAGGCATGATTACCTTCTTCATCATCCTCCCGGTAGAGCTCGAGCTTTTTCACCGCCTCAGTGTTGACCATTGCCAGCCCCGGAACAATGCGGATGGGCACGAAGTCGGGCTCCTCACGGAGATGCTCCAGGTCGATGACCTTGACCTCATTGTCGCCAACGATGGTCGCCGTGCCCTTGGGCTCGAAACGCACAGTCGGGCAACCGTCGTCCACACCCTCAACCACGCCCAGATCTCCCTCTTCAGCGTGGATGTAGTCTGAGTTGGGGAACTTGGCATCGAGTCGGCCGCCAAGCCCGCCCTCAGTGATACGCGTAACCGCCATGACCTTCTGCCCCACTTCCCACTCAACTCTCGGTATCGCAGTCTTCTCTGTCATGTTCCCTCCGCGAACTACCAAAGGACCTTCACTCTTCGTCATCTACCTCCCCTTCCCAGCGATCCTCTGTAGTCATACTGCTGATCGACTCTCTGCGAAATGTGACCTCCACCTCGTGCCGCATTGCCCTACCGCCAAGTTGAAACGCAGACACGACGGCTCTCTTCATCTCTGGTGTGAACTGCTTTCTGGGGATATCCCAGATATTGTAGTGTTTCCCATCAGGCATCTTCACCCACAACGCCACCTTGCCTTCGCGTATTGTTGTGTAGAATTTGGGCTTGTAATCTACCCTTTCCACTAGATCACCCCTCCTACAGGATGGTCCCGTGCCCCTCGCACTCGAGGCAACTCGGATCAATGGGACCGCCGCACTCACCCGGCGCAGTCTCGTTGCCCCACTCGTCGATGCCTCCCTCGGGGTTGCACTTCTCACACCCGTGAGTCTGATCCCAGGTGTGGCAGCCCTCCTTGTCGGCGTGCTCAACGGCCTCGTTCGCAGCCTCCTCGGTGAAGGGAAAGGGCAGGCGGTGTACAGCATGCTCCCAGTCAGATCCCTCACAATACCCGGCAACCCAGAATCCCTTCTCGTCGACCCCCGCCGAGACACCACAGCTGGTGTCCTTGTAGAGCCGCTTGGCGATTGACGCCTCCGTGTCGTGGTAGGCGCTGAAATGGGCTGCCAGATCCTCGATGTTCTTGATCATGTCCCCTTACCGTCTGCGAGACCATCCTCGTAGCCAGCCTCACGGCCCTTTTCCTCAGCTGCCTCAACGCAGCCTTCGCAGCTGTCAACCTGGAGCTCCCACATTCTACCGCTACCCGTCAGGTAGTATGTGAGCTCCTTCCCGCAGTCATCACAGATGACCCTGATCTCAATAGGACTAGGCAATTTCCTCTCCTTCCTGTTTATTGAGCGCACCACGCGAATCAGGGTCCTGGGGAGGTTCAACTGCTGTCACCTTCCCGAACTCCTGATAATCCACATCCAGCTTCCGCAAAGCCGCCGCCTCAACTTGATGCGGAACACGGGACGGGCACTCACTGTTGAAAACCTCTTCTCTCCAATCCAGCCCCTCGCTATGAAGATCGAGGAGGTACCGGAGCCAGTGCAGTATGGGGCTCTCCGTGCGCCTACTCAGTGAGCTGGCCCCGAATGTCATCGAGAGCCACTCAGTCCCGTAAACACCGAGATTCTTCGCTCGAGATTTCAGCTCTGCGGCCGCCGTCCCCCGTTCCGACACAGGGGGCGGCTTTAGCAACCGGCTAGGCTCCGCCCTCGGCCTCGACCTTACCACTGGTACGGCCTCGTAATAACTGTCCACCAAACCATGGATCAGTTCGCCCTTGTCGCAGTCAGGTCGACCGCGGAACCACCGGCACTCCTCCTCGTGAGGATCCTCCAGCATGTTCTTCTCTCGAAACTGGTGCCCGCAGTAGTAGGCAGGGACTATGTAGGTGTTGGTGATATCGCGAGTACAGTAGCTTGTGTACCTCCCCCGTTCCTGCTTCTCCACAAGGGAAAACTGAGCAGCCAGGCTACTACACAGACTGCATGCTCGCACCTTAGCCGGCCGAGTCCGACTGCTGTAGTGGGGGGCGTGCTCGACGAAATCCTCCTTCTTGCGCGTGCGCTCATATATCTTGACCATCGCCCTACGCTCGAGCTGCCTCACGCGTTCTTTACTCTTGTGGATGAGCTCACCGACCTCCTTCAGACCCAGAGGCCTCCTGCCTAACCCGAATCTGTGCTCGATTATCAGCCTCTCCTGGTCAGTCAGCGACGGCAGTACGGCCATGACGGAGTCCGTCAGCTCCTTGATCTCGTATTCCTCCTCTGGTGTTGCTGGCGGAAGGGCAGTGACCTCATCACTCCGAAGGAAGCTCTTGAGCTTGTCCGCGCTTAGCTCTTTGACGGCTGATTTCTCCTTGCCCACCGCATCCACGACGCTGGGCGGGAACAACTCCCAGATGTCCACCTTGAAGAACTCTGCCAGCTTCAGGGCACTGCTCTTCCAGGCGAGCTTGGCTGTCAGCGGGCTCGCTTTCATCGTCTCGTAGTGCCCCACCGTCTGGACGGGCACACCCGCTGCCCTATCCAGCTCCTTCTGGTGCAGCCCCAGCGCTTTCCTCCTCTTCTTCAGCTTGTTGTTCCGGATAGATACAGTGACCTCAAACTCGGGGATGTACTCAGACGTCATCTTTGATTCCCATCAAGCAACCCCGCACATCGAACTCACCCAGTATGTTCTTCCGCACCAACAGCAGTACTGACGGCACGAAGAACGTCTGAGTGATCTCCCCGGTTTCCGGGTTCGTGAAGGTCTCTGTCTCGCCCGGCCCGAGCAGGAAGAAGAAGCCGAGCTTACGGAAGACGAAGTAGTACTGGGGGTTGATGAGAGCCACGTAAGGCTCGTCCATGTTCTCGCGGGTCAGCTCGTAGGTGTTGTCGGTGACCCACGTCACGGGGGTGTGGGCAACAAGAAGAGCTTGATCACCCTCACCCGCCACGATGGCCACGTCATCTGCCAAAGCATAGGGCTTGCCGTAGTACATATCCCGGATGTGGGCTTTCACGTCGGTGTCACTGGCGTAGCTCTGCTCGAGGTCGGCGAGGATGTTGTTCCTGGACTCCTTCCAGTCGATCTTCCCGTTCTTCGCCTTCTTCTCAGCGGCCTTACGGATGATGGACAGATCTGGCGAGCCCGAGAAGATGGCCCAGTGTCCATTGCTGGCAGATCCGCACGTGCCATTGAGGCACCGAGCATCTTTTTCTGTCCCGAACAGCGCCGTGGGCAAGCTCACACTTACACCCTGGATCTTCAGATCATTTCTCTCGCTCATCTCACTCTCCCTCTCCCGTCACCATGTCCAATCGCACAGCTTCTCGTAACTTATCTATCGACTCATCGGAGTAGACTGCGAAACCGCGGCCCTCCAAGTACGCCTCGAGCTCCGCACGAGTCCACGAGCGCACAGGCTTCTCCTCCATCACTCAACCTCCCCGCTCTGATTGTGGTTGTGCTCCTCGCAGTCGTGCCCGGCCCCGCAGTTGTAGATGAGTATCCCGCTCATCACCAATACGAGCAGGAAGACAGACGTGAGCAGTATCATGACCAGCAGTTCAATGAGGGTGAATCCCTTCTCACTACGCATCGTCTTCCCCCGTACCCATGAAGGACAAGAGCAGATGGACGTACTCACGCTCCTTCTCGGCGGTCCACGCATGAATCCGCACACTCGAGGAGCCGAACTCCTGGGTGGTGTTCTCGTTTCTGAACGCCTCCTCGGCGTCGCCATGCCAGCTGATGGCGCCCCCCTCTACGGGGCAGACCTCGATGGATGTGACCCTCCTCCGCATGCCTATCACGAAGAAGAAACCCAGGTCGGGGAGGTCAATCCGGTACCACGGGCGATTCACGTTTCCCGTGTACTCGTTGGGCACCGAGCGTATCGTGAATCGGACACGAGCAGCCGCGAAGCAGTTGAAGATCGTGTCCCGATCACCCAGGGACATGTAGCGGTCGAAGCAGCTGTTGTGGACATGCTCTCCGTAACGACGCCAGAGATAGTGGTCACGCCACGACTCGACCGCCATTTCCCACTTCTTCCCGCAGATCGAGCACTTCTCCTCACGAAGGTCGACCGTGAAGGTCTTGACCATGCAATCGTCGTCATCTTTCCATTGTATGACCAGCTGATCAAAGCCGTCGTAGCCAATGTTTCCATCCTCTGACAAAGGAGCACAGATGTTGTTCTTCGACGCGTTTTCGCCAAAGCCAAACGTCTGAACTGGTCCTGCCACAAACCACATCACACTCACCTCTCCATCTAAGTCATTCGCACATGCGTGAACCTTATACCCACAGGCTCACCAACCTTGCTGTCAGCGACCGTACCCCCCGTTGGGGTCCTCCTCTTGGATGGCTCGGACGAGCTCGGCCTTCAACTTCCGAATGGTCTTCGCTGCGCAGCTTGTGCAGTACTTCAAGTCACCGCCGACATGGACCACATGCCCGGTCCCACTGTAGCCACAACCTGAGCACCATCCCGTCAGGTTGGGGTCCTTCCCCGCATTCGTGGCAATCGTATCGCTGAGAGTTTGCTCGAGGATGACGACCTTCACAGTCAACTTCGTGACCGCTTCCTCGAGTCGTTGAATACGGTCCAGATTCTCCGTCATCTCACCTCCCTTTCAAATTCGATGCCGAGCTCATACTCACCAAGCGCGGAACCCACTCATCCAGGTTCCTCTTGGCGTCCCGCATGTGCCTGATGCACACCGGGCAGTTGATGACCTCTGGAATGGCGGCAATGCTGTCCTTCCCCAATCTCCCATCGCTGAAACCGAGCCCGCACCAAGTACGAAGCCCCTCACTGAGAGGCCAGGGCACTACGGTTCCGTGAATCATCTCCTACTCCTCCTCCTCCTCCTCCTCCTCATCGTCGTGTTCCACCACAAGATGCTGCCCGCAACAGTGACTAGGGTGGAGATCGCAAACAAGATAGCCACAGCCGAAGCAGCGGTTCTCTTCTGTGAGCCCCTTCGTGCTACAGAGGGCGCAGTTGCCATCATCCTTGCCTGGGTTCTTCACCTCCTCCAGGTACTCCATCACTCCCCTCTCAATCGAAATCCACGGCCCATGATGGGGGTGAACACCCACGTCTCATAGACCCTGAGCACTGCAATGATCACTGTTGCGGCAACCATGATGCTGGCAGCTACGATGTCGATCACCATCAGATCTCCTCCTCCGAGTGCAGGCGGGGCAATAGTCCTTCATCACCCCGCCCGCACTTACTCTTGACCAGCCTATGGCCTTCAGCTCTCTTCGGATCGCTGGAGCCCGGACACCTGATCGTTGCACCCACTCGGCGCACCCGTCACACCAGACGGTGATCTCTCGAGTGAGACTCAGGACTTCCTCACCTTGACCAAGGCACGACTCAGATCCATTAAAGCCCTTCTGATCGCCCCCGTCTCCCTTGGGTAGTAGGCCAGGTACGGGTTTGACCCTCTGTCCTTCTTGTCTGCTTGGAGGCGAGCGTAGAGATCATTCACGGCCCTCTGGTATCGATCGATCTCTACCTGTATAGCGTCCAGATTCTTCGTTGTCACGCTCACGTCTTCTCGCCCTCGAACAGAGCCTCGTCTGAGTCCCACTCAGCTCTCATGTGATCTGTTTGCATCTTCCCGTTGCTGAACCACCAACGCCAGCGACAACTGTCCTCGCCCTCCATCTCGATGTAGGATCGATCGGTGACAAAGGGGGCGATCACATCAAAGAAGTTCTCGTCGCTCCCCAGCTTCTCCCCAGCGAACTCGATGTCGGTGAGTCCTTCGTGCTTGGAGAAGTCGACATCCCAGCGCCAAGCCCTGAACACCCCAACGATGTCCTTGCGGTTGCAAGCGTCGAGCACTTCGTCGGTGCTCACCCACGAGTACGCATTTGGGTAGCTCTCCATCATGTCGCTGACGGCCCTACGACAAGCATCGAAGTGCTCTCGCTTGATCCCGAACCTCGCCCCCCGCATGTCCATGCAGTATCCCATACCTACTCCTCCTCATCTTCCAGGAGACTGATCTTCAGCTGCTTCACTGGGTAGAGCATCTCCACCTCCCCAAGCCGCTCACCAGGAACGAAGTCCGGTTCCTTCCCTGCGCAGATTGAACAGGGCGTCGGCGTTCTCGGCCACGTCCCATGCACGCTGGTCAGGCCGACCTCTCTCACCTCGAGGTCCCAGTGATCCACCACGGCCTCGGATGATCCGTCGGTGAGTAGTCCTTGCTCAACAGCTCGATGGATGATCTCGTAAAGCCGCCCCCGCATGTCGTCGGGAACAGTGTCCGTGTCGTAGGTGACTCGGATGGTGATGTTGAAGCTCATTCTTCCTCCTTCATGAATCGTCGGAACTCGTTGAGCGTGCTCCGCATCTCAATCAGCTTCTTGACCTCCTTCACAAGGGGCTTGAAGGCTGGCGGCTCAGTGTACTGGTTGTGGCCAAGAGCGTCGGCCAGCTGAAACCTTGGCTTCTTCAGCGCCCTGATCGTACTCGCGGCACACCGCACGCAGAGCTTCTCGTCATCTTCAACGAGGATGGGCTCTCCCGATCCGTTGTAGCCACACTGGGTACACCAGCCTTCTTTGCTCATCACCACAACCACAGCCCTCTTCAAAGATTTGACAGATACTTCGCCCAGCCTGCCCGTCATACCGCCCAAACAGTAGAGCTGAAGATCGTCCATCCCAACTAGATCCTCAACGTGCTTGATTCCACTGATGGTGATGGCGTTCAGTACTCGAACCCTCACTGTCTTCTTGAGGTGGGGTCGGAGGTCAGCAATCGGTGTCATCTACTTCTCCTTATCGAACTCACCCATCCACGCGATGATGGGGCGTTCGAGAACCAACGTTCCAGCGTTGTCCCACCAGACGCCGCTCCTCGAGACGAGCTTGTAGCTCTGACGCGCCATAGCGGCTTCAAAGTCTGCGAGAGCCTCTTCCCCAGTCCCCATCCCCCGCATCGACACGACCAGGCGATCTGGGATGAACTCTGCATCGGTTATGCTGGCGAAGTCCCCAATGTCTATGTACAGACGCTCGTCCCTCATAGCCTCGACGAACCGATCAGGCTCCTGTGTTGGGAACCACGGTTCGGACTTGTCTTTCTCCTCCTCGAGCTCCTGGACAGCGGCCAGGTATCGATCAATAGTGATTTGTGCCGACCCCGCATTCTTGACCCGGTCGAGGAGCAGCTCCCGCTCGGCTTGGAGCTTGTTGACCACGCCCAAGGTGCTCTGATACAGCTCGTCGAGGCGCTTCACTCGATACTGAAGGCGCTCGTTCAGCTCCTGGAGCTCCTTGATCAGAGTAGCGGCCTCGTTGATGTCCCACTGTGGGATGTCCTCTAACTCGGACCTCTCAATGATGTCCTTTGTCATTTCACTCCTTCGTACTCCCTTCACGTCTGCGCCGCCGGTCTCCGCACTCACAGGTGCAAGAAGGAAACTGATCCGGACAGTACACACCGAACACCGGTACCGCCCCGCTATTACCGCAGTGTCGGCAGAAGGGGTGCATAGGTGCGATGACCTGGATGCTCATGGTGGTGTACCCCTTGTAGCGAAAACCTAGGCCGGAGTTATCGACAGGCTTCGACTGCTTTATGTCGCAGCTTGCATCGGGGTTGATCATGAGTTTCCTCAACACCCCCAACAGGGTGTCGACTTGAAGCTCACGCTCCTCTTCTGAGAGCTCGTTCCGCCAAGTTGGTTTACTCATCATTCTCCTCTTCTTCGGGCTTGAGCAAATCAACAGCAGGTTTCCCGGCCTGGTGATACGACATGTGCTTGAACGCCGATGCACACACCTGCACCCTAATCCGACTCACCTCCCGCTCTTGGCAGTCTGGGCATGTCCCACCATCTAGGTCGGCGACAAGGTGGGGCTCCCCGCATTCCTCACACTCCCCCACCCGCCCCGGGTTGTCGATCAACGCACAGGACGGATGGGGATCGTTGTCGTACTCAGAGCAGACAACGCACTCTCGCTTCAGTCGCAACGGACACTGTGGGTGCATCAGCTCTCCCTGGTCAGCTCAACGTGCGTCTTGGCGATATGGGCAGCTGCTCTTCGTAGCGACTCGTGCACGGAGACTATCGCCTTGGGCCCCGGCCTTCCGTCTTTCGCAGGCCAAGCTCTCCACTGCTTGGGCCGAAGCTTCGTGATGGATCCAACGTTGGAGCAACCTTGATGGGCTGTGTACGCTGGCGATTTGCCATCACCGATAGGGGTGAACTCGTAGCCATCAATTCCCTTGAATCTCACTTCTCCCCCACTGACTCAGCCATGAGGATGAAGTCGGCAAAGGTCTCCGCGTTATCCTTGATCGCTTCGATGAGGTACAGGTGCTGGTCGCCACCTTCTACCTGGCCGCTTGTGAGCAAACCAACGGCAATCATCGGTTCCTCGTTATCGTCTGGATTCAGGAAGAGGATCGAATGACCCTCTTCTTGTTCCCGCAGTTCCAAGCTGATCCTCTGTCGCCTCACATCCTCTCCTTCCACGCGCAGACAGTCCCACGCATCACTGAGCAGCGGCTTCCGCAGGCTGCTCATCTTTCGGGAGTCCAAGGTCCAACCACCCGCATGCTTCAAATCCTCGAGGTAGTCCCATACGCGCTCAGTACCGTTATCGATTACGACAACCTCACCTTCCCAGACGTATAAGCCGGGCGTGTCGAAACAACCGTAATCGAAGAAGTCCGTTCCGAAGTCGCAGAAGTCCCCCAAGTCCCACGCGAACCTGGCCAGCTCACCGCGGACCTCGATGGTAACCGGATCTAGTTCCAACCCCACGGCAACCAAGAGAGCCGTAGCCGCATCGAGATCCCCCACAAATCGATCAGTGAGGGGGTTACGGGAGAGCAACTCACCATTGGGCTTCCACACCATTGAGTGCCCGCACCGTGGACACCACAACGTGTCGAAATCGCGGTCCGACTGATAGAGGTGGAACTTCACCGCACAGTGGGGGCACTCGAAAAGCATACTCACGGTGTGGCCCTCTTGTACCCCGTGTCCCGCAAATGACCAGCACCTCGACCCTCGAGCGCCTTCTCCGCCTCCTTACGGTTCTTGAAGTAGCCGGTCTCCCTCGACCACGGCCCGCACTGGTTGCAGAAGTAGCCGAGGTAGTGCCCAGCTGCGCTCATCTGCACAGCCAGCTCGAGCTTCACACCGCAACCGCATGTGACTCCCTCGGTCCCACTCAACTCTCCCTCAATCGCCATCCCACCTCCTCAGCAACAGCAGGGCTTGCTGTCGCACTTCGCGCACCAGACGTAGACTTGATCTCTTCGCACACACTTCGGATGCTTGACCTTGTATTTCTTCTTGGCGACGGCCCGAGCCTCAGCGATGTTCTTCGCCTTGACCAGCACGTCACCCTTCAGCGTCTCGATCACGTAGGTGTACTCCTTCACACGTCACCTCCCTCCTCAATCACCCGAAACATCGGCGGGTCATCGAACGCGTCGTCCGAAAACTCGGTGGTGACATAGCACTCCGCCGCTGTCTTCGTGTCGAAGACCAGGGGGGTATCCGTCCCCATCTCTTCGTCGTAATCCTCCCAATCGGGCGGGGTACGGCACATCACGTTTATCTGAAGTACCCAGCCCACCTCATTCTCCTCTCAGCCGGAAGCCCCGGCCCATGATGGGACGGAACACGTACTTCTCGAACGTCCGGAGCACCCCGATCGCCACCGCAGCGACGATCAGGATGCCCGTTACTCGAACGTCTCTAGTCACTCGGTCGACTCTCCCTCCACGTAAGCCACCCACAGTTCCTCGATAGCGTCATCGGCCTCTCGGCCCCGATGACAGACACTGATACGGACCCCTGTGTCGCACTCGTAGATGCGCAGGGACAGGGACCTGATACCGAGCCAGATCGCACGCTCTCTTAGCTCGTAATCATCGTCGTCTAGGAGCTTCATCCCACTTCTCCTTCTTGAACAGCCGGTCCTTCATCTCCTCAAGTCTCTCCCCCACCTTCTTCCGCTGAAAGTCCAGGGCCTCCAGTCGGCTCTCTGCGAGCTCTATCGCCTTCTTCAGCGCAGCCTCCTCCGTACAGAAGTGGTACGCGGACTGAACATGACCGCCCCACCTGATAGCGGGAGGGGCGGGGTCGAAGTAGCAATCCCCCACCAGGTCGTGAGGTCTGTAGGGGTTCGAGTGCCCCTCCAGTTCGACGACCCCAAGCGTCTGCCAGTAGAGCGACACCCAACGTCGGATGGCCGCCTTCACTGCCTCTCCATATTCGCCTCGAACGTTCCGTTGATGTAGTCGAGCTCCAGATCACCGACGGTCGTCCGAAAGACCACTCGATGAGCTCGGCTACCCAAGGCCACCTCAACAACAATGGCCCGACACTCCTCGAGAGTGTCCAAGAACACCAGCAACTCCCTCTCCCCCTTCAGCTTCTTTATCGCGTGCATCCTGTCTCCTCAATCTGGCCACGGCTCTCCTGCCTGAATAAGCTTCACGATTTTGAGCTTGCCACCCTTCCAGACGACACTGCTCTCCTCACGGTCCTCCTCATACATGTAGGTGCCGAGCCTTACCTCATCCGGTGAACACGAGACGAACTGGGAGAGCCAGTCCAGGAAGTACTGAATCGACCTCTCGTAGTTCTTCACGCTGAAGGAGAGCTTGAGCTGGTAGACACCAGCCTCGTCCCTCACGAAGTAGGGAGCCGCCCAGACCCCGCACCCGCCGTTGCACCTGAGCATCCAAGCACCCCGCCACGTATTGAAGAGCGGGTGAGCCAACCCAGGGTGGATCGCCAAGATTGGGTTGATGTCCTCCTGCTTGTGCCCCTGGACCTGACACATAATGTGGAGGATCTCGATGGCCGCTACCGGTGTGTCCTTGCGCAGCCTCACATCCAGCTGAAGGTGCGTGTACATTCCCATCTCACTACCTCTTCTTGCTGGGAAGGGCGTAGACGAGTCGGGCTACTTGCTTCATCCTCCCCTCCTTGCAGAACCGGTTCCGGAGCTTCTTCCATGAACCGGGCCGGAAGTCCCGAGCCTCTGGGAACTTCGCAGCCATAGCCAGCTCCAACTTGTGGAACGGGAGTAGGGAGTTCTCGGAGAGCAACCGGAAGAACTCCGTCTCGATAGCTTCCTCGGGGTACCACGCCTTCGGCCACCAGCCGTTGTCGAGTTCCTCGATCTCAGCCGTGTTGCTCGCCAAGCAGACAATGGTGTGCAGGAGAATTGCCCGATCACTCTCATCAGACTCGATCATGTCCTTGAGTCGGACCCGCACCGAAGACGCATCCTGAAGGAACACGGCCAACGACAAGAGGTCCTTGATGGGAACGTTCTCGAGTAGGTGCAGCGACTCCCTCACCAGTAGTTTCTTGGCGACAGGATTCAGTCCCTGCATCTGACCCAGAGCGGCTAGCTTCTTGTAGAGGATGAAGCGACCCCCGCTGAGCACGTTCTCTGAAGACGACTCCGCGTCTTGATCAGTCTCTGGTGTGGAACGGTCCGGAACCTCGACGGGCTCGTCCTCACCCGTGGGCGGTGGGACACGTGGGTCTTGAGGCTGCTCACCTCCATAGAGCTTGCTCAAGTGCTCATCACAGAGGGCCAAGCTCGACCCCGCCGCCACATCACACCGTGGCCAAGCACACTCCCCATCGCTAACGCTGGACTTCCACCAGCCATTGGAGAGCTCGACCAGCTCCTCTTCCTGCGACACCTCCTGCCCCCCAACCTTCGCAGTACGCTCCTCCCGGACTTGGGCCCTCAGCAGTTCAGTGCTCACCCTCACCTGCTCTTGGTGCCGAAGCGCCGCCGCTACCACAGTATCCCTCGGCCGACTCCCATCTCGAAACAGACCACCTTCAGCACAAGCATCCCCGAATGGGTCAGTCGCCGCACCACCCTCGTCCCAACCTCTCCGAACAGCCGCCGAAACGACTTCGATGATGTTTACGTTCTCACCACACCATTTCTTCATCGCATCCAAAACGTCGTAAGTTACCGACATTACTACACTACCCTTCTTTGATCATGCCCACTTTGATCAAGTCGACTAATTGCACATAAAAGCCAGCTTGATCCTTTTCCGCACAAAGATCGTTTTACACGGGGGTCTTATGCCCTCCCTAGCCTACTCCCCCACCTTACACACTTTGCCAATCCTTGGGACACTAGCCTGTGTAATGTGTGAAACACCTTTGCCAATCTCTGCGACACGAGACGTGTGCAAAAGATGATTGACAACTACACTCACCCCTCCTCTGGTAAGTCCTTGGGCATCACCAAGTCGATGACCTTGTCGTCGAACACCTCGTTGAGCACGTTCCTGGTTCGCTGGTACCTCCCGTACTTCCTATCGTCGTCCCACTTGGTACCGCCGGCTTGCTCGAGGTTCTTCACGAGCTCGCAGGCAAAGAGTCGCGACCGTGTGTGTCCGTCAAGCGGTACCATCCCGTTGTGACCATGAAATTTGAGCGTCTTGTCGAGCGCCGTGTACGCCCACTTAGGTGCGTTGACCGCGAAGGACAGGAGCACGAGCATAGCGAGCTCGATGTGGGGGTCCTCGAAAGGTGTTTGGCAGGTCACGCCCCGCGGGAACGCCACGTCACTCACACGCTTACCATCGAGCACCCCGTGGAATGAGTTCCAGAAGAGGCTCGCACTTGAGGCAGAGTTGCGGCGGAAGTGGTTACGCTCAATCATCTTCTGGAAGTGCCGACACTCGTACATGAGCTGGGCCCGGTAGGTGTGGGGGTGGGCGAAGATCTGGCGCACGGCCTTGCACCAGCGCACCGAGTCCTCCCACTCGGGGCCCCCATCGGGTACAGCACCATCAACCGGGGTTACCGTATTACGAAACACGTGGACGGGAACAGGGATGTCGTCGTAACCCCTGAGTACACCATCCGGTTGGAAGAACCACCCCTGTTCCTCGAGAAGTCTCGAGAGGTCGTAGTGGTAAACAGGAAAGACGCAGTCGATGAAAGCCATGAGCTTCCAAAAACCACCCCACTGCATACGCCTGGGCAAGATGGCCACGTGCTGACACAGCCCGGCAGTGATACCGGTGCCGTCAGCCATGAACACGGATCCGTAGAAACCACCACTCTCGACCGTGGCGGTGATATAGACGAGCTTCTCGAGAAAAGGAGCATCGTCCCACGTTGTGTCCATCTCGATGTCTATCTTGTCGCGCCCGTAGAGCACAGGCCCTGAATACTTCTTGTACTTCTTGTGTTTCGGTTCCCTCACTTCTCCCTCTCTTTCTTGACGACCGCACTCGATGTCTCCCACATCACCTCCATCGCCGAGAGAACCCCTCTCTGACCGAATTGATCTCATCGGCAAGGGCGTGTCGGTTCACCACTACGTTGACCTCAGCGTGCTCGGAGGTCAGCAGCACAATGAACTCCTGCCTGTTCTCGTCCCAGATGGGCAGGTCCCACCGGTCTAGCGCCCCCTTCAACCTGCTGTGCTCCACCCCAATGCCCCGTAGTGCGATCACCAAAACAATCCGACTAATGTCTTCGTAGGAGTACGAACGCTGCGACCCACTGCCGTAGGCATCTCGAACAGAAGGCGTCACGATTCCCTTCTCGGCAAGGTAGGTGAGCTGTCTTGGGGTGATGCCTAAGTAGTCCGAAATTTGCTGATTGGTAAACGACCGCATCTCACAGGCTCCAGTAGTAGTCGCCGCCCCGACCATCAGTCAGGCAACGTTCAGCAATCGAACGAGGCTCGGTGTCTCGAGCTCCGAACTCGGGGTACTTCGAGAGACGCTCACTCATGATCTCGATGGCCTTCTCCCGAGTTCGAGCCATGAGCGCCTTCTTGAGTCCGCTTGTCAGGGACCTGGCCACTTTGCCCACACCCTTCATATCTGAGAAGAGCTCCCACTCATCAGCGGTCTCCGGGATCGAGACCTCTGCTTCCACTCCTGGTACCCTGATCACCTCTCACCACCTCTCCCGCATGACCGCCCACATCTCGGGCAGTGCGCCGCCTCTGCTCATCCACCCGTCGAGCCCATCGATGAGGTCGACGAGCCTGCTGTGGTCTTCGATGGCGTCAGTGTCATCCGCATCAGCTCTCGCCACGATGCGCCGAATCTCCTCCAATGCAGCATCAGGATCCATCCTGCCCCTCCTTCATCCTTCGCAACTCTGCCTCAAGCGCGAGCCTCTTCTGGAACTCATTCCACCACTTATCGGTGAACTCCGAATCAACCAGAGCGTGCTGGTTGGCCCTGGCGTTTTCCTCCAAGCGCACGCGGCTGATGATCTCCTCACGCTCCTGCTCCATCACCTTGGCCAACGACTTGGCGCGTACTAGACCGTACCTGCCGATGGATCTCTGAGCGGAAGGCTGCCGAAGAACGATCAACGCCGCCTGGTGCAGATCTTCCATGTCCTGTTCGCTTATGCCCAGCTTCGTAGCGACCTCCCCCTTAGTCATCCTCGGCCCACCGTCAATCCCGTAAAGCCTCGAGATGGCGACCAGTTGTTGGAGGGTCAATCTACGAGACGCATCCTTTACACGACGGGCCACTTGAGCTGCGTTGTCCCATTTTGGGATGCTGGGCTTGACGCAAAACACCTCGCACAACAAAAGAGCAGCCCCACGAAGAGTTCTGTGCTCACGCCAGCGTTCGGGGAGTTCCTTCTCTACAATCTCACGTAGCCGGATGGTGCCCACAGAATACCCCTCAGCATGTTCTCGGAGCTCTCTGCGGTTACGGTGACCCACAAAATTCACTACCGCGTCTGGTACACCTTCGAGGGAAACACCAAACGTGGCAGCAAGCGCACGTAAACGCACTGGACCTTTGGTCCTTGTCATGTCCGTACCCTCTTATGATCCTTCTCCTCCTCGACGATGAAGATGGCCTCATCAATGCTCTTCTGAATCTGATCCTTCTCGACGTAGTTGAACATGTCGTAACTCACCATCTTGGCGAAGAGCCGCCGAACGAGCTTGGCGGTCATCAAGAGCAGCCTGAGCTGTGCGGTAGTCACGGTCCCACCTTGTTGTCGCAAACCCCGCCCGTGAGAACGGCGAGGCTGTTCTGTAGTCGACTGATCTGCGCCAGAGCCTTCTCGCAGAGCTCTGATGTAGACCGGACCTTTTCCTTCAGAGAACTGCACTCGGCATCGAGCTTGGCGGTGCAGTTCTCGCACGTGTACCTGCGGCCTTCGATGACGCAGCAGATGCAAACGGGCGGCTTCGCTGCCTCGATGGCGTACTCGACGGCAGACCAGATGAACTCCCAGTCCTTCCGCTCAACAGCCTCGTCGAACTCCTTCCTGTCGATGTTGTAGCTCATGGCATCTCCGACCCATCAAGACGCTTCGGAGGCATGATTTGCCGAGCCACCGTCGGCTGATGAATGATGTCCCGCAACTCCGCAGCAGTGAGCAACGCGTTCTGCTGTCCACGCTCGTAGGCGATACGGACAGCGTGCTGAATCTCAATCTTGAGCTGGTTCATGTACGGACTGTTCGACCGAATGAGCTTGTCGAGCCCGTTGGCCTCGAGCCAAGTCCGGACGAGATCCTTGGCCAACTTCTCGGGGTCGATGAGGTAGTCCCCCGCTCGGAGGGTCTTCGTGGTCAACTCAGCTGAGTCCACACTCCCAGTGATCATACTTCTCTCCTTTTCTCAATCCCATGACAGCACCATATCGTGATCAATGCTGTGCTTGCCGCACCTCGAGCACGTTGTGGTCGTGACCTGCTCATCCTGATAGATGGGGCCATCCCACACATGCTCACAGGACTCCGGACACTTGCACCGACAAGTAGCAGACCCGGGTCCGTAGTTGACATGGACGAATACGGGAAGCTTCTTCTCGTCACCCACCGTCAATCCTCCCTGTGCCAATTCTTGCTATTTTCTTCCTGCGTGAGGACATGCGTACCCTTGGGCCACGTCGGCACACTGATGGGTACCGAGAGGTCCGGCGCATGCTTCCCACCGAGGTACTCAAAGACGACCCAGGCGCCCCACATGCCACGAGGCTGACGCCAAGCAACACCAATCTGTCCGTGCTCCTTCCCGCAGATGGTGCAGGGCACCTTCGGGTCGAGGTAGCACTCGCTGATCTTCTTGCTGGTGTCTGAGATGTACCTCTCGAACTCGAGGCCTACCTCACCTCGGCCGGTCTTGGGGTTCTTCCTCGTCTCGCCACCGAACTGCATGAGGCTACTCATCAGCAGCCTCCTCGAGCACCTGGATGCGCTGCTGCAACTCCCGAAGCTCCGCCGTCACGACACCCAGCATGACCGCCATACCCAACAGAAAGGGAAGAACGACTGCGGCCAGCATCCGAAGCCGGGAGAGGTGTAGAGCTGACTTGTGCTCCACAACGTCCAAGACGGCATCACCGGAGCACACCTCCCGGCCCGCAGCAAAGCACTCGAACTCTGTGATGCGGACATCATGCTCCTGGATGTCCTCGATGGTGGTCCTGAGACCGTCACCGATTATGGCGAGATCGGACACTTCCCGGTACGGAACAGAACCCTCCCCCTCTTCCTCCTCCCCAGGCAGAAACGTGCCCACATCATCCTCCCAGTTACTCATTTGTTCTCCCTCTCGTCGTGCCCTGCGCGCTTCTCATCGAGCCACCGACCTGTGCCGTGCCACTCGACCCCATCCGCGGTAATGAAGCAGGCCGAGCCCCCGAAGGCGTCAAGCCGCGGCTTTGAGCAGCTGTGGGACACCTCAATGCCAAAGCAACCGTCCGGCTTGAACTTGCGCAGGTACGCCTGAGCGATGTACGCCGCGAACTCGTGACCACACGACTCATCGTTGCGCAGCCACAATCCCCTTTCATCGAGGTCACACTCGGGCGGGTAGACCTCCTCAACTGTCACGCCTTGCTCAGTGAGGACGGCAATGATTTCCTCCGACAAGCCATCGGGGTTCGCCTCTTCGTAGGCATTTGTGAGTGCCTTCGTTTGTGCGATGAGCCACTCCCGCTCTTCCTTGACCTTCGTCTCAATCATGACGGAGAACATGCTGTAGTAGTCGGCCATCTCACCCTCCTATCCTGTGAACAGTATCCGAGCATCGGCCATGACCAGCTCGAATGTGTACGGCTTTCGCTCATCACCGGCGTACATGGTGCGCGTTGTCCACGCACCCTTCTTGGGGTCGTACTCGTAGATGGTAGAGAAGAACCGTTCGTAGTTGTCACAGACAACCCAAAGGCCCTCATCATTGATGCTGGCGTACATCACGTCTTTGGCGATGGGGCTATCGATACCCCAAGCCTCGAACGCATTGGCCGTAGCAGCCTCCACGAACTTCTTCACTTGCTCAGGTATGTCAGCCACTGTCCTCTACCTCCCCTTCGTGCAACAAAAGCAGGTGCTCCAACCGAAGAGCACTCATGTGCTCGCACTCGGTCTCATGGCAACACGCCGCACACAAGGGGTCATGCTTCGACTTCGGCCTCCGCCAATTACCCAAACCACCATGATCGCACTGCACCTCCCCACGAGGCACCGAGCTCCCGACCCACATCTTCTTCTCTACCGCCACCTCAATCAGCTCCCGAGCCACTGCTTCGGACCTGCAATCGAACGTATCCGTTGCGACCCACTGCCCATTGGCGAAAAGAGCAGCAAATGTGTAAGCCCTGATAGGGCGCTTTAGTCGAAAGACGCCAGCACCCTCTTCACTCTCCTTCTTCATCTGTCGCACCTTTCGTCATGATGACGATGACTGGTGGCGGCCCGCAGGCATACCCATCAGCGAGGAACCGTCGACCATCAAGTCCGAACTTCACTGCCTCGTCATCCTCCACCTCATCGAGTGGGGTCAGCTCACCCGGTTCCTCATCGTCATCGAGGTCCTTGCAGCCGAAACTTGGGCAGGTACCGTCTTCGTCGAGCGTGACCGTGCAATAGCACCGCTCGCACCACCGCAACGCCCTGAAACAGTCAAGGCAGGTGGGCATCGACAGGTAGATGCCGACACCGCCGTTGCCCTGGGAACCGAGGAATTTGGCAATCCCCTGATAGGGCTCACCGCAGCTATGACAGTGCCAGATTGGTCCCTTGAGATCATGGAGGTCCAAGATGGTTGTCATGGTATTCAGTGTGTTGGGGTTCGGATCGATCTCCTCGATCTCCTCGAGCTCCCAAGTATCGTAGTTGCCGCCCTCCATCACCTCGACGAACGCAGCAGCAATAGTGCCGTGCAGGACGACGTCGATTGCATTGTCCAGCTTCTTGAAGCCAAGCCACCCGTAGGCCTTGCCTGACACGTAGATAGGGAACACCTCCCCCTCCTTGAACAGGAAGTAGTTGGGCTCCCACCAGCACCCGTCGTAGGGCACGTGAGACCTACAGTACAGAATGCAGGGCTCCTCACGTCCCTCCAACAGCTCCTTCAACGTCCTCTCCATCCTCGATCTCCTCTTTCCTCTTGAACTCCAACGACCGTTTGTACTCGGTCAGTTCCCTCATCTCGTCGTAGAGCTGCTCCCGAAAGAACTGCACATCGTTAGCCAACTCGTCATCTGTTGGGCGACCGGGCAGTAGCTTGTGTGCCAACCACCGCCTGGCTATGTCGTGCTGTCGATTGATGATGGTCGGCATGGGCCACACGACCTGATCGAGCAACTCGACAATCTTGGTAGTGCCCTTGACGGTCCGAACCTCCCAAGTGACGCGGTTGTAGTAGCCCTTCTTCTTCAAGATAAGGCGACCACCGAGGAGGTCGATGAGATCCTGCACCAGCTCTTTCCTACTGACGTGTATCCTGACAGCGGCACAGAGTAGGTATCTGGTACGCCCCGCAACCGTCTCGCCAGACCTCGTGATGTAGAACGAACCGTTCGCTGCGAACAGACCACCAACCCAACCGGGGAACTGGTCATAGTCCTCCTGCTCAAGCAATCTCGCTCTCCTTTCAGCTTTTACTTCAACTAGGTAAGTCTAGTAAGACCCTCCTATAATATATTAGGGGGTCTTACTAGATACCCCTATCTGTAGTAAAACCACCATAGAGAAGGAGCCCTCTCAGATCAAGCACCTTGCTTGTGCCGCTTCAGCCGCATCTTCAGTCTCCAGAACAAGTAGCCCACGGCAGGAAGTCCGGACAGAAATCCGAGAAGGGCTACGGCAAGGCAGTGAGGGCACATCAGTTCGATTCCTTGTTGTCTACGAGCTGGAGGTAGCCAACTCTCGCTTCGTCATCAACATCACGCCCCTCCATAGCATCCAAGAAGGTACGGATGACGACACGGGCGTCGATACCCCAGGTACTGAGCAAGATGATGGTCTCGAGGATTATGACGGACGTCCCTCGGCACGCTTGCTCGAAGAACCCACTCTCGAGAGGGTCATGGTGCTCGTTCATGTCCGCCTCCGACACCGTAACCGCTAGATCACCCAAACCAGCCATCAGAGCTGCCAACGTACTGAGCGGGCCCACATCAGCTCTCCGGCGCCCAGCAGCCTTCCCCTTCGCGTAGCGCACCGCTCTCAGAAAGACTTGGTCCCGCATACTGTCAGCGTGACCTGCCTCGATGAGCTTGTGCAGATCACCCGCCTCCGTGCGGTCGTTGAGCTCGGCAGCGATTGCCTGAGCTTGCTCCATTTTCATCTTGGGGCTCTCGAGGTCGAAAGCCATACCTCTGAGCACTACCTTCGCGTACTCTTCTCCAGATTCCGGTGGTGGGGTCACATCAGCGAAGATCTGCGGCTTGTCCATACCATCCCTTTCTTCTATCCTCATCTCTCACACGCTCCTCAGTGTCTGGGGTTTTGCCTACCCCAACATACATCGGGGTAAATCGGCGTTCTGTAACCGCATCCCAGTGCTGTAGTGCCTCCTTGATTTCCCTAGTCATTCTCACGAAACCGCCCACACTATCCTCCTACCTATCGCCAGCGAAGTATGTCACTGGCCGTTCACCTTATACCCACATCGTAGCCCGTATTGAGGGTAATACCCTGCTAAAAAGAATCTCTCAGTGTCCTGGGTGTGCGGCAGTTTTTTACAAGGATGCCGCCTTGTTTCTTCAGATGAGTCGCCCGCCGTAATGGGAGACCACCAACCACTCGTCGATTGCCACCTCCCCGATACCCCAGGGCGTCATGCCCTGGCTGGTGAGATGCTTGTTGAACTGGGCCTGCGCCGCATCCTGGTCGCGCGCCTGACAGGCCGCCACCATCTCTGCCGACAGCTCTGTCGGCAGAATTGCGACGAGACCGTCAGACCCGTAGACACCAAACGAACCATCATGAATCTCTTTGACCTGCATGAATTTCTCCATTCTTCGGGGGTTAGATATCCCGAGTCCACAATACTCTTATCCCCCTTTCCCCCTCTCTTTTGCAGCTAAAAACAGCGCCCCCGTGAGGGATTGCTGTTCCATTTTTCATCGCCGCCCCGGACGGGGCAGCGGATTAGAAGTAGGGGCGGAGGAGGTCGGCGACCTCATATACCGCATCCATGGTCGCACCCGCGTTGCGCGGGCCGCCAGCACAACCGGCACCACCCCCCGCCTCGGGCCCGAAGGCCTTGCGGACAAAGTAGAGGGCGGGCTCGCCCCCGAACTCCTCCGCCGAGAACTTCTCGGGCTCCCGGAAGCTTACCGTCACATCCCCCGAGGTGGGGGTGAGAGCCACCACGCAGTCGGCGTCGTGGCCCTCGTGACGGTAGAGGTGGTTGACAAACTCTTCCGACTTTCGGAGAAGTACCGACCCCCCAAACATCACCTCCTCGATTGAGGAGGCGGCGAGGACCACCTCGGCCGCCCGCCACTGACGACCAAGGAACAGGAGCTCCTGGTCGCCGGCGAGGATGCGGTCGATGACGCCCACGTAGCTCTCGACCTCCTCGGTGACATCAGCGACTCCCTCTCGAGGGGGCCACACCTTGTGGCTCTCCTCGTAGGCCCAGACGGAGTCGAGGGCCTCTCCCCAGGTGAAGGCGCCGTTCGCGGCGCGCTCACCCCACTCGGGGAGATCGCGAGCGGCCCCGGGTCCTCGAACATCGGCCACTGCGGCCAACTTCACGAACGCCGGCGGGAAGGCATCTCGACCCATGGCGACACCGCACCCCATCATGGCGTCATGGTCCACGTGGCTCAGGCCGACGACGTCGACCACGGGCAGGCTGCCCGCTTCGGCCTCACACGGGGCGGGGTTGTCTCGATGCTTCTCGTGGTGAACGAGGGTAAATCCAGAGCCCTCAGCTGTGAGGGCTCCCCACTGGGTTTCAATGCCGCCAGTCTTCTCGCCCCGACCCTCGCAGCTCGCGAAGTAGTCAGTCAGGGCGGATGCGGATGCGGCAAGAATAAACAACATGGTGGTCTCCTTGTTTTTGTTGGGCGTGATTGCCCGAGTCCACTATTAGTCTTATCCCTCCTTTCTGGGACGTTTTGCGGGGTTTGGGTCTGACATCTCAGCTGCTCTTTGCGGTCTCCTCTGCGTTCGCAGCAGCCGTCTCGAGGACATCGTCACTGCCGTCGGTCAGGGCATCACGCCAAGTGCGCTCAGGCGGGTCACCATCATCGTAGAAGTGGCCCTGCCCCTTCGCATCGGTACTCGCCGTCTCGAAGTGGATGGGGCTGCCATTCTTCTCCCAGCACCGCTTGTGCTGGAAATCGACCGGGGTGTGGTAGTCAATCTCATAGTCGTTGACCCGACCGTAGCCGTCGTAGTCGCCGTAGATGACCGTGCCGTCCTGGAACAGCGCCACGCACTCGTTGAGCCACGCCGTCTCCTTCGTGATGGCATAGGGGTTCATTATGGAACGCCCGCACCGGGTGCAGTTCCAGCTGAAAAGCCCATGGGGGCCTCCTTTTGTCTAGTTCTGTTGGGTTGGTGGTTCAGGCCGCTCGACGCCCTCGTCGAACTCCTTATCGGCTTGGTCTGCTTCGATCTCTTCGCGGGTCTTGAACAGAGACCGGAGCTTCCACAGCAGGCCGGTGTACACCACCATAGCGACCTGCCGCTCTTTCGATGTCCAGCTCCTAATCAACGACTCAGGAATGACATCTTTGAGCTCGTGGTCCCCCCTATCGAAGAAGGCGAGTAGCAGATTGAGCTCGAGGTGAGCGAAGTCTGAGTGAACCAGGTAGGCTGGTGTGAGGCTCTTGGCAATGAGGATGTCCCCCACCTCCTCCTCATCTAGTTCACCCAGCAGCCCATCTACACCGTAGTTCTCGACCATCTCTGTCGCTTCTTCTCGGAGCGGGGCCATGAGCATAGATTGCTGGAGCTCTTTGTCCCCCTCTCGATCCCACCAGTTGAAGATGCTCACCTGACCGGTGCGGTACGCCTTATCGAGAAGACGCAAACCTTCATTGAGCTCGACAATACCGAGCTTGTACTGGATGGCTATCCGACACAGATAGGTGGGACAGACGTCCGGGCGCGTCTTACCGTAAATTCGGCACGACACGTAGTCCATGGGCCGGCCCAACAAGAACCGACAAGGCATGGTGAGGACTTCCTCACCGGGATTGGGACCTGTTCCGGTCGGCTCAGTGTGGCAGAACTTCTTCTGAGGGATGTTGTTCTCTTCTGCGATGATCTCCCTGTTCTCAGAGCTCACCTGGACACTGAGCATGACGCAACAGAGACCGCAGCGTGTGCACAGGGGGTTGGCGGGTCGATCGAGCAGCGGCTTACCATCCCCAGGTTCCGTCGACATTCACACCTCCTTCGCTCGGTAGGCCTCGAGGACCCCCGGGATCTTCCCTTGGCCAAACTCTACCTTCCCCATTGCCCGAAGCTTCTTCAGATGACCAATGATGGCTGACTCACCCCAACGCTTGGTCTTGTCGAGGTGTAGGGCACTGATACCTATCTCCCTGAGTGTGTGCCACCCAGGGTTGGCCTGTAGCCAGTTGGACATCAACATCATGCGCTTCTGCACGGTCAGCCCTTCTTCGGTGGGATGAGCTTGTGCTTGCTGATGTTGCTGAATCGCATGGGCGGGAGGTTTTGCGACGAGAAGCGCTCGCGTGTCTTGGCGTCGAGGTACTCGGACCCCGACTCGCACAACCCTGTGAGGCCTATGAGTAGACCGTGTATTGCGTAGAACACGTCCACGATGGCGTCTGTCACTTTCCGATCCATTTCCTCATCACTCTTCTCGGTCATCACACTCCTCTTCCTTCGTTTCTTCTGGTTGTGCCTCTGGCCGCCTTCTGACGAGGTAAGGTAGGGCATAGGCCCCACCAGCGATGGTGTTCAGTGCCAACGCATCCTCCACACTCAAGCACGTCACGTGAATGATCTCCTCATCGTTGTGCCGGAACTTCGACGCCATCTTCCCATCGATCTTGATGGGCTCACCGCACTCAACGCAGCGTGGTCGGGCCTTGTCGTAACCGGCAGGCTCGTACAACCCCACGAATTCAACCTCGAGCACATCGTTGAACTCCTCCTTGCACAACCAAGGCGGTCCCTCCTCGAGGTAGGGGTAATTCTCGAGCATGCACAGCACGCACATGCAGGCGTGAATCGTCGGGGCCTTCTCCATGAGCTCCCGAACCTCGGTGCCCTCTGGGTAGTGCTTCTTGCGCGCGTTGCACCGCCAGAGGGGCGGGGCGTCTTGTCCTAGTGCCATCATGGGTAGAGGTAGGCGCGATTGCATATACCTGACTTCCTCGCTTTCATTCTGAGAGGAAGTTGATCTTACCACCTTGGCTGCGGGCTGAACGGCCCTCTTGGTGAGATATCCTTCCCCGAAAAGCTCACTCTCCTCCCAGTGCTCCATCTGCTTTGACTGCACCACTCAGCACCTCCTCGAGCATCTCCCTGATACGAGGCGGCTTCCACCCTTTGGGCTTCAGCTTCTTACCGTCCTCCCTTGTGGGCCCATCGGCCTTGGCCATGTTGCTCCTGTGGACCTCCTGGAAGAAGGGCTCGATATCGATGCCCATGGCGTTGCTGGTGTTGTGGATGACCACGTCGATGTCGCAGATGGCGTCGATGACCTCGGCCCATGCCTTGAGCAGCATCCCTTCGTCTTCGAGCTCGAGCGCGTCCTCTATGTCAAGCATGGCTGCATCGAACTCTCTCGCCTCCTCCTCTACCAGCGCTCTCAGTAGATCGAAGTTGAGGTTGTCCACCCGAGGCATGTCCTCGTTGAGCAGGGGGATAGCAAGGGCCACCATCATCTCGTGGACGCGCCCTTGATGAGTAGTCTTGAGCTTATTGATCTCCCGATTCTGCCACCACACGAGATTTTGGAGCTCTTTGGCCTCATCTGTCCAGTCCTGCAAGGACCACTTACGGACCGGTTTATCCTTTCGACTACTCATCGCTCTCTCCCCTCGTGCTCCGCCAGGTCATGACGGTAGGCGAGCAGGGCGTATCCAGCCACGTCTCTCCAAGGGCTCTCGCCGAAGGCATCCTTGTCGGTGGCAATCCTCGAGAGCTTGTCGAGGACGCTGATCATGCACCGAGCGTCGTGCATCTGTTCCGGCTGGATGCCCTCCGGGTACAGGATGCTCATCATCTTGGCAGACTTCTCAGTCGAGTTGCCGTAGGCCTGGTTGGACGTGTCGACAACCTTGATGAGCTCGGCCCCAAGGTTCGCCCACACAGGGTCATGCACCTTCAGTGCATGACCGACCGCTTCCATCTCTTCACCAGTTGGTTTCATGTTCTTTCCCACGATGTCTCCTTTTCAAAAAAATGAGCCGGCGCAGCACCCCCACGATGATGAGTCAGTAAAGGGAACCACGCCGGCTCGTGCCCAACAGGAGGGTGTCGGCTATTTGCCTCTACGACCGGCCACCCGCCACTCAACGAACACATAGTTCCCGCGCGTACTGGAGTGGGCGATGATACCTGCCGCCTTGGGCGAACGGAGTGCGTTACGGACGATGCGCGTCAAGTCCTTACCGTTCTGCTTGGCCTGTGCGAGCTCCTCCTTCTCCCAAAGCAGGTAACAGAGCTCGAGAACCCCAATCTCCTCTCTATCCCGGATCCGCTCCACCAGAGCGATCTGGAATGCAGATAGGCCTGTGTTGGGGTCCACCTTGTTGTCACCGAGGGTATCCCGGAAACACTGATCCACTGAGCTATCTGGCTCCCTAGTGAGTTTGGGGTTCTTCTGCTCCTTGGTGAGCTTCGACGTCTGGGTAGCTTTCCTTCTGGCGGGTTTTGCTGCTGCCGTAGCTCCGTTCGACTTCTCCTTCTTCGGAGACTCCTCCTCAATCACTCCTTGGTGACGTGCGGTCGCTCGAGCCTTACTCGCAGCAAGCCGCGCCCCCAAGTTGGCGTACTTCGCCTTCTTCTCCTTGTGAACTGGCACTACTCGTCCTCCCATTTCCTAGTGTTTAGTGCAGTTAGGGCTCAACAGTGCAGTAGAATGATCAGGGTGTCAACTGGCGTTGAGGGGCGGATGCGGCCACCACTGACCCCCTTCAAGCTTGAGCACAACCTGACCATCGTGGATGGGATAGGGGAAGAGTTCCCCGCACTTTGGGCAGTTCATTTGCTCTCCATCGACGGGCGCCTTGAAGTCGCCCAGGGGGGTAAAATCGTCAGCTCTAATGGACGCGGATGAGTAGTCTCTGCCGACGGCTGCGCAGGTGAAAATTCGATCACCACACCTTGCGCACACCACCACGTTTGACACGTTCACCTCCTGTGGTGCTAGGGACAACCGGTTGTCCATGGCCCTTATAGCGTGTAGTACCCGAAACTTACAGCGTGCCTACTGGATCGTTCCCGTGCTATAAAATTCAAAAAGACACGAAGCCGGGGCATTTGACGAATGAAAAATCGGATTCGGGTGTTTGGAACCAACGCGTTGCTAACCTTGATCACAGGACGCCAGGGGGATGCCGACGCGGGTCTAGTTCTCCATGGCTCTATGCAGTGTTTTGACCTCGCCGAGGCTCTCCTGGATGCCGGTGACCGAATAGCGGACATCGAGCTCGCTACGAAAGTCCCAGCGGACCCCGGCTTCTACAGCTCACGCAAACACCACAAGGAAAACCGATGACCTTCCTCAAGTACTTCGACAAGCACGTCATCCACATCAAGCTCGTCGACAAGGATGACAGCTGGTTCATGAAGCTGATCTCCTTCTTCCTCGCCATCGGCAACTTCCTACACATCACCAACATCCAGAACTTCATGGGCGGCTACGGCACCACGATAGGCCACACCCTCTACGACAACCCAGGGTGGGACTGGGATGCCGAACCCGACACGCACAAGTGCCACGAGCTCTGTCACGCAGTGCAGGCCAGCATCAAGATGTCCCTTCGCTACCTCTTCCGTCCCGAGTGGCGAATGTTCTACGAGAGTGAGTGCGCGCAATGTGAGATTCTCTGCTTTCCTGACCTGGTGAGAGGCGACATCTGGTTCGAACGCCGAGTACGGCAATTTGTGGCTTACGGCATCAAAGAGAAAATCGTTCGGAGAGAGCTCACCAAACGTCTCGATGAGATTGAGAGGGGAGAACCTAGATCAAGTGCTGCGAGGGTTGCCCACTGCCTCATCGCGTGGCGAAGTGAGCATGGCGCGTAACCACCTCCAATTCGACATCAGTGACGAGCAGCAGAGAACGCTCGAGCTGGAAATCCAAAGACTGAAAAGCAGAGGACTCCGGGCCAACCGAGCGCAGGTCATTCGTATCTTGATTGAGCAGCATCGATTGAAGTTACGCCTAGCCTCTGAACAGGACGACGCTGCCGGTATGCTAGCCTGGCTCTGGAGAAAGCGCCATGACGACGAAAAAGACTGACCCGACGTTCTGGACAGCAAAACCCTCAGAGGCTCCAGAAAGCTGGGAAGGGATGCTTGCGTACTTCAAGCCGCGCACCACAGAGGAGCTCCACAGCTACTTCGACGCGAAACCACCGGCCCCACCAGACCCAAACGAGCGGCCGCCGGAGGTTGAGCACCGCCGACCTACACTGTTCGACCAGCTGCACCTCACCGAGGAGGAGTTTGTCGAGCTCGCCCTATCCCAGCCCCAGATGTGGGAAGACGAGGAGCTTGACTACCTCCACTTGGCCGCGGAAGAGGGGGAGACCGACGAGCGCCTCGAGGGGCTCGCCAACATCTATTTCTCAGGGGTACGCCACAGCCAAAAGGCCAAAAGAACTACACCCCCACCTACCCCAAGTCTCAACACGAGTCTTTCCGACATGCCGGGTATGCCCGGAATAACCACCATTCCTGATCTCGATGTTCTTGAGGGCACGAAAAGCGTCGACCGTTGGTGGGAGAAGCAGAAGGGCTGAAAATCACACGATCTTGGTGTGATAAGACATCTGAGCTCCTGTCATGAGGACGCCGAGCTCGTTTTAGCTAGTTAGTACGATCCAGGCATCGGAGCCCCACCACCGTAGCGGTAGGGAGCTCCCGACTGCTGGAGGGCCATGCCTCCGCCAACAGCGAGACCGGCCGCGCCGAGTCCGAGACCACCGGCTATGGCGTGCGGGGCGTACTTTATTGGACCAGGAATGCGGCCGGCCAGACCCCTGACCCTACCCAGCATCCCTGGAGCCGCTTCTGTAGCCGCTGCGGGCGCTGCCGCTGCGGGCGCTGCCGCTGCGGGCGCTGCCGCTGACAGGCCCATACCGGCCCGATCTCCCTCGCGCATGCTTTCCAGCAGCTTATTTCGCTGCTGCATGGCCGAAAGCCGATCATCTATTGACGCTGCTGGTGATGCAGCAGCTTGTGGGGTCTGTGCGGCTGGTGCTGTTGCAGGTGCGGGCTGCATCACTGGGTTCGCCCGAGCTTCCGCGGACACCATCGCCGGTCGTTGCTGTTGAACAGCCCGAGATGGCGCCATCGGAGGCTGCGTGAGTTGACCTGGACCACGACCGCCAGATGCTAATGGCGGCGGACCGGCTGCTGCTTGTTGTGCGACAGATGGTGCGGCCCTTGGCGGTCCAGCAGCGAGTTGACCTGGACCCTGACCACCAGACGGTAATGCAGGTGGACCCTTGACCGGTAGTGTCGGTGTCATCGAAGCTGCCGGCGCGGGAGACGCCTGCATCAACGTCGGTGGCGGTGGGCCGGCTTGAGCAGGAGCGACGCGAGGTGGGCCGGCTTGAGCAGGAGCGACGCGAGGTGGACCGGCTTGAGCAGGAACAACGCGCGGCGGGCTAGTTAGGGCATTTGGGGATGCAGGAGCTGCTGGTGCACCACCAGCGTTCTTCAGACTACTCTGGGCCATTCGAACGCGCTGTTCTGCTATTTGAACAACTTTGGGCTTTGACCCGTGCTCCTTCAATAGGTTGACCAAGTCTTTTCGCTTGCCGACCTCGTTAGATAGGGTGCGGGACCCCATCCCCTCGAGCTCCTTGGCGTACCCTTCCAGGCGTTTACCGGCTGGGGTCACTCCCCTTGGCGTTTCCGCCTTGGGCGGAGTTGGCTTTGGCGCTTTCACACCGCCCAATGGTGAGTTTGCGGCACTGACACTTCTAGGAGTCCCTGCACCGGTAGGCATACCTGTGCTAGCGGGATTTGGGGTATTCACCCTACCGAGTGTTGGGGTGCGCCCCTTGTGCCCAGTACCGAAGGACGCACTACTGTCCATACCGTACAGACTCTTAGCTTGTGCTGCGGCGTCATCAGCCGGCATTCCGCCCGAACGGAGCGCGTCGATGAGTTTCTGCTGCTCGGCGCCTACTGGGGGAGCAGCCGTCGGTGGGGGAGCAGACACGGGTGTAGGCGCCGCGCTGCCCGCAGAGACTACGGGACGTTGAGCAACACCGGCGGTAGGACTGGGCATCCCCCGAGGAGCGCCTTCAGCAACTGTAAGAGCCCTTGGCGGCTGAGTCATGCCCTGCGGGGCACCGGATACTTGGGTATTTGCCCTCATTCTTGGTGCAGGGGCGGCGGGAGGTGTGTAGGGCATGCCTTGCGGGGCACCGGATACCTGAGTCTTCGCCCTTACTCTCGGCGCGGGAGTAGGCATCCGCGGTGGGCCAGATACTTGAGTCTTCGCCGTCAGCCTGGGCTGAACAGGTGGGGCGGCCTTCGCCACACCCTTGACCCCCTTGGCCAACGTAGTCGCGCCCTTGGCCACATCAGCCGCGGTATCGACCGCCTTGACCCCGCCTTTCGCCACATTTATCGCCGTGGCAAGGACGGCCGTCTTTGTCAGAGACCGCACGGCACCCAGCTTGGAGATACCGCCTCTCGGCAGCATTATCCGCCGAGCAGCGATCTTCCCCATTTGCTGGGCGCCTTCAGCTCTCAACGCTAACGAGGCGAGCTTCTGGAAGTGCTGCTGGCTCTCTTCGAGCAGCCAGTCAGCCCTCGTCACGGGCCGTGCCATCAGGCCTCCTACGCAGCTTCGGCGATGCCACTCACGGCGCTGACGAGACCGCTGACTAGAGCGATGCCGCCAACGTTGACTGGGACAACTCGCTCGAACTGGAGACCACAGGACTCCTGAACGATGGTGCCCTGCGCATCCGTGTTGAATGAATGATTCGGGATGACACAGGCCTCGAGGTACACAGCACCCATGGTGTCGAGGTTCGAGTTGCGCATGTACACCATCATCCCGATCGGCTGGTTGAACAAATCCGACGCGAGGTTGATGTACAGGTTCTCGTACCCTGGCGGGATGATCACGTCATGCGGGTTGGCCATGTTGGCCGCACCTTGGTTCGGGAACACCCAAGGTACCTGAACATCGCCGACCACATCCTGGTAGTAGGCGTAGAGCACGCGCAGGAGACTCGCCCCGTCGTAGTAGACTCTCGACAGAGAGATCGTGCCTGTGGACCGACCGCCAATCCAGTAGCTCCGCTCAGAGCCGAGCTCCCAAACACGCATGAACTGCTTGTTTTGTTGGAGATTGACATTCTGGGTGATACCCAAGGGGTACACGATGTCCGACTCGCCGGATGAGCTCGCTGCCGACGCACCAACACTAGCAGCAAGTTGGCTGAGCCGTGGAGGCCCCGCCGCCAGCATCGTCAACCCACCCGCCATGAACCGTCCGTCCACGAGACCTTTTTGGACGTAATGCTGCATGGGGTTCCAGCCTTCGAAAGGTCCTGCCATCTTACGGCCTCCTACCTTGTTGTATCATATCACGTGACTCTTCTGAATTTGGACTTGAGCCTGACTTGCCCAAGACCGGTTCGAGCCTTTCGATCCAGTGGCGCCAACAACACCCCACCCCTGCTCTGTAACGTATTCAAGTCTCTTTTGCTCATTGCTTCGCCGTAAGACGTGGTGATGAGCTTGCGCAGAGACTTGTCCCTACCAACCGGCGGCACATAAAGTGAACCGCCAGGGATAGGTTGTTTGATGGCAAAGATCGGGGTACCGGGTGCGTTAGTCTGCACAATCTTCTTGGCCATCCGGGTGTTCACCCTTGTGCCCATCATCGAACTGAAGGAGTCCCACAACTTACCCGCCGCCGGTTTGGTGGCCAGTTGTAGACCAAGTTGAACGAGCGGGTGGATACCCGCCTTGGAGGCCCCGAGAGTAGCAACACCGGCCAAACGGGAGCCTACAAGGCGTTTGCGGTTATCCGTAGCAAGCCGAACAGCTGTCTGCTTCCAGTCGTTCTTTGACATTTGCTTGTTCGCGTTAGCGTTGAGCGGGATGCCGACCCCCGAATAGAGCATCCCACCTGCTTGCCGTCTGGCAGCAATTTTCTGAAGCTCATCGGAGAATGCGGCAAGGTCGATCAAGGAGCCCCCCTACACCAGGAGGGTGATTTGGATGTAGTTGGCCGGATAAAGCACCGTGATCGAAACATCCGCCAGTACCGTATCCGGCTGATCCTCGTCCTGGAGCAGGTTGCTCATCTGAGCTCCAGCAACTACCTGACCCTCTTCGACCAGCCAACGACTGAGCCCCTCAACAACCGTGGACAAGGTGTCCAAGAAACTCTGGGAGATGTTGTAAGAGCCGATGTACTGACGCAGGCTCGTTCGATAGAACTTCGCGCAATAGTCAACGGCTTTGACGATCGACTGCTCTCGTTCCGCAATAGTACTCATCTTGGTGGTGACCTGCATGCGCGACGTCAGGGCTGCCCCGTCCGTCTCCTGCACGATGAGATCAGCGCCGCCGGCCGCCATCTGGTTGAGCTGCGAAGAACCGTACCGATCATTGGTACCGGTGACGGCCGTGAAGACCGCAATGGGCCTGTTGGTCATCGGCAGCGCTGGGTTGAGCCCGGCTACCTGGCCAGCTTTGGCGGCTCCCATGAAGAAACCAGGGATGGCCTGGGTGATACCACCGATTGTGGCGTACAGCTGGTCGAGCTGCATCATCCACATCCTCCGGTCAGCGAAACTCTGACCGCGACCGTAGACGGTCTCAACCTCTTCGGTTGTGGTGGTAATCGCCGCACCACGTACGCTCACCGAGAAGCTGTCGGAGACTACCGTCGGGAAAGTAGCAAGTTCTTCATAGAAAGCATCATCGTTCTGCCCAGGCGAGAATACCTTGTTGATGGTGACCTTCGTACCATCGACCAGGGGCCCGACGATGTTCCAGACGTAGGAGTCATCGCTGATGTCGAGGAACACCCCGTCATCGGCATCGAAGGTGGCGGGATCAAGCCCAGCCGCCAGAAGCTGCGCGGACAGCGTGGGGATCTTGGTGTCGAACTCTGAGCCCGCAACAGACGTGTCCCCATCATTGCCCGACACCATGATGGTGTCCATCTTCCTTGTCGGCGTGCCGAGGTGGAAGATACCGATACGCTCGGCCTTCTGGTTGGGCGAGCTCATCGTGTTGACGTGCGTTTGGAGGATGGTGGCTACATCAAGGTCCGATGTCATCGTGGCGCAGGCGTAGACCTCTTTGGCCTTCAGGTAATCGAGGGCCGACTGGAAGGCCACCAACGTCCCATAGGGCTTGTCGGCGGTGATTGCGTGAACACCAAGACCAAAGACTCGAATACCAGGAGCGTTCGACATAGCGACGAACAATCCGTAAGACAAGGGGTTGTCCTGCGTGATTGGGCCGAGAGCGCTCTCGAGGTCATCAACGTTGTCGAAGGACAAGAGCGCTTGGTCTGTCGCCTGCGAAGTCACGTCGAGACGAAGCGCGTTGTACATCAGGTAGATTGAGACTGCGGCCGTACCAACCGGTGCCCCGACAGTGTCGCGCAAGAAGTCTTGCTTGATGTGAACGTCACCGTTGGTGTCGATGATGAGATCGGGTGTCGGCACCGTATTGCCGTACTGGGCCGACGGTACCGTCTCGAGGTTCTTGGCGACGATGTACCACGCCGTCTTGCGCAGAGTCAGAAGCTGCTCGGTATCGACCTTGACCCGTCCGGTGGTTCCGCCAGAATGCACCTCGGTGATCATGCCGAGATAGGTGCCGTCTCCGTAGATGTAATCACCCACTCGAGCGAGGAAGGGGGCACCGAAGTAGGTGCCAGCCGTGAGGTCGAGCAGGGCGGTACCCAGCGCCGTCGACAGTGCGTCGATTTCGATCTTCGACTCCGCACCAGACGTGCCCGCTTCGAGATAGAGGTCAGTACTCACCAGAGTGGCAAAGGGACTCGGGTCGGTGATGAGCGCATTGATCTGGTCCCATACGGCATCCCGGGGACCGAGAGCGGCAGGCTGGTGTACCTGATTGTAGGGCATGCTGGCGTCGGTGAAGACTTCGTTGTTGTCCGTCCCACCGGTAGCCGTAACCACAATCTTGTTGTCGGCAGTCGCTGCCGCGGCTGCGGCCGGGTCACCACCGTACACCAAACCGATGTAGTGGAGGGCCGAAGTCCACGGATTCCCGTTGACGTCCGAATCGAACGCGATATCAATCCCGAACGCTGCCTGCGATGCCACGTTCACCGAAGCGAGGACAGCCGCGAAGTCAGTACCGGCTAGGACGAGTACTGCGCTGACACCGTTGACCTCCACTGTGAGCTCGGAGGCGTGCGCGGCGGCATAGTTGAAGGTTGCCCCATCGTTGCTGACGACTGGATCACCAACGAAGGTGACGGTCTGCTTGCCACCGCCGTTGAGCTGAAGGATGAGCGTCTTGCCGTGGATATCGAGAGTATCCGTAGTCGAGAAATCAACGTTACCGTTGCTGGTGACGTTTGCGGGTCCAGGGGACGCGAGCAAATCGGCCGCCCCACCGGCCGCGTTCAGCAGATCGATGTATGGCGTGGTTTGATCCCCATCCCCATCGTCGAGCGGAGTGACGCCGTAAGTCGACGGACCGGAGTAGTAGCTGTCCCGGCGCAGGAACGACTCGGAGTCGAGAATCTCTCGAGTCTCAGTGCCGAGGTCGAGGAACGCCCGGATGGTCGTCTCTTGGATGTCGAGCTCCGTGAGGTTGCCTCTCGGATCCGGGAAAGCCGACTGCTGGAGGTAGACCCCGTCTTGGATGTAGGAACCCAGACCGTAGTAGGTCCAGCCGGGGGTCCAGCCGGGGCCAACAACCGGGTTGGCGAGCAGGGTGCCGCCAGTGATCTGGATGCTCTGAAGTGCTCCGGACCCCGTTGTGCGTAGCTCGAGGTAGTTGACCGACCCATCGTTGTACACGTAGGCCGCGAAGCCCGACGGTGCAGGAGTGGCTCCGTTGATGGCGATAGCAAGCTGCGCCGCTGTCAACGTCACTATTGTAGTCGGCATCGTGAACGTCTGTTCGACGCCCCCACCGACCCGCAACGTGAGAGTCGTAGCCGACACGCCAGACGTGTAGCTAGACTCGTCATTCGGTGCGGTGACCACAACAGGCCCACTCACAAGGATGTCACTGTTGAGAGTGCCATCGTCGTCCTCGAGCTCATGGATCTCGTAGCAAGCACCGATGACGCAAGGGACCAGCGAAGGGACAACCACGACCGGAGCCGCAGCGGAATATTCCTGGATGACCTTGACCCCGGGCTGCGGAAGTTCAGGGATTGCGCTCATTGTTCATACCCCTCGTCAGGTTTTCACGATGACTTCGGCCGGATCGCCCTTTTGGCTACTGAGGACCTCGGTCACTTGGGCCGGACGTCCTCTAATAGAAGGCGGCCGGACATTGCCCTTTATGTTTTGAAATTCTACAGGATTGCCATCTACTTGCGAAACCCCAGTTCCCCAACCTTCTGACATTCTTATGTTCGTCGGTTTGTACGCGTCGCCAACAGCTGCTGTAAGACGAGTCTCAACGGCTTGAAGTACCGGGACGTCTTCTTCGAGCACCTTTGCGCCCCAACTGAACTGGAACGGGGTGACTGCGGGAACATTGATCGTTTCCTCTTTCGCAGCACCCTGTACAAGCGATCCCGGTGGAGAAGGGGCGAACACCTGACACCGTTGACCGATGTCGTGGAACCCGAGCTTGAGTAGTACCCGCCGGAGCAGCCACACATGAGAAGCCACCAACCAGGCGATATCTTCAGCCTCAGACGGTACGCGTGCGAGGCAGTTGAATGTGAGGTTGCCCGACATCATATCGACGTGTGTACGCTCGCCAGTCCTGACATCCTCGTGGAGAAGCTGATCCATACCCAACCCACTCCAACCAACGGCTGAGCGGACAAGGGCGATCACAGGTCGCTTCATCACCACGGCCTCTTCGACAGGCACATCCCGGGTAATGATGATCTCGGTCTTCTCCTCGTCGTCTTCCCAGTGCCAGTATCCTTCGGGTGCGGCCTTGAAGAGCTCACGCAAAAACAGCAGAGTCAACCGCTGAAGATGGCGGAGCGGGCTGGTAGACCAGCTACTCAAGGCGCCAGGGCTCAGTGGCGCTGAGGGAATGACTTCGTCAGACATCCCGTTGACCCTTCGTTACCCCACGCTGGTACGCATCCTCAAGGCTGCGCTTCTTCTCTTTGTCGAGCTGCCTCTTGTAACCGATCACCGACGCCCCACCGACCATGGGCAACGCGATCGATGCTATTTGGCGGACTTTGCTACCGGGAGAACCGCGGAACTTCTTCAGACCGTGGCGTACCACTTCGGAGGCGCCGTAGCCGATACCTGTCCCACCAGCGACCAGGGCAGTGTTGCCGAGGAACTGCTTGATCTTCTCCTTGTTCATCCGCCGGTTCTTATCCTCGGAGGTCTTTGGGAACCCCCGCACCATAGGATCATTCTCGTTAGCTTCCACATACTCCTTGGCTGCGGCACGAGCTAATTCATGATGCTTACCCTTAGCAACGGCCCCACCAACCGCCCGGCCACCTGTGTACCCCAGAGCCGCACCAACCGCACTTGAGAGTAACTTACCAGTTTGCCCCATACCGCCACGGCGCGCTAAAGTATAGCCCAATCCTGCGCCACTCGAGACCCCAGTGATCCCACCAGCAAACCGTGCGTGATCCACCCCAGCATCCTGGGCTGCGTTCTTTTGGAGCCTCTTCTTGCGGTATTGCACTGCCGCCGCCATCACTCCCCCGCTTACAAGCGCAGCTCCTACCGCGGGAGCGACATACCCAGGTGCCCGCAAGTACCGAAGCGTGACACTCTTCTCGCCGGCCTTCACGGCTCGATTTATCTTTCGGCTGTGCCTGATCGCCTCACCAATACGCATTCCAGTAGGCGCTGCGGCGCCAGAACCGACAGCGGCACCACCAATGACGGCGGCTTTCTCTCCCGTTGAGAGATCCCGCCCTTTCTCAGCGATCTTGACGAGCTCGTCACTGAATGCGCTGAAGTCGATCATAGATCCCTCAAAAATGCCGGAGTCTCTTCAGGTTTCATGTCCCTACCGTAGTTGGCCCTGTAGTAGCGGTTTTCTCGTTCCCACAATGCGTCTCGTACAGGTTTCAGTTCCGCATCTAGCTTCTTGGCGCTCTCAGTCTTCTTTACAGCCTTCTCCTTTGCGGCGTCGGCTGTCTCCTTAGCGATGTTGGCCTTTCTCCGCTTGGCGGATTCTTCCATCCGTATCGCTACGTCTTCTTGGTCCGCTGCTCGCCGCGCTTGGTGCGCCTGATTTGCCTTTGTGCGAGACGCTGCGTCACGAGCCGCCCAGTGACTTCTATCTTTTGCGATACGCGCAGCCCGCGCACCACGCTCTTTGAGAACTTGCCCGCCTAAAGCACCACCACCAGCACCAAGAGCCGCACCCCCCAGGCCCCCTATGAGGGCACGTTTCTTCCTACCCTCTTCGGGACCTGTGAGCCCTCCGATCGCAGCACCCAAACCAGCACCTCCGACACCACCAATGAGCGCCCCTCGGCCGGCGTAAGCAATCTTCTGCATCTCGTCGGTAAATGCGGAGAAGTCGATCATTGGTCGTACCCGTGTCCTTTGTTACTGAGATCCCACCACTCAGCACCATCTGTCGCCTCGAGGTGGTGAGGGTTCGTGAACTCCCTATTCGGACTCGTCTCGAGCTCCTCGAGGTCCGCAATGTTGATCGGGAGTCTGAACTCTATATCCGACTCGGGGATTCGATGAATCTGAACCTCTTGGTGCAAGATCGATCGAAGTCTCCTCGTCGCACTGACCGTGGTCACCGACCATCTGATATTTTCCGCCTCAACCAGTATGTCTCTCGGCTTCAGCGGCGGAAAATAGGGCAACCTCGCCGTAGCGTTCTGCTGTTGGCTCTCGTTGGTTGCGTGTTGCTGCGTAACGGCCGGGGCCGGGTCAATCTGGATAGGTGCGGCAATGGGGTCGAGGTAACCCCGAACATAAGTGGTGTCGTAACAGGTCAAACAGTTCGAGCGTATCCTCGCACGGCTGACCGGGTCGTAACAATCGGGGCAGCGCTGTCCGAAGGTCCGGACTGGGAAGACCCAGCAGACCCGACCAATGTGCTCACGGAAGACCAGCGTCTCGAGACGCCGAACTTCTTCAGCTACCAAGTCGGGCCGAGCTTCACGCCTGGCCGGCTCGGAGTAGACGATGTTGCTGTCTGACTTCCGAGTGACACGGATGCGGTACCAGTACTGCCTTGTGCGGTGAAAGAGGTTGGTGAGGACGTCACGGAAGAGGTACTTGTCCGAGAATGGATCACTCACCTGGTCGAATGGCCCCATGGCGGACTCGCTCCGCTCCACGATGAACGTGTAGTCGTGCGGGCTGTCGTAGGTATCCCCGATCTCCCAGAAGATATCCAGGTGATCCACATCGAGGGACTTCACAGAAACGTTCTTGACTTGAAGCACTGAGCTACTTCCTATGCTTCTCCACGAAGTTGTTCATCGCGGCCTCGTATCGGTTCTTGGAAATGCTCCCCGCCATGTACTTGTCGTGCATTGCGTTGACACGATCTGCCGCCCTACGTGTTCCCGCAGGCACCTTACGCGCCTTGTTCTCGGCGAAAGCCCCTAGACCCGCACGACCCGCGAGCAACCCACCGGCACCGCCAACCGCACCACCGATGAGGGCACCTTTCCTTCCTCGAATAGCTCCCCCAGCAGCCGCACCAAGTAACCCACCTGCTCCGGCACCTAGCGTGCCCCCGAGACGCCTAGCCTCCCGTCCAACATTTGCAACGTACTGATCCTGACTCTCAGCAATCTTGATGGGACGCCACCCATCGAGTGTACGAAGCTGCCCCTCGGAGCCCAACTTGGCGATGGTATCCGCAAAACCGCCACTGAAATCCTGAACAGGCGGATCAACTTCTTCGAGAGCCGCGGTCTTCATCCGCATCGCAGAGTTGGGGTCGCCCATCTTGGGGGACCGCATGGAGCTGATGATAGGTGAGGAGTCTCGGTCGACTGAATATCGGAGACTCGGGTGCTTCTCCTCCACCAATCTGGTGATCTTCCCTCGGCCGGCACGTCGACTTTCAACAATCCGAAGCCCCGCCTCGAGAGACTTGGCATCCGTGCCACCCGGCTGGTTGTCGCAACCCAGCGGATTCACCTTGTTGATTACGTTAGCGCCGTCGAGTTCGGCAGCGAGCTTCTCGAATTGATCAGAAGCGGTCGCACCACGCTGGGCATACTCTTGCTCAAAGATATCCATGACCGCCTCCTACTGCGCTTTGGCAGCTTTTGCTGCCGCCTTTGCCGCCGCTTTCCCCGCCGATTGATTCTTGGCCAACGCCTTGACCCAACCACCGAGACTGTGGGCAGCACCTCCTCCGAGACCACCAATGATGGCACCCTTGGCAGCGCCTCGAGCGATAGCCCCACCGGGATGTTGCCGGTCAGCTTGCTCGAGGTCAGCTTTGTACCTGGCCGTAGAGTAACGAAGCTTGTTGAGATAAGTCGGGTTCCGCCGACCTTTCGCTAGTGCGGCCGCTTGGTCCGCTCGACGATCAATCTCGTCGTTGGACGCTTGGTTCTTGTTGAACTTCCTTCGGTGTGTGGCCTGCTCAGCGGCAGCGTGTCCCGCACCAAGAGCGGCCCCACCGGCGGTGTAAGCTAACCGACCGCCAATACCCAGCGGAGCTGCGGTCTTCTCGTGAGCGTGCTTCTCTTTTCGTTCTTTCAACTTCTTCGCCGCAAGCGCTACACCACCAACCCCGACGCCGCCTCCCGCACCCGCCAGATACTTGTTCCGGTGCTTGCCTACGTGGTAGGCGGCCCGAGTTGGAAGAGACAGGCCTTTCGTGGAGATTTTCTCGGCCTTCACGCCCAACTCTTTTGCCAGCGTCTTGATGCCCGCTTCGACTCTCCCGAGCTTGTACGCGGAACTGACGCTGCCTGCGCGCTTTTCTAGTATTCGAATAGCAGCTTCGGCTACCGTGTCGGCGCCCTGCTTGGGCATAGGGGCACCAGCGGCACCTTGCTGTTGCTGTTCAGCCTGAGCAGCCGCAGGATCCTGCGCAGCGGTTGGATCCGCTCCCTGCCCCGGCTGAGCACCCCCTTGCTGCTGCATAGCCGCAGCCTGCTCTTGCTTGGCTGCGTCCTGCTGTTGAGCAGCTTGGGCCTGCTCACCCTGCACCTGGGCATTGACACCAGCTTGCTGGGCCTCCTGGGCCTCCTGCTGCGCTTTGGCCGAGCCACCTTGCGGAACTCCACCACCCTGTGCTTCGGCGGCCATGGCCTGTTGCTGCTGTTGCTGAGCCATTGCCTCGTTGGGGCTCGTAGCAGCAACCTGCTTGAGCTGCATCGCCAGCTGGTCAGCTGTCTGCATAATCTGCTGACGGTGCTGCTGCTGATTGACCACCTCGGTGAGCGCCTGATCCTTAGCCATCACGGCCTGCTCCATCGCCTGTTGGCGACCGGCGTTGGCCTGCTCGAGCTGTCCTTGGAGGGCCTCGGTGTTGGCGGTCATCTGCTGAACTTGCTGCTCAGCCTGCTGTTGAGCTTGCGCAGACTGCATGAGCTGCTGTTGCATGCCTTGGACAGTCTGCTGAAGAGCTCCACGCTCAGCAGCCATCTCCTGGTAGTCCATAGCCTGCACAACGTTCGGGTCGGTCATAGCCGCCTCTTGCGTCATGCCCTGCATCTCTTCAGGAGTTTGGGCGACCTTACGGATGCGGGCTAGCTTCAGCAGGCCGGCCTTAGCTTCCTTGGTCAATACAGGCTCAGGGACAGCAACATCCTTGAGCTCTACGAAAAACGCAGCGGCTTGCGCCCAGGGGATGCCGCCCTGTTCTCCGGTGATGTAGTCGTCGAAGTTGGACATGCTATCTCCTGCCTACGAGTAATGAACGACGGTCCATCGTCGGTTGGGATCAAGTCCCGTGCCCTTGAAGTACGCCACAGTGGTGTCGACGATCTTCACCTGCACGGTATCGTTGGCCGGAGTGGCCGGGCCGGCAAAGCCCAAAACGGCGTTGGCCGTTCCGTCACCTCGAACCGTGTGGTCTGGGTCGCCAAAGATGCGTAGATAGCGAATCGGGGGCCCACCAGCTCTCGAGGTCTTGACGACGGCTGACGCAACATCGCCGAGCACCGCAGTAGCGTTGATATGGGTGACAATCTCATCCACCGTCCAGTTGCGACTCTTGGGTGGGTTGAAGGTCGTCGTCCGATTGGCCGTACCGTCATGAATGATGAGGGTGAGACCATCGACGTCCGCCCCGATGGAGTGCAGATTCACGTTGCCGAGCAACGCCCCATTCAGGTAGTCCATCGCCTGGTCGAGCGTTGCGAATTCTCGTCGTGTCCAAAGCGCCATCGCTCATTCTCCTAGTAGTACTCGTCGTACCAGTAGCCGTTCACGACGAACAGCTCGCTGTTCACGCCGGACGGGTCGTTGTTGAGAAGAGACCCGATATTGTCGGCCATCTTCGCCTTTGCCTTGAACTGCTCCCACTTGAAGTCGAAGAGCTGTATCCACGACTGAAGCAGTGGCGTCTTATCACTGACGGCCACATTGAGCCCACCATCGGAGAAGGGTAGGTGGTTGCGGGTCTGGAGGATGCCGACCGACTGAAGTAGGCAGACAACGGTCTTCATCATCAACGGGTGCATCCAACCCCGCTCAGCGAACTCGGAGAACCCATAGGCGCCCAAGAATGGTGGAGTGGCGTTGAAGTCGGACAGAGCGTCATGGACCGCAAAAGCGATCAGTCTATCGTTCGACTCCTCCCCCGCCACCAAACGGTTGAGCTCCGGATAGTCCCGCATGAACAGCCGAATTCGCGCCACAAAGTGGTTGAACGCAGGTGCCGCTCCCGGCAGGTTTGGCTGATCAAGTCCCTGAAGAGCCGTCATCTACTTGCCCTTCTTCTTCTTCTTCTTCTTCTTCTTGGGCTTATCCCCAACAAGTTTGGGCTTGGCGTCGGGCACAACCAAGACTGCCCTGGAGTTCGCCTTCTTGATTGCCTTGTACCAAGACGGGATGAGATCCACACTCACACGACCGCTGTAAACCCAACCAGAGATCTTGGCCAGAGGACTGTCGTCAGGGAACTCAAGGTGCTCACCCGGTCGCAATACCTTACCGAAGACCCGCAAGTTGAGGGGATTCAGTGGCTTACGTGGCGGAGCACTATCCGTCAGGTTGAAGACGATCATGTGAGCAGCTCCAGAAGATCTGCTTTCTTCAGCTTCTTGAGATCCTTCTCGGGCCAATCATCCGAGTGGTCGAGAATGACCTTGATGAGAGCTGCGTTGGTCATCGAGGCGAAGTCTGGTTCGGCTTCCTCTTCGAGGTCTTCTTGTCCTCCTTCGGAGCTTTCCACTTCGTCACTTGCCGCACCTTTCGACGCATCATCCGACTTCTGGCTGACTGGCTGCGCATTCTCGGCCTCCACCATGATCTTCGATTCATCCAGTGTAGCAAACTGAACTACCGGGCCCATAGGGGATCCCTTGCGAACTTCGATAGCCCCGGCAGCTTGCTTCGTAGCCAGCTCCTCGAGATGTTGCTCGAGTTGCTCGGATGTGATGGGGAAGTGCCGGCCGCGCCGAATCGCAATGGACCCACCGCAGAGCCGTTGGACATACTTCTGGGGAGTGGGGGCGGCCTTCCGCACCATCTTTGTCCGTCGTTTGCTGACGGTATTGAGCAGGTAGAATTTCATCGTTCCCTCCAACAAAAACGGGGCACGACGCCGCATGGACGCCGCGCCCCGGGACAGGACAGCGCGTAAGGCTGCCGTGAGACGGCCTAGTAGAAGTTGACAGACGGGAAGAAGACTTCGTCCTCTACCCGGTTGTTCATCGACCCCAGGTCCTCTTCGTCAGCCGGCGAGACGGCAGCGAGGATACCGTCCGTGTTGGTCGTCGCCGAACCAGAGTAGAGCTCCAGCTTGCGAACGGCCGCCACGTTGATGATTGACATGGCGATGTCTTCCCACGCTTGCCACGTGATGAGGTTGACCACCTTGTCGATGTAGAACTTGACGTTGTTCAGGATGTAGAACCGACCCAGGAAGTCGGGGGAGGTGAAGGCGTAGAGGTTTCCGGGGATCAAGATGTCAGTCTTGATCGTCCGAACGAACCCGCGGCCAACGAGGGTCTTGTACTTGTAGCCTTCGACCGCAGTCTCAGACTGAAGCTTGGACCCGAAGTCCTCAACCGTCCACTGGTTGACGTCGTCGAAGTCCACCTCGGTGAGGAGGATTTTCTCGCAGCGAAGTCGGTTGCCATCGAGCAGCTTGTGCAGCTTGATGATGTCCGGACGCTGGAGAGGCCACACGAAGGCGTCGTTGTTGGTATCCACTCGAGCGAACTCGCCCTTGGCGATGGACGCCTCGACCACGGTGCCGGCAGCGATCGTGGTGTAGTGGAGGTCAGTCGCGCCACCGTTGGCCTCGACCTGAAGAGCCTGCACCGCAGCTTCGCAGTGGATGAGGAACTCGCGGTCCTCGATCTCCTGGATGTCTTTGATGCTGTTGTCTTCGATGACCTTCGTGATCTTCATCCTGTACGCCAGGAGCTCCTGCTCGTACTTCTCGAACCTTTCGGACGAGATGGTGAAGAAGGGGACCTCGCAACGAGGCGCGCTGATGAGTCTGGCGTCGGGCTGACCCCGGAAGTTCATCGCCATCGCACGCGACTCGGGCTCGATCTCCTCAACCATCACGAGGGTGTCGTGGTGGATCGAAGGCTTCGCATCGTTCTTCGTGACGTTGCGAGGGGGGATGATGTTCCGACAGAAGGCCACTTCACGGAGGTGGTCACGGATGTACTCACCACCGAAAGCGGCAACTTTCTCTTTGCCCTCAGTCGAGTCGAGCTTGTCGAGGAACATACCGTTGAATACGTCTGCGGGTACTGCTGACATGGTCTGATTCCTTTCCTAGCTCGCCGTGTACAAGAAGCGCAGCCAACCATTGTTGGCGGCGGCAGTCTTGAGCACGTGCCCAATGCCTGTGCCCGACGTGTAGGCCTGAAGGCCTGACTTCGTGAGCGTGAGATAGGTGACGTCTGCGGCTTCGAGTGCGGCGCCGAGAGCGGGAGTGCCCTCGAAAATCTTTGTCTCGCCGACGAACGTGCCGCCCATGATGACCGTGGTCATACCACGACCGCCAATGCCCTGCGTATCGCTTCGACCCTTTTCGTTGTAAACAACGAAGGGACCGGGAGTTACACCTGGATCTGCGCATCGAGCCAGCTCTTCGCTGGCGTTGAGAGTGACCCACTCCCCCATTTCGAGGGGGTTGGCTGCTGTGAAGTCAAGGAGGTCGGCATCCGACACCTTGTAGGACTTCATGAGCAGGCCAACGTGAGTGGACTTCAGTCTGAAAGTCTTGACCATTTTCCTTACTCCGTTTGTGCCAAGTTGGCGTCCCGACTAGCTGAGAACGAACTCCTCCAAGGAGGTATCGCCCGCTGGCTTGTCACCCAAGTAACCGAGAGGAGACTGCGCCGCAGTCATCCCAACCGCTTGCTCAACAACGTCGAGCTCATTCGATGCCGCCTTCTGAAGCAGGAACTCCCGAGTTTCGTCGGGTGTACGCCCCTGTTCGATTCCCTTGGCATGCACTTCGTGTGCGATCTTCTCGACCCGCTCGTTCAGTTGGTACTGACCGAGGGCGTTCTCGAGGGCGATTGCTCGCTCTCTCCACGCATCTCGTTCCGACGCCAACTTCCTAAGCGTCCCTGGGACCTCGCCGAGGACAGCATGAACTTGAGCTGCACTGAGCTTTTCCATCATGTCCTCCGCTACCGGGCCGCGCCCGATGTGCCCTGAGCAAATCCAGCACCGGCGCCAGCCCGCCTCTGCGTCATTTGCCCCATCTTGGAAGCGATTTTGCAGTAGTCACACGCACTTTTCTCCAGGCCGTCCCTGTTACAGGTACAACCCTCAGACGCGATCTTCTGCACGAGGTGCCGAGCAGAGGCAATCTTTGCCCCGCCCCGCGCCACGAGTTCCGCACCCAGAGCGTCTTGGAGGGCGCTATCGCCCGCCTTACTCTGAGCCGGCTCGTTGAGAACCTCACCCATCCGCTTCTTCGGCACTGCCTTGGCGTCACGTTTCGTGAAATTGATGGCCGCATCGTTAGAGGCGATCATCCGCTCTTGGCCAGTGACCTCCGCAGGACGCGCTACCTGAGAAGGCTGATCCTCGGGTAGTGCTGAGGTCTTGGGAGTTGTGATTGTTGCTGCGGTACCATCGGCCGGGGACTCCCCAGCAGCGGCGGCTTTCCGCAACATAGCTTCTTTCATCTTGGCGACAGGGCCGCCAGATTGAACCATGACGCCGGGCTTCGAACCGAGGAGTCCGTTTCCGGGAACCTCGTTACCGCCGGGGCGCCTGGTCGCGTCCGTCCCCATTGAGCTCGGTGCTGCCTTGGGGTTGGCACCTGCCTCTTGGGGAGGGGAAGTCGGAATAGATACCGATGTCGCCCCAGACCCGCCAATGCTGTCGGGCATCCGCTCGGTGTGGGGGGCATTGATGTCGTTGGGCAGCGTGTTCGGGCCGATCCCGATACCTGCTGTCTGTCCCGGTTCGGCAGTCTTGATACGACCGGTCGGTACACGACCCATGCTCAACGCATGATCAATGTACTCCACGGCCGACGCAAGTTTCTCGATACGAGCAGAGGATGTCTTCTCTGGACCGGATTCGGCACCGGTATCCGCCGCTACTTCTTCCTTGGCAGCTGCCTTGTCCGCGCAGGCCTTGCAGAGCTCAGAACCTTGAATCGCAGGACGACCGCATGTCTGACATGCCGACTCACCCTCCGTCTCCGCAGCGAGCTTTTGCATCGCTCCAGCCTGCCCGTCCAGGAGCGCAGCTTCGATAAGCTGATTCAGCTTGAGCTCCATTGGGTTACCTCCCTTTCATCTGACCACAGGTGGCGGCAGAGCTTTCTGCGCAGAGGTCAGACTCACATTTGGCGTTGGTGGTGTGGTGCCGACCGACGAGTAGTCGGTCTTCTGTAGATTGGTACTCCGAAGACCCTTTGAGATGATCTTCGAAGGGGGCACGGGGGATTGGGGAGTGGCCTTCATCTGCCCCGTCATCCCGCCCGGCGCCGGTGGCGCGTTGATGGCAGGTACAGTCGGAGCATTGACAGCAGCCATGTTCGCGCTGATTTTGATCAGCTCGTCTACCATGGCTCTCATCGCCGTCGACCCGCATCCCCAGTCTCCCATGACCCAACACTAGGCCTCAGCCTAGTACCACTCCACGTCAAAGCCGTTGGCTGAGAGAACCTCGAGGGCGGCCCGGTCTACCATGGTCTCGAAATCGTCTTCTTCGGCAGCTTCTTTCTGAATGAGTCCGGCAGCCTCGAGATGCTCGTTGGCTCGCTCAGCGACGAGTTGCTCAAAGGCCGTATCCGCAGACCGCTTGTCACGCAATGCGTAACCGCCCGCCGCACCAGCACCGGCTAGAGCAAGACCACCCGCAGCGTAAGGAGCCGCACGCCTACCAGCCTTCAGCGCTCTCGACCCGTAGTGCCGCGCCAAGTTCGGGGCGGATTTGCGGGTGTGCGCTGCGATATTTTTGGCTCTGTCGACCGCAGCAGCGACACGGGTCGAACCCTTCCCGGCGGCAATATCAGAACCGGCTGCAACTCTTTGCTGCTTGGTGAACTCATCGAGCTCCGCTGCTGTCGGAACGGAAGCGCCACTGGCGCCCGAGCCGGCCATACTGCGACCGCCACCGGAGCTCGCTCGGGTCTGCTTTTGCTTTTTGCCGAATGCCTCAACCTCTGCCGCCGTCGGAACGGAAGCTCCACTGGCGCCCGAACCGGGGTTGGGGGCATTCCTCGCCTCTCTGGCGAGTGCCTTATCACGGAAAGCCGTGACGCTCTCCCTGGTGGCCCGCTCAGCTTGCTTGACGATCTCGTCCGACTCCTGATGGAAGGAGTGCGCCATAACGCGTCCGAGGAAATCGGCTTCCTCGAACTTCGCGGCGGCCTCTTTCTCCATCAAGTCGTCGCCGTACCCAGTGCCGCCATAAAGATCGTCGGCCATCTCGAGCAGCTCGTAGTCATTGAACTCGGACAGATCGACACCTTCGGCGGCTGCCTCTTTGGTGAGGAGGGTCAGCTGCGCCATCTTCTCGATGTCGTCATCCATCACGCCATTGTCGGCGAGCTCATCGGTTCCGTAGTACTCTGCGAGGAATTGATCCATTGTGTTTCCTAATCCTTTGCCTGCGTTGTGGTCAACATTGGCAGAGTCAAGCGATCATTGAGACCGCAGGGCCCTACGCTACCCCGCCAAGCACAGCAAGACCGGAGGCCCTCTCCAGTCCCGCCAAATTACAGTTTGACTCCACGAACTCCGAAACCGGTTCGCCTAGGTAGGCTTCATTGAGATAGGTGGAGGTCAACATTCCGATGACTGATTCCAACACATCCGCCCCTTCTTTGACAAGACCCTCTTCGAGGACACTGTCGCCGCGGAGCGCATGGTGGATCTCTGGGTGAGTAAATACTGCCTGCTTGATCAAGCCAGCAGATTTGTAGAGTAGATCCCGCCGGTACGCCGAATAGGCCGACGAAACCTTGCTCATCAGTGGGTGATCGAGCTTAGCACAACCGTGCTCTTCTTCGATATCCGACTTGGGGCCACACTTGATCATGATAATTGTGCGCTTCCCAATAGACGGAGTCATCGCACTCCTCGATCCCATCATGGGGAGTAGTGCAGAGAGAATCTTCGGGACAATACTGCTGGACAACCGAAAGTCATCCGACGGGGCCGCCCCTGTGCGGAACATGAGCTTCTTGTCGTCGAGCTCGTCCGCCAGGCCGGGCCGCCCGATGGCCCTGATGTACATGCGCTGGAACTCGCGCGGCTTCGCGACGATCCCCAGGCCCCCTGCTGTGCTCAGGCCGTCGGACATCCGCTCGGACAACCTGTCCTGAAGGTCTCGAGGCATGTCTGGCTCTTCCCGTTGGAGAGTGGGAAGGCTGCGCCGGAAGCTGGACTGTATCTGCTTGATGATCTCCGAGCGCTTGTCGAGCGAGCTGGTCTTGATGCGACCGACCGACATCCGCTTGCGCTTCAGGTACTCACCGATGCGCTGCTCGGTTTTGGGGTCCTCCCACTCGAGGTCACCCAAATCCGAAGCGTTCTTGGTCTTCTCCCAAGCCTGCTCTGCCTTCTTGAGGTCGGCCTGCTGCTGTCGAGTCTTTTCGACGACACCCTCGGGATCGAGCTTGGCCAGGATGCTCTTCTTGGCCTGATCGATCTGCGCTTTGCTCTTCGGCTTCGCTTGCACACTCGGGCGTGGAAGGCTCCTCGCGATCTCCTTGATGTTCCTGCTCTCAGCCTTGGCCGCAGCCCGACCGAGACTCAGGCCAAGAGCCCCGCCACCAAGAGCCCCCGTAGCTGCTCCGATGCCCATGTTGCGGAGGCGGTCCTTCTTCTCACCGACCAACTCACCAAGAGCCGCCCCGGCGGCGCCTCCCCCAAGAACACCAGTGACTACCCCACCCGCTGATGCCATCTTCTCCACCCCTCGACCCCACACCTCAGCAACGTGAGCCGAGGGCACACAGTCCGTGTGGTGACAGTTGCCGCAGGCCCTGGTGCCCGGCTGGATAGGGCACTCGCCAGCGAGCTTGGCCAGGACGAACGAGGTCTTATCTGCCCCGATGAACACCACCGACAGGTCGAAAAACCTGGGGTGCATGTTCTTCATCATGACCTTTTTGCCGTCAGGGTAGATCTTGTTGAGCTCGTTCTTCAGGTGGTGACAGTAGTCACCCGTCTCAGTACTCAGACCCGTAATAGGTCGACGCCTGTGCTCGGCGATGTCCGCTGATGGGTTGAGTGTGATCCTCGACCAATCTGCGCAGTATGAGCAAACGTCGTAGGGAACACGGCAACCCATGCTGACCGAAGGGAACTCACCGTTCTCCACCCGGTCGATCACACCCGTTGAACCGAACTTGGCCGCTCGAGCGTGGTCGAAGGACACAATGAGGAGAACCCGCTTCATGTGCGAGTCCCACATCACGTACTCGATGTTGCCGAAAGCCCTGTTCGGATCCTTGTTCTGGTGGTGAGCGAAGGCGTGAGCGTTGTAGAAGGTGGGGTAGCCCCACTGCCACTTCCTACCTACGATGATCTGCTGCTCGTGAGGTAGGTCGTTCCAACCTGGTGGTACGTGGAGCAGTGGCTCCTCTGGAAACTCGTCGGCGTTGGAGTTAGAGCCCCAGTACTCACCAGCCCCGAGGGCGCTGATCAGTGTGTAGAGCTTACCGTTGGTTCGGGGCAACCTCTTCATGAACCGTTGAACAACACCAAGCTGCGGTGGGGCGGCGACAGCAGCGGCTTCCTTGATCAAGCCACCATTATCGTACCCAGCCCGCAAGAGCTGGATGTACTCACCGTTCGTGTCTCGCCCGGCGAACTGACACTGTTTGATAATCATGTGAGCTGCCTGTTCAGGTCCTGTTCAGATGCTCAGCGAACCCCATGGCACCCTTCGCGTTTTCACGGGTCTCCTTACGGTCAGCGATGAGATTCTTGATCTTATCTTGCTCCTGATCGTACTTGAACTTCTCGCGATTCAGTCCGAGTGTCGCCGCACTATCAGCAGAGCGGGCCTGGCGGTCCAGTTGCTTATGGGCAGGGTCACCAGCATTCGTCATCATGCCCGCCGTGAACTGCGCGATCGGGAAGTCCAAACCTGGTCGTTGGACCTTCTGCTGGGCGCTGCCGAGATCGGCCAATGTGCGCGGATCGACATAGTCATCCTGAAGGGCCATACGGTTGACGAAGGAACTTGCGACTACCGGGTCTCTTGCGAGATCTGGTGCGGCGTTGTGCAGCGTGTTGAACATCGCCCTCGTCTTGGTAGCTGGCAGTTTCTTCAACTGCGGATTGTGGTCCATCATCCGCTTGAACCCACGAGAGCGACCCACCAGGCTCTTGATCTCCTGGTAACCTTCGTGGGCCGCCATAATGGCGAGAGGCGCAGCAACGCCGAAACCCGCCTGCACCGCGTGACTTTTCCAGTTGACCTCGGCCGTCTTTTCCGTGGTCGGGGGTGTTTCTTCTGCGAGGAATGTCTCTACAGGGTTCATCAGTACATGACTCCTGTTCTTGGGTTATAGGTGGCTCGATGTTGCGCGGCCCGAGCTCGGAGACGCGACTTCTGCAACTGTACCTGCTTGCCTATGGGGTTGCCAAGCGCATCATTCGCGACGTAACCAGCGGCAGCATAGGGCGCCACCTTAGCCGCCCCGTGGGCCGCGTAACCAAGCGGAGTTCGAATAAGGCCTTTGCCTATGACACCGCGAGCGGCCTGGCCAACGGCTGAAGTGGTCTCACCCATCACCTTGGTCGCGGCCTTGCCCGCCCCCACAATACCACCACTGATGGCACCAAGGGCCGCCACCTTCTCGAGACGAACCAGGAACGCGGCGACCTGGAGCTCTCTTCGTGTCGTCACTGGATTACCGACTTGACCTGATTGTTGACGTGCTCGAACCGCTCATCGAGACTCTCGGATGCAGCGAGGGTAGCGAACAGTCCGGTAGCGACCTTGGCGAAGTGATCGAAGGTCGTACAGACGGGATGCGCCGGGTTGATAACCTGGTTGGCCGAGGCCTGCTTGGTCATCACCACAGCTGGTACGTCCCCCACTTGCCGGCTGACAGTTTTGAGAGCCAACTTGGTGAGGTTGTGGTGCGGCGACCGATCGGTGTAGATGCGCGCCACCTCGGCTGGGGAGTGTCCCTCGAGGATAAGCTCACGAGCTACCTTGCACATCGCGTCCGCAGCTTCGTCGTACACAACCTGATTCGTCATCAGCCTGGCGTGCATCTGGTCTCGAGCAGTCTTCACCATATCGCGCAACTCAAAGAGCTCACGATAAGGGTTGAGGTGGGGGTAGTCCGGCTGCGTCGCAGCGGCAGTCTTCGTCATACCCCTGTTGCGTGCGCGGGCACCATCCGCCCCAGGAAGAAAGCGCTCCGAGGCATGGAGCCGTGCCCCGGCCGTCTTGGTGATAGCCATACCACTATCCGATCCCGAACGGAGTTCCTGAAGTACCCTAGCGCCATCGGCCGGACCACCAGAAAAATCAATCACTCGATGGTCCGCTGCGCTTTTCGTGAACTCCTGCTCGAACGCGTAGTTGTTTGCAAACTCAGCCACCCTCCGAACATGATCCGGGTTGAGTCCGCTTTCATCACGAAGAACTGACACGACTGCGTCGGTGAGGTCAACTCCACCCTCAACATATTTGGCACTCGCAGTTTTGCCAAGCAACCGAAGACGTTCCGGATCAACTCCCCTTGAGGAACGATCCGACACCGTGTAAGACTCCGTTCCCAGCATTTGCTTGTTCCCCATGGCCGACCTCCTTACCAAGAGTTCGGCTACACTTCTGCTAGTATCAAGTTAGCATACGGGTGATCTGATGGGAAGCGACCCTATTTACGTACCAATATCCAAAGCATCCAAGATCCTTGACTGTGAGGAGAGCAAGGTCCACGAGCTCTGCGATCAGGGTCTTGTGCGCCGAAAACTCGAGGGGGATGTTGCCTCTGTCCGAAGAGAGGATATCGAGGAAGTCTACCGCTTGCAGCTCGTCGGTGAGCTTCGACCGGGAGAGCTCATTCGAAGACTGCTGTTCGCAGAACGCAAAATCGCCAAGCTCGAGGGCGCGGTCAACATGCTGTACGAGATCAACGGCCTCGCTGGCTCACGATTCTCCCCAATGGACGACCCAGAGATCCACAACCTCTACGGTGTGGTGGTGGACGCGCTAGGAGAAGACTACTGGACGGTAGACCAACTCGTCGTCTTCGGTGAGTATTTTCTCCGCATCACTGAGGTGGAGGTCGAGCGCCTCAATGACCTGCTACAACTCGACAGCTCATGGATGCCCTTCTACCGACTCTGCTTGAAGCTCACTAAGTTCGTCGGTCTGTCGGAGGACCTCGACACCAACCTGGAAATGCAGCGAGTACGGGATCTGCTGTACCAAGGTAGGAAGAATCTCCAAACGATAGGTGTGTTATTTATCGAGCACAAAGCCCAGCTCGGGCCTAGTCGAGAGCTCCTCGCTAAAATGGCGTCCGCCGATATTGATGACTTTGACACACTCGCCAAACAGCTCATCACAACCACCCTACCCCGAGCGACCGTAAAGCTACTGTAACCCTGCAAAAACACACATCTTCTCGATATAAGGGGTTTAGTTTCTAGCTGGTTAGCTTTTTGCTGACCACGGGTTGCAACCCCAAAGGAGAGAGAAGATGTCGGAAGAAAACCAGAACAAGCGTCACTCAACTACCGCATGGGAAAGCTCGAAAAGTGAAGCCGGACTCGTCGCAGCCGGCGCCGTTCTCGGTGGCGTAGCGGGCGTCGGCGGAGGGTACATCGTAGCTCAGGCGTTCGGGACACCGCCTGTTCCAACGTACATCATCGGCGGCACCGTAGGTGTGGCGCTTGGCGGGGGGACCGCCGCATACGCCGCATCCCGAATGCACGAAGCACGCGCAGAGGCGGCTCGATACGCAGACGTGGCCATCGACGAAGCCATCGTCAAGGCCATCGCTGCCGGTGAGGCAGAAGTCGAGAAGGAAAAGAAGGCCCGTCTGGCCGCCGCTCCGCGGAGCAACGGAGCCGAGGCCAAGGCCCTCCTGGCCAAAGCCGCGATGCAGCTCGACAACATGCCCGCCGAGATGTCGTCAGCCATCCAGGACGTGATGGCTACCTCGTTGGACGAGGTCACTGGGCACTTCAACGCCGCAGCTGAACAGCAGCAGCAGTTCAATCAGGCGATACTGGCGCAGATCACCGCCCTCCAGCCAAAGGCGTAATCGCGCCACCTCCAGGCGCTCGACGGTCGTATCTTCGACCGTAAGGAGTCAAATGTGGAGGATCTCAACTGTACCAGCCATGACGGTGATCACATTTCAGTACGCACCGTCGACGGGGAGATGGTCGTCGGAACGATGAATGGGGATGAGTTTCACGAGAAGCTCGTACTCAATCAACCGTTCCGGCGCGCCATCGCCTCCGTGTACCGCCTGCACCAGCACCTCGAGGGGAAGAACATCGACCACCGCATTCAGGAGCTTTGCTCCTACGCGATGGATGATCTTCTCATGACGGCACTGGAGCTCGCGCTGTCCCCACCTAGAAGATAGGAGCCCCGACATCCGTCGGGCGCTTCTTCCTTAGCTAGTCATTGGTGAAGTCGACATGGTCGGCACTGGTCGGTACCAGGATGTCTGGTCGGGCCTTGATGAACATCGAAGCGAGGAAGCAGTAGAGGATGGAGTGGAACGAGTCGTCACTCTTGCCGGGGCTGAGCTTGTACTGGGTCATGTGAATCTGGTGATTGAACTCCGAGAATATATTGAGCATGTCGCTACCGTAGGGCGTTCGGAACTCCTCGTTCTTAGGGAACCAGATCTTCTGAGCTCGGATAGCGTTGAAGACATCAGCCATGACCTCTGTGCGGTGGAGCATGAAGCGCCCCAGGTTCGGCTCCCAACTCACCTTCTTCTTGGGCGCCGAGGCGTACTGATACTTCATGACCTTGTTGGCCCCGAAGTTACGCATCAGCCAATCGTTGCGGTCAAAGCCGCCACCGTAGTCAGAGCCCAGGACAACGAAGTTCACCTGGTTGAGCAACGCCGCGATCTTCTGAAGCTGAAGCTGTGGGTTGAGATCCTCACCCGTGAACCGGTGGATGTAGAAGATCTGGAACTGCCCGCCCATGTAACCACCCAGAGAGAGGACGGAGTAAGACTCGTTCTCCCCAGTCCCGTGGTCGAGCCCGGCCGCCACACCGCCGTAACATTTCTTGGCGTTCTCCAGGACGGCGTCCATCTCGTACATACGGATGGTGTCCTGGCAACACACCTCCACCTGCTTCTTCGTCAGAGGGCGCTGGCCGCTATCGAAGGACAGGCCGAGAACCTCGTTGTTGAACTTGGCGGTCTCGTAGTTCTCGAGTGGGAACAGCACACTGTCGTGCCAGCCGTCAGGGTCATTGATGATCCAGGGAACCATCAGCTGGTTGACCCGATAACCCTCAAACGCTACGCGGTGGGAATTGTCTTCGGTGACAGGTTGACCGGCGGCCCACTGAGCCAGGGGGTGCGCTGGGTTGATGGCCCGCTTACACTTCGAACAAACGGGGCCCCTCTTCCCGATGTTGCGCGCACCAAGCACGTTCCAATACCACGTCTCGGGTTTCGACCCCCCGCAGGCCTCGCACGGAACCAGCCACTCGTTCTGCGTAGAGAACTCCGACCAGTAGGTCTCGATGGTGTTGTCCATCGACTTCGGCGTGCCCGAGTAACAGAAAATCTTCCAGGGTGAGTGAGACGCGCACTGCTCGATGACCGGCACGTTGGCGAAGATGATGTCCTGAATCTCATCAATCAGGATCATGTCCGCTGGGATACCGCGCGTTCGGTCAGCGTTGAGGAACGCGTACCTGATACGGACCTGAGACCGGTTCTTGAACTGCTTGAACAGCACGTTCTGACTGAGCCCGGAGTCAATGAGGTACGAGAGCTCGGGGCTGATATCGATGGGTTCCTTCAACCGGTCAACTGAGAAGACCGTCGCCTGGGTAGCAGTGGCGCTGACATACAGCACCTTGAAGCCGTAGTTGATGCCGCAGTAGGCGATGGCCTTGTTGCCCAGCATCGTAGACTTCTCAGTCTGCCGGGCACACTTCAGGAGCAACCGCCGAGCTGGCGTGTTGTAGGGCGCACGCAGGTAGCGGCGACCATCGAAGCTGAAACGTTGGACATCCCCGCCAACTGGGATTCGAATAGAGAACTCAGTGAACTCAGAGGGCGTGGAGAATGTCTTGAGCTTATGGCTGACGACGGCGTCCTCGCCGAACATCACGTTCTCAACTTCAGCAGCCTCTAGCGCATCGTCCTCGTCACCCATTACGAGGTCGAGCTCATCCTCGAGACCCTGGTTGAGCTCTCCCGCCTCGAGAGCCTCCTTTGCCCGAACATAGAACCCGAGGTCGGTGGCCGGTGAGGAAACGTTGACTGCTGCGCCCATTGTGATCACCGTAACAGACGAAAAGGTTCGGGTCCAAGCGGTATAAGGGGAGCACGAAGGTGGGTACGTTATCCGCCTATTAAAAAGGAGAGAGTGTGCCGAACGAAATGAAAACCCAACTGGTGAAGAATCTTCAAGCCGAGCGGGGCTGCTTTTGGATGAACAAGAACCTAGTCATCTGGGACGGTCCCAACAACAAGGGGACAGTCATGTTGAGCAAGACATCGGTTGCCCCGTTCGAGCTCGATCCGGAGCTCGAGGGCGCTCTGCTCATGCGGTTCACCACCCGACGCATGAAGAAGGCGTTCGTCCGACAGTGCAGCCGTCACATCGGCAAGGCCTTCTGCCTGGGAGGCGGCTTTGTTGACCTCCCCGCTGCCGCATTCGATGAAGAGACGCCCGACCTGTCATCAGTCCAGGACAAGGAGTTGCTGTCGTGGCTGATGTTGCTGTGAGCTACGCGTGGCTGGATGAGGTGATGGTGAAGATCAGCCGGGTCTACCAAGACGAATTCCTACTCGTCCCGGCCGGCAAAGAGGAGAGCTACGAGGAGAAGCATGGCAGCTGTATCAAATGCACCTACCGCTTCGTCTTCGCAGAGAACGCCCAACAAGTCCTTCCCAACGAGGAGGGTATGCAGCTCATGAGGCTCATCAAGAGCGCGGCCCGAGCAGCTCAAGCTAATCCGCCGCTCGTCAGTACCCGGATCAAGAGCAAGCATGATTTTGGGGACTGGTTCTGGGATGAGCGCGGTGCCCTCATGGTGGTATTTCTTTGTGCACGGTAAAACATGGGGCTACCTCGGCCCGGAAAAACGGGCCTGAACAGGGCATAAGACTATTGTGGACTCGGGATTCATAGCTCCCGAAAAGGAGGACCACAATGGCAAAGAAGGAATGCCCATACGGAATGGGTAGCTGTTCCGCCCACCAACCCGTCTTCAACCAGTGCGTCGCGGACGCGCTGGATGGGGGGGACGCATTCGACTGTAGCTACTCAAGCTACTTCGATTGCGACACCGACGTGATGGCGTCGGTGTTGGCTGGGACCAAGACGCCTGAAGAGGCGGAGAATTGGCTGAACTCGGATGACTAAGAGGGAAGAAACCCAAAAACTCCTCGAGGAGCTCGATTGCACAATTCGTCAACTAACGGGGGCGCAGCCTGTTGCGTCCCTACTGATCGGAGGAGCCCCCGGCTGCTGTGGGGCGTATTACGTTGCTCACCAGATAAGCCAAGCAAGAGAGGAGGCCAGCAAACAAACTGACGAAGCAATTCGTCAGGCACTCGCTAAGTACTCCAACTCCAAGTAGCCAAGAGCCCCGTTCGGGGAATCCTACCTTGGCTCTTTTCTTAGCTAGCTATGTACCCGAAAAGCATGGGCTAAATGGGGCATAAGAATCATGTGGACTCGGGGAAACTAGCCTCGAGAGAAAGGACCCCCATGACTCTTTCAGACATAGTCGCCCGTTGCGAAAAGTTCTCCGGCTACGAGCTCGAGGCCGAAACGCAGGAGCGGTCCTACGGCCGCTGCCTCGTCATCAGAGCCGTCGGCGAGGCCGGGCGGAAGCATCCCTACTCCCTCGCGCTGATGCTGCTCCACCCGGACATGTCCGTCCTCAAGGAGCTGAACGGCCGCCTGCGCCACTGGGGCATTTCCCTCGAGGAGCAGCGAGTGATCGCGGCGCACCTGGGTGCGCCCGAGCCGACGCCCGAGCCCATCTTGGACCCGTTCGCGGTCGTCAACTTCTAGCCAAGGCCCCGTTCGGGGAATCCTACCTTGGCTCTTTTCTTAGCTGGTTATGCCCGAATGGGATCGGGGTGACCGGAGAGTGTCTGAAAGATGTCTTCCCTTGATCGTTTCTTGGCGGGTCCGCGCACACGCCCCACAGGGGACGTACCAGAGAACCGTTTGGCATAAGGTGCCTCTTTGAACCCGACCTTCTTTGCGGCACCCCGCACAACCTCCAACAACCCAGTCGCTTTCTGTCCAGCAAAACGTGGATGAAGGAGCTTAGAATCCCAGGCTTCTTTCTTGATGAGTGCTTTCTTCGCACGCCGTTTTTCAAGAAGGGCCATCTGCTCTTTGAGCTTAGATGGGTACTTGACCGCAGTGCCGATACCCATACCGGCACCCATGCCCAGCATTCCGCCAAGAACCCCACCGCCTAGAGCACCAACGGTACCGAGGTATCTCTCGCCCAAAGAGGCGCCACCAAGACCGCCAGCTATGGCCCCGCCCGTCGAAGCTATAAGGCCGCCACTACCCAAAGCCCTACCAAATGCCTGGTTCTTAGCGAAGTCCTCACTCTCTGTATCGAGGCGCTCACCTCGGGCCGGTTTGGCGAGAAATTCCGGAACCCGCTTACGGAGGGGCGCGGCCATAAACTCTGGAAGACCGCCACCCTGCTTCGGTATCCCAGGCGCCTTCCGTGCACGCCGTTTTTCGAGAAGAGCCATTTGCTCTCTGAGCTTGGCTGGGTACGCGGCCCCTGTTCCGACAGCGCCCCCGGCCAGAGCACCTAAAGCCGCACCACCAACAGCCCCCGGCACCATGGCCAGGGGATCATGTGCGGTACGACCCGCGATTTGGAAACCGGCTACTCCACCAGCAAGGGCACCTGCTGCGGCACCCGGAAGACCGCCACGCTCAATGCTTTGGGCACGGGCGTGGCTCTTAGCGAAGTCGTCGCTCTTGCTATCGAGACCCCTACCAGGCTGAAGAAGGTGTTTTGGCCAAGTCAGGTGCGACAACGCGGTTGATGTACCCTGCTTCGGCATCCCACCAGCTGACACTGTAGGAGCAGGCGGGGCAGCTGGTGAGGAGACTGGGGTAATCCCCATAGCGGGGGTCCCCTTCGGCGCTGCCTGTGCGACGCTAGCGGGGTTCGTGATTGCCGGTGGAGGAGGAACCTGCATAGGCGTCGCTGCGCCGGGTCCGGCACCCAGCATGGCGTTGGCGCGCTTGTCCAGCCGCACCAAAGCCGCCGCCTTTTTCACCCGATCTGCTGTCTTGCGGTACGACTTGCGTGGCATGGTGTACTTCTCCTTGGCAGCAGCTTTACCCTCAGGCGTGCCGTAGTTCTTTGGGGTCTTGCCCAGCTTGTGGGCCATTTGCGTAGCGATGGCGAAGGATTGGCTCACGGACATGTTCGGGTTCTTGCCCCGAATATGCTGCGCCCTATCATGTATCCAGGCTGGCATTCGTCCCAACCTTCTTGGCGTCGATGGCCATTAGGGCCTTGTGGATTTTCTCGTGAGAGGGCGGCATGATCACAGCAATCTTCTCGATGGTTATGCACCAGCTGTAGAGCTCAGGGATGAACTCAACAGTGAGCTGGTTCTCCCGTCCCTTGAGACCGAAGGACTCAACCATTGCTTCCCAGATGAGCTGCGCGTCCTCATAGGTCCAGTAGGTGCCGTCATCCTTGCGGTAGAGGTGGATGATCAGGTTGGGTGGGCGGACGACGTATTCAGCCCCGAAAGTACTGAGCTCGATTGGTGTCAACTCCACCGCCTCTGGCGCGGGTATTGTGGCGTCGGTATTGAAGATTTTCGGGGGTCGCGCTGCCACCATCAGTAGTCCATCCCGTCTTCCCCATCCTCGGCGTTCTCCGCTGGGGAGTAGTTGCCCCCCGTCAACTCTTTGATTGACGGTGTATTGCTTTCTTCGTGCCGTAACCTGAACGAGTTGAACGACTCTACCACGTCCTGCACAGCGCTCCCGCTGGCATCCACGGCTTCCTGACACATCTTGGCGGCCCGGATGTAGTTGAGCCACATCTCCGAGTGGTGCCTGCTAGGCTCGAGCATGGCAATCTGCTGGATCATCATGAACGAAATATTACGAGCGTCGGTGAACCCGCGGTTCGCCTCCATCTGACGGAGCCCGCCCATCCCCATTTTCCAGAGGAGGAGCTGAGCACCATTCGCACCACGGGAGTCGACAGCGAGTTGGAGGAGCTGCCGGTTGGCCGCATCCCGAGTCTGGATGAAGTCGCCCCACTCGAGTCCCGTTAGGAGATCGCTGTTCCAGAAGTAGTGCCTGTACAGGTCGTAGGCCCTGACCGAGATGTAGGATTCTAGCTTTTGCTGAATCTTCCGCACAGCCTGTTCGGGCTTGACGGGCGATAGGATGAAGGTCTCGACAGCCTGCCGCAGCGCGTTCGATTCCAGCACCTGCTTGGCCTGTCGCATATCCGGACCGTCACGCCAGGCATCGTAAACTCCCTCTTTGCGCAGAAAACGCTGACTGGCACCATGTGTCGGAACATGTGGGCGGTACGGTATCGGGTAAACCATCTCATCGTTGATGGCCTCAATCTCTTCGACGGATAGTCCGCCAAGATCGTTGACCTGTAGCAAGCCCTGAATCTGCTCTGGAGAGTGCGTCCGTCGCGATAGGTAGAACTTGGCCCAGTATGTAGCTGGGTGTGGTCTCACGTTTGCCTACGCCTCGGGTCCCTGTTGCCGGAAGACGAGCTTCTTCAGCCCAATGATGACCTCATCGAGCCGCTCCATGGCACTCTTCACAGAGTCTTCGGGCACATCCTCCAACCCGAGACGGGTGGCCATAAGTAGGCCGGCCAAACGACTAAGCGCGTCCTCGAGGTCGGGGAGCCAGCCCACAAAGGTCCCCACGTTCTCTGGGTTGATGAAACCGAGAGCGAGAACCTTGTCCACGGTGGTCACGTCATCAAGAGCCGCAGCCTCTTTGAGCAGAGGACTGATGCGGGGCAGCTCTGCCCACATACCCCTTGCCTCTTCTCGGGCCTCTGCCACCTTCTCCGCATAGGTTCCGATGGGGCGGCAACCTTCGACTACCACCGAACCGACTTGTGCAGCCTTGACGAGTGTGTTGACAGCGAACTCGGGTTCCAAACCCAGCACGGCAGCCATGAAAGTCGCGTCACCACCATGAAGGCTCTCTCGCCACTCATGAGCTACCTTCTCCAACGGACGGCCACGGAACGACCAAGTGTTTCCGTCAGAGACGATCTGAACAATGGAACCTGCTTGACGGGCTGACGCCTTCTTGACGAACTCCTTGGCGTCCTCAATGAGAGGGGTGACGGTCTTACCCAACGGGGCCCAACGAACATCTTCCGGCAGCATGGCTTCGCTGTCACCGAGCTTCACTGGGGCTTTGAGCTTGCTGTCGAACCTAATCGTGACAGGCTCGCCCATCATCGTTTCGCAGAGATAGCCCACTCCCTTTTCATCGCGAATGGTGGAGTTGATCTCCGTGGGTTGGAAGGCCATCACTCCCCCAGTCGTGGTGACCCGGTAGAAGAAGCCGTAACCCTCAGGCTTGGCCTTGATGATATTGGTGTCGCGGCCCGCAAAGCTACCAACAATTTGTGCCTGAACAGCCGAGGCCGAACCGTTGGTGAACAATGCGAAAGGAAGGGTCACCCCATCGTAGTCCAGTACGTTAGGGAACACCCAGCCCATGACCTCTTTGCCATCCTTGGTCTTGACCCGGTACTGGCCGAAACGTTCAATCGGCCCAATCTCCTCATCTTCAAGAGCTGCGTGGACCACAGGATTGGAACTGATAGTGGCCGCGCCGGTCTTGTCGGCAATGGTGACGGTATCCTCACCTGCCATATCAACAGCCGTGTTCCTATCGATATCGTCGACAGTGGGTTCGAACATCTCACCGTTGGCCATCTTCAGCCGATAAAACTCCCCATGCCGCTCAACCTGGAGAACCGTTGGTGGGATGCTAGCCGAAGCCACCTTCTCCACATCGGCAGATGTCATTGGCTCGACTTCCCCCAAGAACTGCAAGAAGGGCAACGCCGCCTCGTTATGTACCAACGCTCGAGTGAGGTGCGCGTCCTTCTCCAACATCTGCTGCATGCGCAGGAGGTCACCTGCATTGATGGTGTGGGCGATGTGCTCGAGCAAGAACTCGGGCTTGAGCGAGCTCAACTTGGTCTGGGCAGCATCGACTACCTGGCCGCCCGACATGGCGTGTTGCCGACTGGTCGGTGGGTAGAGCTGACCACCCATCCCGGTATCACCAGACGACGTCCGAGCCGCATCGAATACTTGCGGACGGAAGAGTGCCGCACGAAGCCGCTCGTCACTCAGGCGGGAAGGGTTGCCCTTGGCGTCGATGAAAACGTCAAAGGGTTGAAGCTTGCTGCTCTTGATGATGATCGGTATGCGGAGAAAGCGGACACCCTGAGCGGCCATCTGGGCCTTGGTTCCAGGACCCTGAAGTGTCGTGGCCGACTTGTTGTGTACCTGGAAGTACCCCGTACCGTAGCCGGCCTCCCCGTCTACCTTCTGCATGACGGGGTTCGTCTCGTAGGTCCCGACGTAGGGGTGCTGCTCCATTAGAGCCTTGAGCGCTTCCCGCGGCCAAGTGTCCGCCGTTTCAGACAAACGAGTCTCAGATGCCAGCTTCTCAACTACAGGCGGGGTTGTATCCAGGTAGAGATCGGGGGTCATGAAATCCTCCAAGTACCGGCCGGCGTTCCAGCCGAGCCACTGTCGCCGACTTCGGCATTCGCCGTAATGTGTTGTACCACTGCCTGAGCAATGGCACGAGCCAACGGAACCACTATGGTCCGGTCGAACGGCGGCGTGCCGCGCTCAAACTCTATCGTCGATTCAAGCGTACCATCCTCTTTCGGTGTCTGGACAATCTCTGCCCCAATCACCTCATCGGTATTGATCGCGTTGTGTTCTCGTTCCAGGATATCGATAATGCTGATCTCGAGCTCGCCCGCATTCATCGCCATAGCTACTCCCCCAAAGACTTGGTGGTCTGCCCAGACGGTGCGACCACGTTCGGTTTAGGGATGCCGGTAACGCCAGCAGAAGTGGTGTGGGTGTGCGCCGCCATGAACAGCATGACGTCCGGCGTAGCTAGCACGAAGGGGGTGCTCGCACTGCCACCAATCTTAGTCATGGGACTGTCGATCACCTTCTGCCCGCTGATGGTGTCTTTGCTGTTGTTGGCTGTGAGCTCGTGATTGCCCTCAACGGACACGGTCTGGTTACCGCTGATGGTCGTCTCAGTCGCCCCATACTGCTGAGTGACCGTCCCGTCTACCGTGTCCTCGAGGGTGCCCTCGATGTGCCGAGTGTAGTCACCCTTCACCGTAACATCGACATCGCCATCAGCATTGACCGCGAAATCGTAGACCGCTGACCCGTCATCCAGAGTACGGGCCGTCGAATCGATAGAGTTGGGTGCCACCACGCAACGTAGCCTAGTCTCGTCGTCCACGTGACCGGCCGTGATCATTACAGTGTTCTTCTCCTCTTGGGCGTGGTCTCGCGCAGCCAGTGTGAAGACGGTCTTGGCCTCGCTGTCGGGATCCGTGTCGCTCTTTGTGGTAGTCCAGAGCATCTCCCCACCGAAGTTGAGCATCTGGTAGTTCTCGCAGACGTCACGGATCATGTTGGTGATGGGGATGTAGACTCGCTTAGCGACAGCAGTGGCTTCGATTTCAATGACCCCGCCTCGGTGCAACCAGATCTGGTTACCGTCCCGACACCGCATCATCAGATCACCCTGCTGGAGCTTGGGGCGTCCGGAGGCGAAAGTTACGTCAGCTTCCTCCCCGTCCCCGGTGTCGGGTTGTGTCGTCCCGTCTCCGGTAGCACCGCGCTCAAAGGTAGTGGTGAAGCAGAGAACAAAAGGCCTGTCGTCGGTGGGTGTGCAGACCTGTACCTTGGCGGCCACCTCCGGCATGACAAAGATGCCCTCACCGGAATGGAAGTGAAGGTACGGAGCACCAACCTGAACATCAAGCAAGAGACGGTGAGAGCTGACTGTACGAACGTCGATGGTCCAGTGTGCCATATCGACATTGATGATCTGCCCACACTCAATGCGGACGGGGTTACCACCCCGCTGAGCCATCCCAGTATCTTGCGAGTAGGACATCTAGTTCGGGGCGGCCGAAGAGCGACCGGCCAGGTAACCCGCACCGCCGAGAGCACCCACTCCGAGAGCTGCCGCGCCCACAGCCTTACCGGTGTTGCTCCTCGCCACTCCGCGCAGACCACCGGAAACGTGATCCCAAGTACCCATGTCCCCAACGCCCTTGCCCAGGCTCTTCGCACCGGACTGAACCGGGCCCTGGATCGGGGTCAGCGCACCCACGCGTTTGGCCTGTGCGCGGACACCGCCCTGCCACGCCTTGCCTAGCCGGCCGAGAACTCCTCCCCCAGCTTTGGAGCCAGTGAGCATCATCTTGGTTCCCTTGGCTGCGCCACCGAGGAACGCTACCTTTGTCAATATCCTTCGTTTTTCGATTTCCCCAAGTTCGTCGAAGAACGCAGAGTAGGTCGTTTCCTCGATCATCTCAGTACCTCCACGGTTTTTCTTTAGTACCCTTACCGAATTCTACACCATGCACCAGAGGCGGTATCGGGTTCAACCCATGAAGATCCGAGGACCAGCCACGCTGCGATGCCTCTATGACCGTACTCCGGAGGTGCTCGTGATTCAACCGGGCCATCCAGTCCTCCTGCACATCAAGGGGTATCTGCTTGACGCCCCTAAGCACGGGAGAATGTTTCACAGGAGCGCCCTTTTTGTTCTTCTTGTTCCAATCGTAGACTTGCGTAGTGCTGGTAAAATCTCCCGGTAGGAGATCTGAGTTACCGCCGGGGTCCTCAACCTTGGTCACGCCAGAAAGCGCACGCACCATGACCTCGGAGTTACGTCGACGAACACCGTACTGCCCGTAGATGCCGTGGAGCTCACCGGCGAGGTGGCCTTGGGTCTTGCTTATGCCAACCAGCGGCAGCAGATCATGGGGATTGACTGGTCCTTTGGTGAGTGGGGCGCCCTTACGCACAGACTGACCAACGCGAACCCCAGACAGGCGAACTCGATCAGCGGGGATATAATCCTCAGTGTCGCCAATCTTCACCCTAAAGCCGCCAGCTGGATCCTTTTTGACACGCTTGATCTTCCCGCTCGAGGTGGCGAGGGTCGCTGATCCCTTGACCTTCTTCTTGAGATAGAGGAGTTCGGTGGCTTGATTGAGACCACCAGATGTCAACGACTTTTCGCCCTT